CCAGCATAACCAGCATTACCACTTAAAGCACAATCCCCAAGCATAAGACCACTACCAGACGGATCAGCCAATCTGATGCATTGACCATCAGGATAGGTAACATCTAATTTATGTGTAGGCGAACTATTACCAATACCAATATTATCTACACTACCATCCGCAAACAATAAATGTTGATCCGTATCACCTTCAACAATAAAATCTTGATTTGCACCCTCAGGATTCATGGTTATAACAGACTGAGCACCCGCCGCAGGATTGGCCATAAGAATTTTCGTGTTTTGGGCGGCAATAGTTATATCTCCAAGCAAATCTGTAAAGAATGTATTTCCAAAACTACCTCCTGTATCTCTACTAATACTTAAATGTTTCAGTCCAGCAGTGCCAAGTGTGACACTAGTACCAGTAATAGCCCCAGCTACATTTATACCTCCTACGCCAGTTACCTCTTTAGAGTTAAGATCTAAATTACCTCCAAGCTGAGGAGATGTATCTTCTACAATATTACTAAGACTGCCACCACCACTAGTAACTCCACTAAATACAATATTGCCAGCTCCGTCTGTGACTAGACTATGTCCAGCCGTACCATCGCCAGTTGGGAATGTATAAGCACCATTAACATTTAAACTATTAATTCTACCAGTACCATGAACATGCAACTTGTGATCTGGAACACCTGTTCCAATACCAATCCTATTTTCACTAGCATCTATTTTAAATAAATGAGTATCGCTAGTTCCTTCAATTCTAACATCTCTATCTTGAGCATCCTCGTTGTATATAAATCCATCGCTACCAGCTCCAACATCTCTAATTTGTAGTTCTGATGCTGTGGTATTACCTCCTCCACGAATAATAACATGATTACCATCATGGGCGCTAATAAAAGTATGAGTTCCAGCACTTACAATCATATATTCTGAACTATTAGTATGTGCGCTATGTTTCATTCCAGCATAAAGATCACTAGTAGAATACGCACAATCACCAATATGAACACCAGTACCACCCTCATCTTCAATCTGCAACCCACACAAACCATCTGGATGAACAACTCTTGCCATACCACTAACATCTAAAGTATGACTAGGAGCACTATTATTAATACCAACTCTTTCTGTACCAGCATCTACAAAGAACAAGTGATTATTTCCAGTACCTTCAACTCTAAAGTTTACATCATTACCACCATCGTTTACTACAGCTTCTGAAGAAACATTCCAAGCAAAATAATAACCCATTTGGTCAGAACTATAACCACCAAAAGGAACACTACCTTTTTTAATTAAGGCAATACTAAGATCACTATTTATAAAATTTTGAGTTCCAGTGCTATATGCAATAACTTGATTCTCACCAATAGGATTATTTAGGGTAACATTACTAAGAGCACCCAAACTACTACCTGTAGTCAATACTGTACTATCTATGTTAAACTCTGTACCACTAAGATCTAATCCCGTACCTGCTGTATATTCTGTATTGGTGTCTGTAACTGTTTCAGTTGCGGTAGCTATTCCTGTGACATGTCCGTTACTGTCTAGCAAAATGTCTTGTATATAAGTTCTGCCAGAATTATCAGAAGAAGAAACAGAAGTAATATTTGGGTGTGCTGTTAAATATCCAGCATCATTTGTTAATAAGCTAACATTCTCACCAGTAACTAATACATTCGTTAGTGTTCCAGTAACAGAACCGCCATCTCTGTTTAACACTAGAGATTTATCACCGGTATTAAAAACAATACCTGTTGTAAAAGTATTAGTGTCCGTTACAGTCTCTGTAGCAGTGGTTAGTCCTGTAACATGACCATTACTATCTAAAAGTATATCTTGGATATATGTTCTACCAGAATTATCACTACTAGACGCTGCTGATATAGAAGTATGATATGTTGTACCAGAAACTAAAACTCCTTCTAGGTTACCAGTAACAGTAACACTATCATTTCTAGTAAGAACTAAATTATTATTACCACTATTAAATGTTAAGCCTGTAGCAAAAGTATTAGTGTCAACAGTATCAATTTGCGCTTGTAAAATTCCGGACACACTATTTACAAGACCTGTCGTGGCATAACCAGTATCATTAACAAATATACTAACATTATCTCCACTAGCAGCTTTAGCATTGATAGCATTATAAACATCTGTTTGATTAGAAAGAGTGCCTCCTATTTGACCCCACACAGCAGTATCATCTGTTAATTCTATGTATGAACTACCACCCCATCTGTAAGTATCATTATTACTGGTATCTACATAAATAATGCCATTAGTGCCAGCAACAGGAAAATTTCCTGTTCCGTTATATTCTAAAACATCATCTACATAAGAAGGTAAATTTGATGAATCTATAACACCATCTAATAAAGATACAGGCACGCCACTAATATTAAATTCTGTACCATTTAAAACCAGCCCTGTACCAGCTGTATACTCAGTATTTGTGTCTACTACAGTTTCTGTTGCAGAAGTAACTCCTGTAATATGTCCAAAAGAATCTAATAATAAATCTTGTATATACGTTCTTCCACTGTTATCTATAGAAGATATTGCGTCTGTAGATGGATGTGCTGTGAGATATCCAGAAGTACTATGGTCGCCCCACCCGTAAGCTGTATTCCATTGATTTGAATTTCCACCGCTAGCGGTTATGGTCCCACTAACATCTAATCTTGTTTGAGGAGCATCTGTTCCGATACCAACACTATCTTCACTAGCATCTATGTAGAAAACATTGTTTTCATTATCGCCATTGTATTGTAAATCTACATTTGATTTATTAACATTAAATCTAAAACCTGCATTTGGACCTGAAACATCTCTTAATTCTAGTTTAGTATCCCCGTCATGACCACCAGCACTTAAAGTTAAAGCTTTCGTGTCTTTAGCACTTACGAACGTAGCACCATCAGTATTAGCCATGATCATGTAGTCATTAACACCATCCATACTACTGTGTCTAAGACCCATTGCACTGCCAACACCAGCAGAATCACTACAAGAACCAACATGCAACTCACCGTTAGTGTTACCGCTGCTTTTAATTATAAATCCACAATGATTATCCATTGTTTCTGTAATAATACCAGATCCAATAATATTAAAATCACCAGTGCCAGTTATATCATTGGAATTAAGATCTAAATTTCCACCAAGTTGTGGAGAAGTATCTTGAATAAGACTAGTAATATATCCTGTGTCGTTACTTAGAAAACTAACATTATCACCACTATGAATAATTCCATTTAGAACTCCTGTTACGCTACCACTATTCCTTGATAGAACCAAAGAATGAGTTCCAGAATTGTATGTAATTCCTGTAACAAAAACATTCGTATCAACAACAGTCTCTGTAGCAGTAGACAATCCTGTGACATGACCGTTAGTATCTAATAGTATATCTTGAATGTAAGTTCGACCACTGTTATCTGAAGAACTAGCTGCGGTGATACTAGGATGAGCAGTTAAATATCCAGCATCGTTTGTTAAAAAACTTACATTGTCTCCGCTATGAATAACATCGCTAAGTATACCGGTAACGCTAACTCCGCTATTCCTTGCTAACACTAAAGCATGCGTAGAAGAATTGTATGTGACACCGCTGACAAAAGTAACGCTATTTATATTGGTTTGTAGCACTCCAGACGTAGCAGTAATACTACTTTGCAGAGCTCCAGAAACAGTATTAATGTTAGTCTGCAAATCGCCGGACACGGTATTTAGCTGTCCTGTTGTGGCATACGAAGCATCGTTTGTTAAAAAACTTACATTGTCTCCGCTATGAATAACATCGCTAAGTATACCGGTAACGCTAACTCCGCTATTCCTTGCCAACACTAAGGCGTGTGTTGAAGAGGTGTACGTTACTCCTGTAACAAAAGTAACACTATTTATATTTGTTTGTAATACTCCAGAAGTAGTATCTATGCTTGTCTGTAAAATTCCAGAAACAGTATTTAGCAAACCTGTCGTAGCGTATATATTATTATCAACTGTTCCATTAGCTTTTAAGAAACCAGATTGAGCAGGCACCGAGTATCCACTAGCTCTAATAACTCCACTGACGTCTAATTTATTTTGAGGATTATTTGTTCCAATACCTACGCGGTCTGTGCTAGCATCAGTAAAGAATAAATTCTGATCTGTGTCTCCTTCTACACGAAAATCAAAATCTCCACCACCATCATTAAAAGTAATATTATTTAATTCTACTTGTAAACCAACAGTTGGTCCATCTGTTCCTATACCAATTCTATTAAATGTCCCATTACCATCTACATCAAGATTACCGGTAATATCAACATTACCAGTAAAATTCATATTACCAGCACCGCTAATTCTTTTATTGTTTAGGTCTAAATTACCTCCAAGTTGAGGTGTTGAATCTTCAACTACATTTTGTATACCAATACCAGAAATTGTAGACAAACTATTCCATGCTGTGACACCATCACCTATTTTTAAAGTTTTAGTATCTATCGCATATCCGGGTTCACCACTTGCAAGAACAGGATTAACTCCTGTAAACTCTGCAAAGGTTCCCTTTCTAAATTGTATAAGATTATTCCTAGACATTAAATTTCCTTTTTATGGACTACCTCCATCCACTCGACAGTTGTTTAGATTAAAGTGTGAAATTATATATGAAGCATTAGGTATTCCAAGACTTAATGTTGGAGATCCTGTAATAAAAATACCACTAATACCACTAGCAAACAACATGTCGCTACTTGCATTAAAAGAAAGAGTAGTCGTATCCGTAAATAAAGAGGCAGGACTACCAGTTCCACTAGCTAATACAACATTATAAGTAGCGTCATCACTAACTGTTGATAAAGCTACCTGAGTTGCATCAGCTGCAGCACCTGATAAAGCACCAATAAAAGTAGTTGCAGATAAAGCGTTTGTTGTAGTATTATATAATAATCCACTGCCATCATGAAATACATCTTTATTTAATCCAGTAGCTGTATTATTAACTAATAAAACTGGAGCTTGTGTAGATGCTGTTGTAACACCACTTATAAATAGTTGGGTTGCACTATTAGCATTACCACTTACACTACCCACCAAACTTCCACTAACTACACCGCTAAGATTACCAACAAATGTCCTTGCTTGAAGAGTAGCACTACCCGGATCACCAGAACCACTACTAAATATAAATCTATCACTATTTTCATTCCAAAGCATTGAGGCGTACCCAGAAGGACTAGTTCCGGATCTAAATACTTGAATACCTCCACTAGCAACAGCCTCAGTAACATTAACAGTAATAATATTATCACCAATATTTACATTAGTACTATTAGCTGTAATACTAGAACCTTGTACTGTCAAATTACCTTGAATTGTCGCGTTGTTTTGAACTGTTAAATTATTTCCTAAAACCAAATCACCATTACTCTCAAATAACGGAACACCGCTAGTATTAATAGTTAAAGCATCATCAATAGCGTTATAATTTAAATTAATTCCAGTTCCACCCAAAACCTCTGTTGTTAAGACATTTCTAACACCAGTTGCAAAACCAACTACGTTTCCAGTGCTTAATGTAGCAACATCAAAAGAAATCGTATTTGTTGATGGTGTAGCTACAATTCTTAAAGGAGCAATTCCAGTAAGATTTACAGTATCTCCTGAGCCACTAGCCTCTACTGTTAAACCACCTATACCTGTGACATTAATAAATTTAAAAGCGTCCGTTACAGTGCCTGCACCGCCCCCACCAGTAGATACTGCACCAGTGCCTATAACATATGGTAGGCTAAGATAAGCTGTGCTACCATCACCAATTTTACCTCTTTTGGTATCTGTTTCATATCCAATTTCACCACCAGCTAGAGTAGGATTTATACCACTCCAGTCACTGAGAACTCCTCGTCTTACTTGAATAATTGAATTAGCACCCATTATGCACATACTCCAGTGATTTGTGGACCACCACAGTCTAGTCTGTAGCAGTAATCATAGTCTAAATAGTTTTGTAAACCTTCTATTCTTAAAACGTTTATTGTACCTAAAAAATCAACATTATTAATAATATCTACATTAACATCTTGTGATACTTCTAAATCTATTATATTTGTAGCTGTTCTAATAACATCTGTTTCTATCTGTAAATTTTTAGTTGTTGAGTCTATATTACTATCAAAAATATTTTCAATAATATCTACATTTCTAACACCTGTAGTTTCTATGGTACTCTCAAGTGATGTGCCAAAAGTTGTTGATACAGAAATAATGTTAGTATCTGGATCTGGTAATTCGATTGCAAAACCCATAATACTATCCCGTTGGACAAGACAATAAAGTAGTAGATTTACTATAACGTTTAGTTAAATTAATATTTCCAAATAAAATTCTTAAAACCTCTTTACCTCCACCACTATACAAATCACTTGGCGTTTGTAGCTCTAAATCGTATTTAGCACTAGAAAAACTAAATCCATTTGTTGTGCTTGCAGGTAAAAAGAAGGTTAATTTACCATCAGAAGTAGGAGTGTTGATTTCAAATTTATAAGTTGAATAATCACTATTTTCTGTAGTAAAAGACTGAGCTTGATTTAAATTCGTATTCCAACTTAATCTAGCGCAATAACCACTTAAATTAATAGGATTAGAATTAGAATCTTTATAAATTAACTGTAATTTAAAAGAAGATCCTTGTTCGATTTTAAAATCGTATTGACTGGCTGCCATAAGTATTTACCTCTGTGGTTATAATCCTACATAGAAAGTATACACCTAATATATAAAAAAAGGGCCGGGAAAACCCAGCCCTTTCATAACCCATGATCTATAATTATTGATTATAGAGTACCGAGTAGTACGCGACGGTTGTCGAGTACCGCGAAACCTTGCTCCGCGTAACCATAGAAACCAGCTCTCTTCTGACGATGGAGGGTGTCGTCTTCGAAGATCTGTACTTCTTCGCGGATTGGCATGATAAACGAATCACGCTTACGAAGGTCAAGGCCCACCACAAGCTCTTGATCACTTCCAATGTTACCGCCTAAGGTGCCAGTAAAGAATAACTGGTATTCTTGATCAACACCCAACTCGTCAAGATCATGGAGATTTACGCCAAAGACCCGATTGACGGATGCCCCACCGTCATCAGCAACGTAAATTTCACGACGAGTAACCTCATCAACCTGATCAACACCCCAGTTGCGAAGATCTTCCATAGCTTCTGGTGAAACATAAAGATCTGTCAACTGACCGCGATTGTTGCTAGTCGAGTTTCCACCACCATTACGTCGCATAACAGTCTTCATAAGACTAACAAGACGCTTGGTAAACTGACCAGCAGTTGCATCACCATCAAATACTACGATGTTACGATCAACACCAGCAGAAATGACTGTATGCCACCCGTCATCATTCATCTTCTTGACGAACGATTGCTCTAATACTTCCATGGCACGACCAACAACGTCCCAACGAGCGTCACGAGCATACTTTAAGAGATAGTCGATGCTAGCACCGATATCAAAAGTAGGAACCATGACGTAATCGCCTTCGACGTGTCGTTCTGGCACATAACCATGATTAGGAATTGTGTAAGCCACAAAATCCTTTTCATTACCCGGGGTAAGGAAATCAAGTGGAAATTCTGGAGTAGCACCCGGAGCAAGTTTAATTGCTTCGAAGATACCATCAAGAATATTACCACTGAGAACACCTTGACGAAGAGGAAGCTCTAATGCCTTGGCAAATTCTGCAGAAGCTGCTAAAGACTCCTCTTTTCTTGATGAACCTGAACGGACCAAAAGATCGGTCAATTCTGGAGTTGGTTCGAAAACTTTAGTATCTGACATTTATTATCTTCCTTTCATTAAGCGATGTTGATAGCAATTTTGCAGAAACCATTGGCGTCCTCTTTACTTAAGAAGCGGCCAACCTGATACATGTTATTCTCATCCGCTGTGTCAGCATCGTCCGTAGGAGTACTGGTGAAAAGTCCAGTGCCTCCGAGGTACGCTACATCACCAGCAGCTGGTGTGACGTCTGTCGCAATTTTATCTGTAGTAATCTGACCAACTTGAAGTAGAGTCACTTTGCTACCACCTTGAACTTCGTCCTTGTGATAGTTAATGTGCTGCCTTGTAAGATCAAGGTTAACAACATCGTTTAACAAAACGCCAACTGGCTTAGAACCACTAGCTGTCGTTGCATAAACAACTTTAGCTGCTGCGTCATCCATAGATACGCCACTTCCACCACCACTAATCGAGGCGATACCGCCACGCTCAATGGTTGAGGCAGTTGCATTATCCATGAAGAATGAAACATCTGTTTGTGTTTCGATACGATCTGCTTTAAGAGCCATGTTTATTTTCTCCTTAATTAGTAACTTGAAGTCTAGACTTTACAAAATCAATCAAAGCTGCTCGTGTACTCTGTAATTCTGCCTCTGCAGAATCTTCGCTAACAGCAAGGTTTACATCGTCATCGACTTCGACCTGCTCCAAAATTTCTGCATCTGCAACGGACTCTTCAGCTTTGTCTTCATCATCATGCTTTTTAGCTTCTTCTTCGTCGTGCTTTTCAGCTTCGACTTCTGCTTCTTCTTCTTCGTCGTGCTTCTTTGCTTCTTCCTCTTCAGGTTTAGCATACTTTTTCATTAAAGCAACAACTGAAGCGAACTGCTCATCAGAAAGAGCTAATAAAGCTTCTGTATCTTCTTCGGCCACACCAGCATCAGCGAGTTCTGACATGCGAGCTTCAAGAGCAGCAGCTTCTTCAGCCTTAAGCTTCTCTTCTTTCATAGCTGCAAGTTCTTCTTTAACTCTTGCTAGTTCTTCTTTCATAGCTTCGACCATTTTGGCTTCTTCTTCTTCAGTAGCCTCAGCTTCTTTCTTGGCCTTTTCTTCTTCTTCTTCTTTCTTAGCCTGCTCCATAACGCGGGCCTTCTCTTCTTCGTCCTTCTTTTCAGCTTCAGCTTTAAGAGCTTCTACCTGTTTTTGAAGTTCACTTGCCTTAGCTTGACTCTCAACGAAAGAGTCAAATTTCTTCTCAAGTGATTCTACTGATGTTTCTTGGCTCATAATTAATTTCTCCGACTTAGTTGAAATGAGGTTATTATCTACTACACCTTTTTCTTCAGAAACTGTGTTTTTTTCTGCGGCAAAACTATCCAGCATACTCTTAGTAAAAATTATACTATTATCATTTGCTGGCTTGTCAACAAAACCTTTACCACTAAAAGTAATATTTCTTAATACTCTACCAATTTTATAATTTTCATATTCACCTTTACCACCGTATGCTTTTAAGTATTTTGTAAGATAAGCACTTTCGTTATCTCTACCTAATATCTTATAATCACCAGTGGATTTATCTATCAGTCCATAATCAAAATCATTAAAAAAGCACTCCATACTAACATACTTTGTGCCATTTTCTATTTCTGCGACTAATTTCGTGGCTCTCTCTTTTAAATCATCTTGTGTAAAGCCTAAATATATTACAGAACCTGTTAAGATATGGAATTTTTCTGGAAGATCGCTTTCACTAGTTTCTGGATCGATGAGTTTACCATCATCGGTGATCGGTTGATTTGATGTAATGTGTCCTATAATAACATTTTCGTCATGTTCAAGATTTGTCGGTTTATCTTCAGGAGTATCCTTAGCTTTCCATATTTCTGCTCCATCAAACACATCATCATTTTTATTCCAGTTGCTTGTCACCAGAATAGATTGAACGTAATATAAGTCTCTGTCTTTTATACCAGCAATAGTTTTATCTGTTTTTAAGCTTTGTATAACGAAATCTTGATTGCAAGGTTCAACATGACTAGCGTAACTAATACATCTAGATGCTAAAACTTTAGGATCAATTCCGTCATCTTTTTCTTGGTCATAAATAATCATAGTGTACCTCTAGAGAATTATTTTAAATTATACACCATAGAATAAAATGAAGACTTAGCGTATTTTTGTTCTTCGAGTGATAATGCTCTACTTAAATTATTCTGTATATTATTTTTCCATTTATTATAATTAACCATAACAGACAATGTTTTATTATCATTGCAGTTATTTAGAATATTATGCACTAATTCTTGCGTTATGGTTGAGTTAGGAGTAGTATTAAAAAGTATTTTAGCTTTAATATTTTCTAATTCTTGAGATTGCTCATTAGATAAACTTCTAAGATTTTTCTTTTGATTAAACTCTAAGAAAATAGGATTCACAATACTAGCAATAGTTTCTTGAGCTTGATTTGCCCAAATCGTTAATGCTGCTCCTGTTTGTGGAGAAAATTTCTTTTCCTGTCTTTGCTCTGTATCTGTAGCATTTTTAGGTCTACCTTCACCAGATCTTCCGGGTAGCTTATCTGATTTAGGAGATACTGCTTCTTTTAATTCAATAGCTGTTTTTTCCCCATCTTTTTTAGTAGACAATTCTACACCAACTTCACTTGGGGTAGCTGTACCATTTTGTATTACAAGTTTCTTAACTTGATTATCAAAATTAGCGTCATGATAAGGACCAGCTTTAGGTGACACTTTTTTACTCTTTCGTTCTTTACTTTCCCTAGCTAACCTTGACTTCTCCATCTCTGTATCAAAACCAAATCGTTTCCTTAACATTTCATCAGATACAAGATTTCTATCTGCAAGTTGAATCAGTAATGATTTTTCTGCTTCTTCATTACTCAAATCCATTCTATCAAATTCTATTTTTGCAGGTTCTCTGAAACCCATAGCCTTTTGCACTTCTTCAATTTCTTTGGCCCAAAATCTTTGTAGAACATCTCGACCATACTGAAGTCTTTGTGTAAGTGTTTTTAGACTAATAAAATTATTTGTTGTACCAGCAGCACCATAAGTTCCTGTTAGAGTTGGTGGAATTCCTAATCCAGCATATACAGAATTTAAATGAGGAGTATATTTAGCTTCTCCTAAAAATTGATGTACATTTGTGCTTGATTCCATCATCTCAATATCTGGACCCCAAACCAAATCCATAGTACCACCACCAACGTTGTTACCTAAAATCTGAGCGAGTTTAGAAGTCGCTGCTTTAGTTGGTGCAATCTTGTGTTCAAGACTACCTAATTTAAAAATACGAATATTAGAAATAGCACCATCTAGTGCTGCCATATCAGCAAGTTTTAATTTTTCAATTACTGTGATATCATCCATAATAGAATAAATCATTGGATACGCCCATGCTTGCCAATCATCTTTCTTGTAATGAAACACCAAAGTCTTTTTTGGATCTAATGGATACTTTTGTTTTTCTTTTGCTGCTTCTATAATCGCTGGAGGTAAATCAGCAACAATTTGTTTTTCAGCATCAGTCTGTGGAGAATTTACCAGCTTTCTTATACTTGGTGGTAAAATTAATTCATATCTTTTATTTGCAACAAATGACGCTAGCGGTCCACTAGACACATCTACAAACACAGGATCAATAAAAGTATATCTCCAAGGAATAACTTTGGCTTCTACCTCTGGACTCAGATCATTAACAATAATATCTTCAGCAGCAATACCACGAAACATTTTATTTTCTACTGTTGTATTAATACGAGCAGTTTGTTTGTGTACAACAACATTACCACTCTTATAAAGATTATTTAAAAATCTTTCACTACGATCTTTGCCTCCACATTTTTCAAACCATCGCTCATAAAATCTTTGTATTCTTTTATTCTTATGGACAATTCTAATTCCTTGTGCTCCGAAGTCACCCATAAGATCAACAACATTTTTTACTAATCCGACACGTTGATAAATCTCCTCTGCTTTTTGCAGGATGTTTTTAATTTTTATCGGTACAGATTCTTCTGGCCTAAAGAAGTCGTAATCACTTCTTGTTAGTCCGGGACGACCACTTGTGTTGGTATCTAAGTTTGAATAATCTAATCTGTATCTGTGTGCTGCTGTAGACTTTTGTACTAAATCGTACTCTTCTAATGCTCCAGCAGAATGTTCTAAAGCCTTAGCTTTGCTTTCTGCATCATCTCCCCAAAATACATAAGCTTCTTGGGGTTCTTTGGTGGAATTTTCTATAGCATCGCTCTTTGGGTATTTTTTTGGCATAATAGTATTGTGGTTGGATTGTAGTTGTATTATGTATAATTAATACACATTATCTGTAAATTCCTTCGTAAATATCGTCATTTGCACTGCTAGTAAACCATTGTGGTCCTTTGTACATATCTCCTTTGGTCTTGACTGCGTTTCGTGCATTTTCTCCTATGACATCATATTCTACAGATTGTAATTGATTTCTGAATTGTCTAGCCATCATATTTGCTATAATTAACGAACTATATCTATCTTTTCGTAATCTTCCTTTTTTTCCATTTTGCATTTTAACTTCTGGAGTATCCCATCTGTCCCTTGCTCCTGCTCCAGTACTAGTTTGACTCATAACAATAGTTGTTAGCTCGTTTTTTAGTTCTTCTATTTCCAACACACACTCTGATAAATTATCATATATAGGATTCAAATCATCTTGCAGGATATCTTTACCCTCTTGATCCATAGTAAGACCTAGTGTTAAATTATCAAATCTAGGAAATAATAATGCTTTATCTTCTAAATCTTTTCTTAATCCATGATTCGCTTGAGCTGTCCATTCTGCTCTCGCAAACTGTACTAATTCTAATATGTGTAGTCCGGGTTGAGAATCTGTATCCTTACTTTTATTATAGTCAATAAAAGGCCATATTAATTGTTCACCTTCTTTTAATTTATTTTTATCGTGTAACGCTTCTTCAATAGCAACTCCACCGCCTTGAGCATCTAGACCTATTCTAGCACAAGGAAAAATTTTCATAAGATTTCGAATTTTTCTTGCGCAAAAACCATAAAAATCGTGCTCATCAATCAATCCAGTTTTTTGTCTCTCTTTAAAATTAGTTCTGTTGGTTGTCCAAACACAAACAACTCTACTATGATCTGGATGCAATTCTAGTATCACAATACTAAAATTATCTTTCTCTGAGGCTGGATCGATGCCATAAACATATTGCAAATTAGGGTTGCCTTTGGTTACTGCATCAAATATAATTGGCTTGTCATTAATAACCACACTTCCTTTATCATCAACAACACAGCTTTCTACCAAACTACGCCTAAAGAAACCTTCGCTGTCTTTAACGAAACAAGCGGCATATTCCATATTATAGATACCAGTATGAATAGTAGCCTTTGCTCTAGAAACTTGTTTGTCATCCATAAAGCCTTTTGGTATAAGTTCATAAGGAATACGAATAACACTGTAGTCTCTCCAATTAAAATTTTCAGATGGTTCCTCTCCAAATATATCTGCTAATTTCTGTGGATCCCCTTTGCTATCTATGATACGTCTATATCTTTCCCAATACTTAGCAAAATGTTTAAAACTGTAATCGGCTGTTCCGCTAATAATTGCTTGATTTCCCATTTTTTTCGTGAGACTTTCTAACTCTTCATTCCAAACACCCATATCTTTCATGGCTTGCTTTCGTGCTTCTGCCTTTACATTTTCGATAGGGCTTGCGCTAACAGCAGCAAATCCAGCAACAACCGTTTCATAAATATCTGGAGATATAGATGCAAATTCATCAGCAATAATAATGTGTGCCCTAAGACCTCGAATCTTACTACCATCGCCCATAGGAATAGCAACTGTCCAACTATCACCTAGACGCATAGTACATCTATCTACATCTCGTCTTGGGCCATCGTCATTGCCACTAAAAATACTTCGTAATATAGGACTACTTCTCCATATAGTTTCCATATATTCAAAGATAATTTTTGACTGACGAAAAGCAGCACCAACAACTACAATCTTAGTTCCCGGAACAAAAACGCATTTTAATATACAATACAATGCCATAAGAAAAGACTTACCAAAACCACGACTTGCAATAAACATAGGGAAAGGACGAACCCAAAATTCCTGAAGAATTGCTACTTGAATAGGATGAAGTTCGATTCCGAACAACAATTTAACTGTTGAACCTAGATATGACGGATCTCTAAATATCTTTATTAAATGAAGATCGGGTTTTTCTATTTCTTGTTTTGATCGACCGATCATAGGGTTTTTATCTATAGACAAGTTTTCTAAGTTGCCTAGTCCTAACCACGCATCATCAAATTTAGTTTCTGTTTTCATTTTGATAAACCTTTTTCATAATTGACAATGCTAATCTTTCCGCATTTTCATGATCGCCGCAAAAAACCACTTGTATATTATAATACACTTGTAACTCTATCAAACATTTGATTATAAACTTCGGAGATACTTTTATTTTTTCCCACAACTTTTTAGGAACATCGGGTATTCTAGGATATCTATAAACATCATCAAGATCAAATTCCAGCATTAAAAACTTATACTTATATTTGCTCATACGCTTTGTCCAATCCTTATATCGCTTTTCCACAATGTTATTTGCAATTTCGCTTACGCTCTTTTTTCTTTCTATACATAATACTTCTTCTAGACCTGCAACACTATAATCGCCCGTGTCTAATTTAGCTACGGCTATTTCGTTAAAGTCAAACGACCACGGTTGTTGTTCGCGTGTGTCTACAATAATTTTTAAGTCATCGTAACTTTCCATTGGCTTTTAGTATCTGATAGAAATTAGATTCATATAGTTCTTCCATATTCTGAATTGATTTGTGATGTATTGAGCAGAGAGTAATACCATTATTTATATCATAACGTAAATGGGGAAAATCACTCCATTTTCTAATATGATGTGCATTTAATTTTTTGTGGGAATTACAACCGGGCCATTGGCACTTATGGTTATCTCTTTTGTATATTTCTTTACGCCATTTTTTATATTGTGGATCATTAAAGTTTCTAATCATATTTATTCTGGTAGTAAAAAAGGTTGATCTACTGATTGATCTGCATATGTATGAAGGGCTTTTAAATTGTCTTGTGCTTTGGTAGTAGCTAATTTAAGTATTTCCATTTCACGACCTTGTTTCTCTCGTAGTTCTTCATCTTCTAGCATTCGGATAAGTCCTACCCAACTACTTTTACCATCTTCGATTCTTTTAATTCGTTGTTCACGAGTAGCTTTAAGGTCTTTAGATATTTTTTGTTGTTCTCCTAACAGTTTTGTATATTCGTTTGTATAGTTTGCTATGCTATTGCGGGCAAATGATAATTGTGTTTCTAGGCTAGTTAATTTTGCGGCATCTCGTTCATCTTCTGGTAATTTATATTCTCTATCTACTTCTACTTGAAGTTTTTCAGTATCGTGAATATGACGTTTACGTTCTTTCATAGAGCGATTAATAAGTATGTCTATGGTTATAAATTGTTTTATTTGTAATTCTTCTGCAGGAAGTACGTCCTCACGAAATTGTTTAACAAGATTGATCCATACATCTTCGAAATATTTTAATTCTCCACTCTCACTATCGAATTGTTTTTTAATTTCGGGCCAAAAGTTTTTAGCGTGTAATTTATGTCGTAATTGGTCTGTTACTTTTTTAGTATCAGTATCTTGTATGTCAGCTTGTTCTATATATTTTTTAATAGGGGAAGTGTTACGATTTAAATGTTCAGCTATTTGTTCTACTGTAAGTTTACCAAAGTTTTCTCTGATATACTCTTGTTCTTCTAAACCTAGCTGTCCACGTTTTTTGGGGATTTTAGTCATTATTGATTTGTAAAATTAAGGAAATTTGTTCTATTACGGTTCTTTGGTCAGATTTAGCAACTTTGTCTCCATGTAGCATTTTTAAGTAATGCTCTCTGTATTTTACAGGAAGGTTGTTGTCTATCTTATTTAATATTTCGGAATTTTGTAAAAAGTCTGTAACTTGATTGCTTTTAAATAGTTCATTAAGATTATCTACCACCATTGGTCTCATGATATTCTTTTTACTGTCGTTTCGTTTACACCAAGAAGAATACTCTTTACACTCTGATTGGTGAAAATACTTGCCACAAAAGTTTTGTTGATTAGCTCTATGGTGTGGACAAGATAAGCAAGGTTTGTCGGGACGTTGATATTTGTCTCTTTTAAAGTTAAACAGGCGATTGCGTATGTGTGTCCAAAGAAAGTTTTCTAGTGGACGTTTATTATCGTATTTTTCTAGTCCTTCTAACGCGAATATTGCAGCTTGTTGTTTTATATCTTCTGCGCTGTGATATCCGAATTTAAAAGTATAGCTTAATTTTTTAGTTATCTTGTCTAGTATCTTCAGGAATTCCGCTTCCTGTACTCCGTTCTTCAGCATTTTGGGCATCTAGTAATTCCTTTATATCTTTATTTTCGGATGCTTTAAGGTCTTCTGAAACATCCAAAGATTCGCTAGCTACAACGTGTAATACTGAATTTATATTTTTATTCATAATGTTACCTTGCCGAAAGTGGTTTATATGATATATTATTGTATATACACATTTTGTCAAGAAAGGCATATATACTATGAAATATAAAAAGTGGACAATAGCGGAAAAAGAATACATAAGAAACGAATGTGGGAATCTAAGTGACAAAGAAATCGCTAGAATTTTAACCGAACAAACCGGACAACCTATTACGCGGAGTATGGTACGACAGCAACGAAGAACCATAGGATCTGTGAAATCAAATGGAAGACCAAAGGGGAAAGTGGTTAATTAATATAGAGTCTCCCTACTATTTTTGCACCACCAGCGAAATTTTTAACCCCAATGGGGGGTACACAGAAAACAAAAAAACCCCTCTTGGGGGTGGTAGCAATATGTACAGTAATTTTGTACACTTACAGGGTGGTAGCTTATCTCAAAATGATACACTAAAATAGCAGTGTTGCAAAATGCAATGCAAAATGCTACAATTTTTGCAAAATGCTACACGGTTATTATGGGGGATAGAAGTATTTAACCCTATAAAAATAGGGATAAAAAAATTTTAAAGTTTTGGCATAGTAATTGCAGATATATTCTACCAGTAAAGAAAACTTTTTAACCCTTAAAGGAATTTTAATTATGAGTAAGAATTTTGAAATCTACTATGTTACCGATTGCTGTGGTGAATACGTTCAATCGGATTCACAAATTTGTCCAGCATGCCTCGAGCATTGCGAAGTGATCGAGGATCGTGTCGATTATGACGATTCCGAAGCAGTCCACTTTCAGGCGAGTCTGGATTTTTATGGGGCGGGTTAAACTTCCGCTTGCAATCTGTCGATATATATATTAGACTCACATTATTGTCTTAACCACCGGAGAATTGGATATGTTTGACACAGTTTTCAATACAGCGATCGCAGAATGCACAAAAGATTCTATCCGTGACGATTTCAGTCCAGAGCGAAATTTTACCGCGTGGCGATTGTCTGAAATGACAACAAAGCACCGCGGCGAGGTCGCAGAAATTGCAGTCTGCAAGATCCTCATGCGATTAGACTACACCGGAATCCATCACATCGGCGGATCGCATCCATTCGATATCGACACAGATCAAGGTCGGATCGAGGTCAAATCCGCTATGGTGCAGAAAGGACAGGAACGATTCTACTTCAAGGGCATCAAGCCTGAAAATTTTGACGATCTAATATTAGTTTTCATTCACCCCGACTATATCGAAATTCGTCACTTGACAAGTAGACGGGCATCGGATATGGTTAATAATAGCGGATGTCTTAACGTAAAGAGTCCATTCATCAAAGGTCTTGGAGGTATACCTAATGCACGAGTCTGATCAAGAACTGTTATTGATTATTGTAGTCTGTTTTGTTATCGTAGTATCTGTGTTCTGGAATTACACACCAATTTGTTAGGAGTAAAATTATGAGAGTATGGGCAAGCAAGTCACACCCTAAGTTTAGACGGACACATATGACCGGAGTATATGTTGTCTATCATCTATACACGGGTCGAGTATTAGGAGAAATGAAAGCTACGTCAGAACAGGATGCTGTCAGGCGAGCAGAAAAGCAGTTACAATGTAAAGTTTACGTTTCACATATTGAGGACTAATCACATGAAGAAAACAAAAAAGAATCCACTGAAGCTTAATGAAACACGGTTTGAAGCAGAAGCACACAAGAAAGGAAGATATGTTAAACGCTACTATTTCAGCAACGGACTTGGAGCTAGTGTCGCATGCCATAGTGGTACTTATGGTGGCCATGCAGGCTATTTTGAGGTGGCGATTTTAAAGTATCCTCTCGGATGTGATCCAGATATCACAAGTGAGATTGTATACGATGAGCCAATTAACGAGTATCTTGGATGTGTTGATGTTATTGGGTGGCGTGACTTTTTTGAAGTTGCAGATTTATTACAGCAGATCAGAAATTTTAACACTGGGGAGTACGCTTACAATGCAAAGTAAAACCGCTACAGAACTATTCGCTGAATTTGACAAGGCTATTAAAGAATGTTTTACAGTTCCTAACCATTGGTTGCCTGAAGAATTTCAAGATCAACGTTCAGACTGTGTATCGTTAGCAGACATAGAACGTAAATGCGATCGACGAGATAAGATAACAGAAGCGAAACGAGTACAGGCTGAAAAAGACAAGCGAATTGAAATATACCGAAAGCAAATCGAAAGAGGGGAGCGTATAGCCTATATTCCAAAATAGGCCCGGGCCTAAATGTTCCGGCTAACCTAGCCGGACATGATATTTATGATAAAGTCAGCCAAAAAAGGTAAAGTTCTTATAGTAAAGGGTCGATAAGTATTATATAGGAAACAATAACCCACGGAGAAAAATAATGTTGACAATCTACACTATATTTGGGATGATGATTGGCTTTGAAGGGTATGACAACGGAAAAGTATATTTTGGCGTGTATACCCCTAATTGTGAGTATGGATACGTTATTACGCCGGGTGAGATTTATTTGGATACAATTCTTGAAAAAAATTAAAGATTGTGCTTGACACCTGACGATAATATGGTAGACTTTGGATATAACACTTAACCCTTGGAGAATGAATATGACACCTTCAGAAAACATTTACCGTTCAGACTTTGATGACGTTGATGGTCTTGATCCCGTTGAGTTTACAAATGAAAGTATCGACACGCTACGCGGCATGATGGAAGATGATCAATACGACATCTATGATTCCGATGATGACGGACAGCCTACCATGTATGAAGAATATCAGGATTTGTACACTGGTGACGACTATATCGGTGATATGTATATGGACGTTGTTGACTATCCAGAAGATTGGGGGTAAACTATGAACATGCCATACTATTTTGATGAATTTGAAACTGAAGATATACAGGACTGGGTTCGTTGGGCAGGAGATGAAATTCCCAAGGCAAAATTGAGAGGAGAGGATGTAGAAGCTTGGGAAAATATTGTCAAGTCAGGAGCCAAAGAATTACTACGGAGATATAAAGACGATGAATGAGTACAGGGAAAAAAGTTTGTACGATATACTTGACAAGCTATCGACACGTTTGGTACAACTGTACTATGTGAGTTGTTGGGAGACTAACGACACGGACGGAATGAGGATTTCAGCAAACATACTTTACGTGAGGAATTTTTATGAAACAGCATAGTTGGAATGTACACGAAGAAAACAGGAACCCTAATAGTCAATACTTCCATTGTTACGATGTAGTAGACTGGGAGGGTGAAGAGAGACCAGAAGTATTTGTTTGTGTTCCTAAAGTCGATAAGACCTGTTCACTGGAACGAAGCGAACAACTGGCAGCAGTCACAGGGATTGTGGAGCAGCAGATAGGTTGTGAAGTTGAGACTTTCAGAATGGAGGAAAGATGAATATTATAAACCTAGATTTTCAGAGCGTTGTAATCGGTTACACTATCGGTATAGTATTGATGTGGAGTATTCACACTGTTCTATTTGAAGGGGAGAATGAAATTGACGACCAAACAAAAAGACACAATGAAGCTGTTAGGAATAGCCCTTATAGCTGGAATTATCCTTACGATGTTACTGCATCTAAATGAGGGTGCTGCTGCTCAAGCGGGTTTCGATGCAGGGTTTTAATACCCTGTCTCGGGCCCGGGCCTAAAAAAATCTTTTTTTTTCTATTGACAGCTAAAGTTTATATGGTAGAATGTCGATATAACACTTAGGAGGAATACTAATGACGAATAAAGAATACAACGGCTGGTACAACTATGAAACTTGGTTGGTCAACTTGTGGATGGATAACGACCAAGCAGAACACGAATACTGGCGAGAAGTTGCAAGGGAATGTATCGAGCTGTTTATTGCTACAGATACATCGGGAGAAGTTCCGCAGTATAAATTTGAAAAGTTTCATTGTTGGTATCGGTTTGACGACAGACTAAAAGACTATCTCGACGAGATCAGAGAAGGTAAAGAAGGTTTGGCTGGTGATTTACTAGGAGCAGCAATAAGCGAAGTCAACACCAGAGAAATTGCGAAAAGTTGGGTTGAGAACGAACTTGAAAATATGGAGATCACATAGTACAATACATTAAGACGGATATGGCGTATAGCACCTAGGCAGCCTGATAGCTATACGGGAAAGTGTTGCCCTAGAACGGGTTTCACCTAAGTCCTACAATACAAACAACTGGTGACGCTTTGCGAAGCGTACTCCACTGGGAACGGGGGAGTTCTATACCTTCCGGCTAGGCCGGGGAAGATTGGGCCAACATCGTATAGACACCAGTACAATACATAGAGGGCATAGATGCCTAGGCGTTACAGACCGTTGGATGATTAGCCAAGTCTGTGGCTATTAGTTCAAAAGACGACCTACCGGGTGCAAGTCCCGGCTACTATGGCCGCATACGGTAAAGGGGCAAGGAGAAGTATCAAGCGAGATCGCCGGTGAAGCGTGAGCCCAACACTGGATCGTGACTCTGCGGTAGCTGATACTCCCCTTTGCCGTACTAGCATATAGGCCCGGGCCTAAATGTTCCGGCTAACCTAGCCGGACACGATATTTATGATAAAGTCAGCCAAAAAACCGATTTTTTTAAAGAAAACCAGTTGACAACGCCGATATATATGATATACTCAGAGTATAACAAACACCCACGAAGGAGCCAACGATATGAAATTTTCAGTAGCCAACAACAAGCTCAAAAAACTATACAAGTATGCAAAATCTGTTCTCTCTCGTTGGTTGAGTGCTAAGATAGGACGGTCTACTCCCAAAGTGTATTCCTTCGATTTGTTATCGGGGGTAGACTGTCCTTTCGCTCACGAATGTCATAGTCGGGCGGACGTACAGGCAGACGGTAGTCGTAAGATAAAAGACGGGCCACACACGAAATTCCGTTGTTTTTCTGCTAGTCAAGAAGTCTTATTCACCAACACGTACAAAAGACGTAAGGCTAATCACGATGCTATACATAGTCTGAAAACATCTTTCGAAATAGCCGACGCATTATGTATCGCATTACCCAAAGATGCCAGAGTCGTGCGTATTCATGTGTCTGGTGATTTCTTCAACGAAAAGTATTTCAGAGCGTGGATGCTGGTAGCCTGTCGTCGTCCAGATGTTCTGTTCTATGCCTATACAAAGTCTCTCAAGTATTGGATCGCCAACCGTGACAACGTACCAAACAATCTGGTTCTCACGGCTAGTCGCGGAGGCTACACTGACGAACTAATCGAGAAGCATGGTTTACGCTCTGCTAAGGTTGTGTTCAGCCAACAAGAAGCAGACGATCTCGGTCTAGAAGTCGATCATGATGATGTTCACGCCGCTGATCCTGCACGAGCTAATCAAGACTTTGCTCTACTGATTCACGGCGTACAGCCAAAAGGTAGCAAGGCGGCCAATGCTCTTAAAATTCTCAAACAGGAGGCGGTCGCATAAAAGACCGTTAGGCCCCAATCTTATGCCAAACAGCACAAAAATAAAAATACTTTTTTTATGATTATCGCTAAAGAAAACACTTGACAATGACGATAATAATAGTATACTTAAGAGACAAGCAACAACGGTTGTTGCTAAGAAACGGAGGTAAGAATGACTGACCCAGATGATATTGCTGATTACATAGAAGAGTCTTTCAACGAGGCAATCAACGAGAATCCATATTCTTACGATTACCTAGACGATGATTACGACGACTTGGAATATGATGATTGGACTTATAGTGTCTGGTGCGATTGAGTTTAGTTTACACTTTTTACTTTGGAGAATGTTATGAATAAGTACACTTTTAAGGTTGATATGGTCGGTGAAAATCTTGATTCTGAAAAAGTTATTGAAGGTCTGCAAAATCATTTAGATCAGCAGCACACTCAAAATACTTCTACTGTCAAGTCAGATGGTATCAAAAAGTTCAGCGAGCAAGGCTACAAAGTGTGGCGTGCAAGAGTTACGGGCGTAACTGCAAAACAAGCAGGTGATGCTCATAACAACAAGGTCACGGCGGAATAATCCGCCCTCTGGCCTTGACATTTGAGGGAATTTTACTATAATTATTTACAAAGGAGATTTAATATGACTATTGCTATTGTTTGCGGTGTTGCGTTGGTTGTTGCGGGTATTTGCTACTTTGGCTTGCCTACGACTATGGAAAAGGCAAAGGTCGGTGACGTAATCAGTTTCCGATATTTGCAGCCTCATCACGATGATGCTCCTCGTTCGTTCGAGAAGGTTATCGAAAAGTATCATGTTTCTGACAGTACTAAGAGGCATCTTAATGCTTGCAGTAACTATCGTAGGGACGAGCTTCAAAAAGGAGCATTTGTTCGCAGCGGTAACTTGCTGGTAACTGAAGACCCTTCAGGTGATGTTCGACAGTATTATACTGGTCGCGGTATCATGGCTCGCAAGCATCTTTTCGGAAATGCAATTCGCCCTCTTGTTTCCGTCAACTGATTCCCTCCCTGTCTGGGGTATGCTGTACAACAGCCTCTGCCCCGATTGGAAGGAGTCAACACTGTGCCAATCATTATCTTATTTATAATCATGGTATGGATTTTTGACGAAAGCTAACCTTGATTTAGAAGTCAGTTCCGCAGCGTCAATGGGGATATCCAAGACTGCGGGACTGGCTTTTTTCTTGCACTTTCAGGCCCGGGCCTAAATTATAATAGTGATTATGATAAATGTCTCACCTAATATAATCGGATCGTTTACGAATGTTTACAGTCAGCTAAAAATGTTCAAGTCGAAGGGGTTGACAAGTCGATAATATATAGTAGAATGGTAGTAACGGAAGAACAACCTCACCACAAAGTCGATACTGTCTGTTACCCTTTATAGTAATCGGGTTATGCAGGAAGTAAAGAATAGTGGTTTAATTGGAGAATACTATGGACGATAAAATTCAACACGTATTAGCTACATATACTTTCCCACAATTTGCTAGATGCCCTACTGTAAAAGTTATAGGGTTATTTGAAAATATGGCAGATTGGATTGATGAGGATTTTTATGGGTGGAAAGTAGTAGATAAAGATGGTATTATTTTAGCTATGTCAGGTGATGATGATAGTCATACCTTGCCACCTAGAGATTGGGTAAAGGTTCATTGTCTGAGTAGTTGGGTGACAGGTGAAGAAAATTATGAAAGAAAAATAGGTAAATATTCAGTTCGTGTATCTGGTGACTCTATGTTTATCAGAGATACTACAGAATCATAGTGTTGTTCCCTCCGTAGCTCCCGGCAGAAATGTCGGGGGCTTTTTTTATATCTATATATATTAATATTGTCCCACCTAATATATACCGATCGTTACGGATGGTTCGTAGTCAGTCAATTTTAGTAGTCAGGGGATTTTTATAATCAGATAATTATTATATTTGTTTCATCTAAACTAATCTGATCGTTCCGAATTGTTCGTAGTCAGCTAGTTTTAGTAGTCTATTAGATTTATATAGATTATACAGAAGAGATATGGAAGATAGTATATATTAATACCCAACTACTGCATAATTAATAACGGGAATCTACCATTTGTCAATAAGAATATTTTTGTTAAAATTTAGAATATGTGGTTGACTATATCTTTTAGTTTACTACTATACTGTATCACCACCAAATTTAAAAGGATTATCAAATGCCATATTACTGGAAAGCATATAATTATATTTTAGCTGAATTTGAAACAGAACAAGATGCTAAAGATGCACTAGATTTTGATAGAGGCGTATTAGTATCTTTACCAAATGGTGAAGAGTTTGAATGTAAGGCAGATGATATTAATATTATACATGAAGATACCCCTATAGATTTTCCGGTTGATGAATAATACCAATAATTATAATTCATGTTCTTATACTATAGACACTATAGTTCCCGGTCACTTGTTTCTATGGAATACATGGGAGATTAGAAATAATACTCCACATTCTAGTAGTCTTAGTCTTATTAGTTATAAATCATCAGGTATTAAAAAATAACCTATTTTCATTCTTTTCTGCATAAATTTACTTGTTTTTTGCCGAAAAAACTTTAATTTCTACTTATTGCGGGTGGGCGAGGTGCAAATAGATATAAAGCATATTGAATACCCTATATTATTCCTACTATTGTTTCTATTGTCCCTATTGGTTTTATTAGTATTCTTCCATATGGTAATTTTAACTAAGTCTATATTTTATAAGGGTTTACGAATTGTCAACTATTATAACATCTAACCTCTGTGCTATTGCTATAATCCCTACAGTGGTATCTATACTGCTAGTGTCTTTATATTTATCTAATTCATAATTATGGTATAAAACCCACTATCTATACTAATCAAAATATAATTGCGGGCATAATTCCCACAAATGAAAACTAAATCAAAACTAAATCAAATGTAGGTGTATACTTAGTATATGATCTTAACCAACAAGGCAAAATACTCATGGCATTTACAACAGATTCATTAACAGAAATATTTACTGGGGCAACTGTTGGAACAGGTATATTGAATATTCCTAGTGGAAGTATTACAAGTTTTATTCCAACTGGGGTAGGAACTGGTAGCGGAGTAGCGAATTTAGCGTTTGGTTTAGCTACAACATTAGCGAGTGCATTTGCTACTGGTAATTATAGTAATGTAAAAGTTTCAGATAGTAAAAGTATTGGCACAAATGTTTCTGGTAGTGCTATTATGACTAGAAATATTAACTTTAGGTTTGTATTAAATTATCCCGAAAATAGTGTTGATGATTTGTTAAATGTCATTGTGGAATAAACTATGACTATAACTAAAACAGTTTGTAGGACAATATTCTATCAGTTCTTTTTACTGTTTGTAGGATTATCTATAGGCTTCTTATTAAATATAGAATACATAGGATGGAAAGCACCCATTGTGGGTAATTCATTTTACAATACATTTTTCCCTGTTGATTTTGAAGATGAAGGAGTGTTAGAGTCTTTATACAAGATGGGTCAATTTAAAATATTTTCTTTTAATAACTATCCAACAGATTTTAAAGTTATAGAAGAAGCGATGATGGCAGAAGAATGGTATTGGGTTAAATATAGTTATACAGATAAAAAAGGAAGGAAACAAATTGCCATAGATCATACTAGAATAAGATGGAAACCTTGGGAATATTATTATGAAGAAGAAGCTATGGTTCCTATGACTGATGACGAATTAAGAGAATATATCAATGAAGGGGATTTAAATAGTAATGAAACAGATAGGGCATTTAGATTAAGAAGAGAACTAAGACAATCACAGGATCAAAGGACTTTGTTTAATCCACAAGAATTTCAAGATGGACTCAATTTATAGGATAACTATTATAACAAGCCTGAAAGGGTAGGACTAATTATAGTAGACTCAATAGTTTACAGGACGGTATTAAATTTAGGTAAACCTAACCCCTTTTTTATAAGTGGCGACTTTTAACAGGGTCGTCACTTTTTTCTTGACAATCTCTGTGTATGTGTTATACTAGAGTAGGAGGCTATTATGCAATTTGGACTATGCTGTATATCGTTAGATTTAAGAGAGTCAGACACTCCACTTAAATTTCAAACTATGACCTATAAGAGATTCAGTTCTTTACCCCGTGAAGAAGCACTGTCTATACTAGGTGACAGAATATTAAATAATTTAGTAGTTACAGACGCTACAATTAAATATTGTGCAGAACGTAACTATTGCTACAGAATTAGTAGTGATCTTTTCCCTTTGATGACTTATGATAAGGCAAATATAGATTGGGAAGAATTACCCAACTATGAAGCAATAGAAGGTGCTTTTGATATGCTGTATAAAACAGTACAGGAATCAAATGTTAGAATTAGTTGTCATCCAAGTGAGTTTAATGTATTAGCATCTACTAATCAAAATGCGGTTGATAAAACTATTACAGAACTTAATTTTTATAGCAGTTTTCTGGATCGTATAGGTTGTCCACCAGACTATAATTCTCCTATGAATATCCATATCAATAACAGAGAGGGTACTAACGCAGAAGTAGTTGATAGATTCTATGACAATTTTATGCTACTCGATCCAATGTGTAGAGATAGAATTGTAGTAGAAAATGACGACAAACTTAATTGTTGGAGTGTTAAACAATTAGTAAACGATTTTTACCCTAAAACTAAAATACCTATTACATTTGACTATCTACATCATGCCTGCCATCCTGACGGGTGGACTGAAGAAGAGGCTATTAGATTTTGTAGATTAACATGGAATGGATATAAACCTTTGTTTCATTATAGTGAAAGTATTCCAGATCATCCTAATCCTAGAAAACATGCAGATTATGCAGAAAAACCTTTCAATAATTATGGTATTGATTTTGATGTTGATATGGAATTAAAAATGAAAGATAAAGCTATAGCACATTATCAAGAAGGTGTATTAGTATGAGTGGATGGTTAATTGTATTAACTGGTTTAATATACTTATATGTAAGTATTGAACAGTTATGGAAAGGTAATCCCGGTATGGGTATTGCTTATTTTGGATATGCTTTTTCTAATATTGGTTTATATTTATTAGCATCAAAATAAAAAGGGCAAATAGATGAATAAAAAAGAACCAACAAAATATTCTATGTCCACAGGATTACCGCACAGTGAAGATGATGAACAAGTTAAGAGGTATCCACTTAAAAGTATAGAACAAGAATTTTATGATATTATATGGAAACATAAACAACACAAGGCTGATTTAGATAAAAAAGATAAGTAAAGATTATTAGAGGCGGTAGAAAAGATGAAAGGAAATGTACCGTAATATAGATGAAGATGAACGTCTTTTAACAATGGCACGAAGATATTGGGATGAAGAAGATCAATTAACAGAAAAACAATTATACTGGGTTTTAACTAATGAAGGATATTCAAGAAGAGAAATTGACAATGCGATCAGTGATTATTGGTCTATTCATATACAGTCTAACATACTTCTTCATTATTGGGTTGCACCAATTATTTTAACAGTATTAATGGTTGTTTTAGTTATCTATGTTCACAGTCTGTTAAAATAAAATCTAAAGATTCTGCTTGACAATGCCGATAACTATGGTATACTGGTAGTAACACAGGAGAAAAATTATGGAAGAAAAGTATATCAATTTGATCGAAGAGTGGTGCGAAGTATTAGAGCAAAAGGCTTTTGCTAGGTATCATGGGCCTCATTCTAAAGAACAAAAAACCGCATACTATTGGTTTAAGATTAATAAGAAGTATACTAAGATTATTGTGACAAATCGTGGTAGCGATAGTGTCCACGCATTTGTCGATAACAATACTCTTGATATTTACAAAGCAGCAAATTGGAATGCTCCAGTTAAAGATAAGAGATATAATTTATGGGATGATTTTAATGAACTGCTACAGGTATGTGATCCTCACGGTAGTTATTTATACAAAAGAAAATCTAAAGTTTGTGTTTGACAAGGACGATAACTATGGTATACTCAAATACTATTCCCTATCATGTTAGATGCTATACTTGTGGAGAAGATCATACTATCATAGCAGAAAAACAAGATATTATAAGCTGGATGACAGGGGCAAAGTATATTCAAGATGCCTTGCCATACCTGTCAGCAGCAGACAGAGAACTGTTAATATCAAACACTTGTGATAAATGTTGGAAAGAATTATACGGAGAGGATGAAGAATGATTTGTTTAAAGTATGAAGATATTGAAACACTAACTAGAATAGTGACTCACTTACAATCTCAAGGTGCTAAATTTGAAGCGGTTCATGTAAACACTCAATGGCATATTACTTTATATTAAGAGAGGGAATATAATGCCTAAAGGAAGTAAAACTTGTAGTAAATGTGGATATGTAACTGGGCCTAGAGCATATATCTGTCCAAAATGTAATACTCCATTTGACTTTGCTCTTAAAACTAAACGTAGTAAAACTACAAAGTTTATTAAAGAGTTTGATTGGAAAGAACTAAGTAAAGGACAAACGGTTAAAGTTACTGGAGGCCCATATTATTTAACAGAGGATAAAGAATATATTCCTATGGGTCATCATGGAATTTACACGGTTCATGCAGTAGACGACAAAGGGGTTATTGCTTACAATAAAAAAGATGGGTTTGTTCATCTCTGGATGGGTAAAAACCAAAGATCAAAAAGCACTCGAATATTTCAAACTGCCCATAGAATGATACTACTAGAAAAAAAGGTTAAGGTATGAGCGAAGAAGAAAATCCACATGAAATGTCTGCATTTCTTATCAAAGATGTTACAACCTTTGCTAAAGAATTACGAACAACCATTATCCAACAATTAATTGATTCAAAAGAAATAGCAAGACCCAAGAAGGGCGAGCGATTAAATAAGAACGATTATATCACAATTAAACAAGTGATTGGTATTATTCGAGACAATATTGTATCTATTAATGATAATAACGAATTTATTGTAGATATGGATTGTATGGATGAGATTTACTTTAGAGTTTGTGATAGTATTCACGGTACTTTAATATCAAGACTAGCATCTCAAGGGGTTATTGAATCTGCTTGGGATGAAGAAAAGAATAAATTTATATTTTGGTTTGCTGAATAATATGAAATACTTACTTATGCTTTTAATATTTTGTTCTGGTTGTGTTACAACAAGTCGATGTTCATTGACCTGTAATAAGACGATAGACCTTGACAATAGGCCGATGGATGGTAAAATAAATGTCGGCGTAAGATTAGAGTTATTCAGAGACTATAGAAGATAACGTAAGGATATATTTTTTGTGGCAGAATCTATATCCTAAATTTACAAGGGCCACTTTATAAGAGGTAGATTATGACAAAGCAGGATAAGGTTATCAACTATTTATCTAGGGGACGAACACTAAGTCAAGATAGTGCCGCTAGTATGTTTGAGGTTGGTAATCTTCGTGCAACGATCAGCGACATCAAGCCGCTGGTTCGTAAGCGAGGATTGACTGTAACAAAGTCAACAGGACGATATGGTGAAACCCGTTATGGTTTGACTACGACAAAGCGGCGAAAGCGGCGATAATTTTATAATGATAATGCTGCGGTAACATTAGATTTAACTTCGTGTTACCCAGCGTTATTATTTTTGAGGAATAATATTATGTGTGGAATACTGGCAACAAATTTTGGTAAACTGTATCAAAGTATACAGTGTTTGAAGGAACTAGAATATCGAGGATATGATAGTACCGGATTTGTTTATGTTACCAAGATGGGTAAGGTAGGCACATATAAATCTGCCGGTAATGTTAATAAACTTTTACTAACTTGTAGAGAAGATGATGTAGAAGTTGTAGCATTTATGGGGCATACTAGGTGGGCAACACATGGTAAAGCTACAGATAATAATGCTCATCCACATTTTGATATATCTGGTAGATACGCTATAGTTCAAAATGGAATAGTAGAAAATCTTGGAGATTTAAAAAAACAATATAATTTTTCTGATGAACTCAAAAGCGATACCGATACTGAAGTTATAATTAATATTGTTGCAAGTAAATGTAAAGAACTACCTTTATTAGACGCAATAGAATCAACATTCCAAGAAATTCGTGGAGCAAATGCTTGCGTCATTTTAGATACACAAGAACCATCAGAATTTTATATGGTTGAAAAAGGTTCTTCACTTAATATTCATGTTAATGAATTAGATGAAGGAAACCCCACCGGCATAATTGTATCTAGTAATTACATTCAAGATAAAGATATATGTCTACATGGTTATACTCTGGGTATAGGCTCAGACAATAAGATTGTAAAAATATGTAATGACATGAAAAGACATCATAGAGTATCAAGAGTATTAAAAAGTGATCATGTAGAAGAGATACCAGATAAAGACTTCTTTACATCATATATGTCAAAAGAAATACATGAACAACCTACAACATTCAACAGATTGTTAAGAGGTAGAATTAAAAATGACAAAGTATTTCTAGGAGGATTAGAAGAAGAATCTATACATCATAGATGGAATAAAATAAATCTAATTACTATGCTCGCTTGTGGCAGTAGTTTGAATGCTTCCAGAATAGGACAATTATATGTAGAACAATTTAGTAGAACTAGAGTATATGTAGAACAAGCAGCAGAATTTAGATATAGAAATCCTGTTTTAGAAAGAGAATATGATTATGATTCTCACTGTTCAGTAGACAATGGATTAAAAGAATTATTCTTATTTACATCTCAATCTGGTGAAACTGCTGACACATTACAAGCATTAAAATATGTCCACGAAAATGGCTACAGTAATACCATAGGAATATGTAATGTAGTTGGATCAACAATAGCAGATAAAACATGGTCTGGTATTTATACTAGGGCAGGATTAGAAGTAGGAGTAGCAAGCACAAAAGCATATACAAATCAAGTTGGTGCTATGTATTTGTTAGGATTGTTTATTGCACAGAATAAAGGTGCTGATGTTAGAGAACATATTGAAGAATTAGAATCTATACCTGATAAGATATACCAAATATTAGACGACGAATATATTACAGATCGAATATGGAAAGCATGTGAATGGATAACAGATAAAGAAAGTTGTTTGTTTTTAGGTAGAGGTTATAATTATCCTACAGCACTTGAGGGTGCATTAAAAATGAAAGAGGTATCATATATTCACGCAGAAGGATATTCTGCTGCTGAAATGAAACACGGGCCTATCGCGTTAATTAGTGACAAAGTACCTACTATTGCATTTGCTAATCATAATGAACAATTTGAAAAGATAGAGAGTAACATTAGAGAAATAACAGCAAGAGATGGTAAGGTATTATTGATAACAGATAAACGTATGGATATTGATAATATAGAACAAATAGTGATACCAAAATGTAGTCGTGAGGCTAGTCCCATATTATTAAATATTGTATCTCAATTACTATCATTAAGAACTGCCGAATTATTAGGCAGAGATGTAGACCGTCCAAGAAATTTAGCTAAAAGCGTTACAGTAGAATAATATAAAGGGGGCGTAAAGGTTTCGACAGATAAATAGAAGTATAGATTGCATCGACTGGTTGATCTAAGGGCCAGTTTAAAAATAGATCAGATTTTAATTGCCGATACTTCTGTATTAGCACTCGCTGCTTAGTGAGAGGGGTTGCATAAACCTTTTTACCCAATTATGCTGACTCCGATAATCGGATAGGGATGTTCCACCTAAATTAATCGGAACGATAAGTGTAATCACTTTGACGCAGGAAAGACTGATAGTTTTGTCTGTAGTATTAATAACAACAGAATAACGATGTAGAAGTTTATGTGGAATTTATACTGGACAGGGGTTCGATTCCCCTCGCCTCCACTTGCCGGAAATAAGTTAATTATCAGATCATACTAAATTATTTAGTGTTTATCTCTTCTTAACTTGACCGGCAGAAAAATAAAAGTTATAAGATGTTATCGGGACAATTAATTTGTTTTAGTTTCCTGCAAACTAATTAGGATCTCTTGTCCCACAACATAAAGGATTAAATAATATGCAAAAAATTACTCACGTTATAGACTGTGGTAGAAATACTGCTAATGTTTATTATGTAAATGAAGATCGTTCAGAAGTTATTACACATGATAAATTATCAGACTTTCCTCTCTCTCTACCCGAAGGTAGCTTCATCGTAACAGAAGCAGCACATCTAGCTGTACCTAGAACCAGAAAATCTAAGGCTCAAGTATTAAAAGAAGATCAATTAAAATTATTCTATCAGAATGTAGAAGCTAATAATTGTACTCTAAGATTTTGCCCCCAAGACCTTGCTCCAAGAGTAAGACAGGTAGCACGTTTAGCAGGAGTAATTGCTGGTGATAGTAAAGATAAGCTAACAGATGAAGATGATTGCAAAGCTATTGCCTACTTTTATAATACCAATGATAAACTTCGTGCCGGTCTACAAAAGCCTCCAACAAGTTTTGAAAAAAGCAAAAGAAGATTAAGTGGTGAAGATTTTAAAATATCTATTAATGATCATCTTAATAGTTCAAGGGGTAGTGATAATGATGTTGAAAAGAATACCTATCTAATGCAACTAATTATGGATAACAAAGAATTACTATATGATTCTTTATCTCCAGAATCAAGAGAAGTTGTAAGACTTGAGAGAAGTAAAAAGGGTACTGTCACAAAAACATCTCTTAAAAAAGGCATGACTACTATCTATACAATAGGTTGTACGGTATATGATTTTGATGGTAATGTTATGACTAGATATGATAATAAGATTCCCGGTTGGAATTTTATTGATAGGTATGTATTATGTTCATCGCCTAATCATAGAAAGGGTGGAGTTGCTCGTTCTAATCTGTGGTTCCATGCTTTTAAGGGATATGTTACTAGGTCTACAGGAACAACCGAGAAGAGAGTTTATACTCCTAATGACCCAGAAATAAATTTTCTAAGAACTTTCAAGATGGATATTAAGGGAGACATGAAAGATGTAAGAATCAAGAGAGGTCATTTTAACTCTAAGGAAGATGCTAAATTCTTAGAATTAAGACGCAAGTTTAAAAAATGCCTACAAGAATTACACACTTTCTTTTGTACCTTAGCTATTAAAAATGGTAAGGGTAAGTATGAATTACTAGGAGATAATCGCAAGTTGTTTAATTATTCTCAAACTAAGCTGTTTGATTAGATTATTACAACTTAAAACAATGGGATGATTATTTTATCTTATAGATATTTCTATAATTACAAGTCCTCATCCCTATAACATAATACGAGGTGATTATCTTTTCTTAATTTAAACGAATTAATTATGATACCTCACCTCAACAATATAATCGGGGCAATTAATGAATCTTATATTAAATAATATAATTATTGGTTCTTGTCCCACACAATATAATACGAGGCAATTAATGATTCTTGGTTCTATTGAATCAATTATTCTACCTTGCCTCAACAACATTATCGGAGCAATTATATTGCCTTAGTTTCCTACAAACTAATTAATTTCCCTTGCTCCATTTAAACTTATGAAAACAAAAGTTGCCGCACTATTATTATTCTTAATCCTAATTGCTCCTGATTTAATCCGGCGTAATAAAGCACTGTTATTTTTAATAGATGGCAGACCAAAGCAAGTAATGTACTGGAATGTGTCTTTTAAATTAGTTCACATTGATATAGAAGTGATTGAACCAGAGATAAGAAAAGATCAAGCTGCTTTTCAGTCTATGAATATATTTTTCTTTCCTACAGACTTTACTTTTATTCACACAATTAGTTGGAGATATATTAAATTAATTGAAACATAAGGTGTATTATCCTATACGGAGATACACTAATGTCTATTATAAAAGAGTCCAAAAAACATTTGGATGAAAACAATATGAATTATTGTTCTCATTTTGTCTTTGCCTGTGGGTATGGGATAAGGTGTATCAAGTCAGGACTACTATTAATAGTACATGCAATAGTGCCGGGATTATTTCCTAGAACTGGAATTAAGTTAGTTAATATTCTTAATAAAGTTTTTATTCAGGATAATGAACTATTACAGTTAAGGGACAGGATGGAAAGGTTTAAAAACATTTACTACAGTAATGATCATAAGTAAAAAATATAAGTTTATATTTGTAAGTTTATACGAGCAAGATAGTAAATTTCTACATAATTATTTATCAGAATGTATACAAGATGATAGTGATGCTATAATTCTTCGATCTAATAAAGAAGAGGAATTTATGCAAATTGTAGATATAAAGAAAAATTATTTTAATAACGAAGAAGAATTTAACTCTTATAAAAAGTTTGCTTTTGTAAGAGACCCTTTTGATATTATGGTAAACTATCATTTGTCACGCCAAGAAGAGTATGAAAATATTCTTAGAAGAAATAAACAAGCTGTTCTATCAGACAAACAAATGGCATTTATTAGAGGCGACTTTTTAACTTGGATAAGAGAGTATGGAAATGAAAATATCTTTCTAAATAATAAAGCAACTCAATGTGAATGTTTATCTGATTCAAACAAAATAATACTGGTCGATAGTATTGGTCATTGTGAAAACTTAGAAGAACATTTAATTGAAATATTAAATAGCATTGGAATTAAAAAAGAAAGAGAAGATATTAAAGCACCTAAGATATATCAAGACCCAAAAGAATCTTTATATGATTTTACAGCCAAAGAGATTGTTCGTAATAAGTTTATGGATGATTTAAATTATCTAGGTTACGACCATTTTGTTTAAAGAAAATCTCTTGACAAGCCGATAAGATATAGTATACTTGGAATAACACAGGAGACTTTGGTATGAACCCTACACATGATTACGTTATGCAGATGATTACGGAACTGCGTAATACTAGCAGCACAATAGATAAGCAAAATATTATATCTAAATATTGTAAGGCAGGCAAAGAGGAAGATAACGGACATCAGCTACATGCGAGGAATGTATTAGCCTTAACATACAATCCTTACCTAATGTATGGAGTAAGTAGCGAACAATGTAAAAAGCGTAAGGATTTATTCTTTGGAGATTGTGAACCGGGATATGGCATCTCTCAACTATGTCATGATTTAAATATCGGCAGATTTACTGGACATGATGCTATCAGAATAGTAAATGCTTATATCAATAAATTTCCAGAACAAGAAGAACTTGTATATTGTGTACTAGATAAAGACCTAAAGACTAGGGCAGGGGCTAAGATTATTAATAAAGTTATCCCTAATTTTATCCCAGAATTTAGTGTTGCTCTTGCAGATAAATATAATCCTAAATTAGTAAAGTGGAAAGATGAATGGTTTGTTTCTAGGAAACTGGATGGCGTTCGATGTATTGTTGTTGTTGATCATTTTGGCAACATTACCTTCTATTCCCGCACAGGAAAAGAGTTTCATACTCTTAATGTTATTGCTGATGGGATTAAGTCTTTGCAACTTACTGATGTAGTTTTAGATGGAGAACTATGTTTAATAGATGAAGATGGTAATGAAGACTTTCAAGGTATTATGAAACAACTTCGTAAAAAAGATCATACTATCGAGAACCCATCATATAAAATATTTGACTATTTAACCTACACAGAATTTCAAAACAAGAGTAGCGATGCTGCATTAGCAGATAGATTAGACGCTTTGAATATAGCTATGGAATATAATGACTGTCCATGTTTATCTGTGTTAGAAACAGAACGAATTAAAGACGATGACCATTTTGCTGAATGGGTAGCCAAAGCAGATGAAAACGGATGGGAAGGTGTAATGCTTCGTAAGAATGTAGGGTACAAAGGAAAGCGAAGTAAAGACCTATTAAAATATAAATCATTCTATGATGATGAATATGAAGTGGTTGATGTAGAAATGGGGCCATTTCGATATGTAAAAGATAGTGCAGAATGTGAAGAAGATATGCTATCTGCTGTAACAATATCTCATAAAGATAATCTAGTGAGAGTCGGAAGTGGATTCTCTATAGAACAAAGACAATACTTTTATAAAAATCCTGATGCAATTTTAGGTAAAGTTATAACAGTACAATACTTTGAAGAAACTAAAAATCAAGAGGGTGGAATTAGTTTAAGATTCCCAACATTTAAAATACTACATGGAGAGATGAGGACAGTATGATCGAAGTAAAAATTACAGACTCTATGAAACGCAGAGCATATCGTAAAGCCATATCAATGGGTAAATTAAGAAATTCTATTACCAAAGGTGATGGTAATATTTCTGGCTTCTTGGGAGAAGAAATTGCCAACACTGTTATTCATGGAGACATTACTAACACTTATGATTACGATATAATTAAAGATGACGTAACTTATGATGTTAAAACTAAAAGATGCACTAGCAAACCTAAAGATTATTATGAATGTTCTGTTGCTGCCTTTAACACAAAACAAAAATGTGATAACTATGTATTTGTAAGAATAGAATACATTCATGGAGAAGCAAAAAGAGCATGGATATTAGGTTGCTATTCTAAACAAGAATATTTCCAAGATGCTAAATTTTTAAAGAAAGGACAAAAGGATGGAGATAATGGATTTATTGTCAAGGCAGACTGCTACAACATGCCGATAAATAAATTAAAGATTCCCACCTTGACAATCCGATAAGATATAGTACAATCAAGCTACACACTTTGGTAATACTATTGGAGACACAATGAGTACACAGACGACTGAAAAGAAAACCACATATTCCAGAACAAAAGCCGATGACTTTTTTAAGAACTTTCCTGTTGAAAAAATTACAGAGTATAAGCAATACTGGGAAAGTGTACGACCACAGAATGATGGTGATATTTTTCGGCGTTATTTATTTGCTTACTGTTCAGTACATACTTCTTGGCAAGGTAATTGCCGTGGCTACAACGCTATTAAAAACTACGAAGAATGGATAGACAGTAAAGACACTCTTCTTAATAAACTAAAAGAATCTGGAGTTGGACTTTATAATAATCGTACAAAGTATATCTGGGATTTTAAAGAACAGTTTTGGAACAATCCTAAAGACTTTTACTTAACCACTAAAAAGTATCATGTTAAAAAACGAGACAGTATTGTAAATAAAATTACAGGTCTTGGTAGTGCTAAGGTAAGTTTTGCTCTTGAAATGATTCACCCACTAAAATCTAGAGCATTATGTTTAGATGTTCACATGCTGAGACTTTATGACATGGAACATCTTACATACAAAAGCAAAGCGGGTTTTGCTAAGTATCGTAAAGCAGAACAGCACTGGAGCGTTAATTGTGGTAAATTAAAAGTACCATCGTATATTGCAAGATGTTTATACTGGGATAATCTTCAAGGCAAAGAGGACAGTAGATATTGGAGTTATGTTTTAGAATAAAATAAATATAACTTAAAAATATTAGGTGTATTTATATGGTATAACCAAACAGGAGGAAAACCATATATGTTAGCCCAAACTTCTATTGAATTTGTAGACACTACACAACATCTTGGACATGCACTAGAACAAGCTAATCAAATCATTTCTATATTAGAAGAAGAAAATAAAAGATTACATGGAGCGTTGATGAATTTAACTAATACAGAAATTGAACCTGTTTATGACAAAGATATTTTTAGGATAGATGGAAATGACTTATAAAGAATATTTATTTAATTGTGGTTATAGTTTTAGTGATGCTCAATATATTTCTAACAACATGACAGTCGGAGACAATCATGAGATCATTACTACTAACTCTTATTTTATTTTTATCTTGTAATACTTGTTTAGGAAAAGACTTAATTATATTAGGTGCAGATTGGTGTCCTGCTTGTATTAAGTTAAAAAACTTTATAAAAGATAATCCATCTGTAGTAGAAAAATTTAATGTAGAAATAATAGATATTGACAAAGACCCTGAAACTAAAAATAGATTAAAAGTTAGACTGCTTCCTACTTCAGTTATTATTAATGATAACAATAAAGTTGAAGCAAGATTAGAAGGATACACAAAACAAAATTTTATCAACTGGTTAAAAAAATATTAAGATTGACAGATCAATCAACAATTTTACAATAAGGGGTTAAACACTATGAAGCTATTTAAGAATAAAGCCAAGGGAATGATCTTTGGAGTATGTGCAGGTCTTTCCGAATCAACAGGTATAGATGTTTCTATAATTAGAGTAGGTACAGTTCTCGGTTCAATATTTACTGGGAGTATTATTTTTTGGATATATTTAGGACTTGGTATCATACTACCTTTAAAGGATGATTAATTATGGAAGATTTCTTAATATGTGATATGCTGCATAATCTATATGAAAAACCTAAAAATTTTTTAATGTGTAAAGCAGTTAATGTATACGATAACAAATACAGAATAAACGTGTACTCAAAACTTTATGATCCGCTATCACAATTAGAACGTAAATTTATTAGCCAAAGTTTTTTTTGCAGACTAGACAAAGGAAATAAGTTGGTCGTATTAAGAGCGAGTGGACAATATATCAAGGAGAAAAAATGAATAAGATTATTTTAGGATTAGTATTATCTTTAACTTGTAGTATAGGATACTCTCAGGAATGGATCGGTTATGTTCCACAACCCGTAGTAGTAGAACAACCACCTATTGTTTACACAGTGCCGCGACCTCCAGTTGTGGTTAATAAATGGGTTCCATATTATTATGCTCCTGTAATCTCTGTGTATGATTTACCAGTTATTGAACGAAGGGGATTGTTTTTTAAAAGAGATAGGATAGTTTATCCTGCAAGATATAGATGGTTTAACCGATCTACTTTGTATTATGGATATTAATAGTATTTTAGAAATTGCTATTGGTGTGGTTATAGGAAATTTAATTCTAAGGATTTTTAAAAGGAAATAATATGTCTCAAGGAAAACGTGTGCGATGTAGTGATGAAGTTTTTTTAAGTGCTGTTTTATCTAGTAAAACTTATGCTGAAGTATCAGAAAAAACTGGTCAAAAATTATCTACTACAATATCTAGATATGCCAGAATGAAGAAGAAGTTTTATGAGGATGGTAGAACAAACCTACCCAATCTTACAACTAATAATAATACTAAGGATCATTTAAAGGTTAAAATGTGTGGTCAGAAATTACTTAGTTGTATGGAATAGCTGGGAGTGTAGTCCAAAGGCAGAGACAAAGGACTTAAAATCCTTCCAGTGCGGGTTCGACTCCCGCCACTCCTATTGTTTTTTTTACTTTAAAGAAAGGTTGATAATGAATAATAAGAATTATTTTTTGATTGCTGCTTTTGCCAGCTTTGGTTTAAGTGTAGGACTTTGGTTTCTAGGAGATCAATCAGTAGCTAAGGAACAGGCTATTTTTGTAGGACTATGGGTTCCTAGTATCTTAACTCTTGGTACATACTTTTGTCCCGCATGTGATAGGTAGGATTTAATTATGGATAATTTTGCATTATTTGTATGTGGTATTGTAGTTACGCTCATCGCAGGGATGGGCGTAATTACTTCAGAAGTCTTTATGGGTTATCATAAATTCAAAGAAAAGACCGTAAAAAATAACGATAAAATAAAACAGACAATCTAACAAAACTCTAACATGATTTTTACTGCCGGAATGAGTATAATAAGTTTTAGGATCGTAATTATACTTTAATAACAGGAGTAAAAATGTTTAATAAACTGAAAAGAAAAGCGTTCACATTAATAGAATTATTAGTTGTTATAGCTATTATAGGAACTTTAGTAGGTTTATTATTACCTGCTGTTCAACAAGCTAGAGAGGCAGCAAGACGAGCAAGTTGTTCTAATAATTTAAAGCAGCAAGGTTTAGCTATGCACATGAGTTTAGATCAGAGAAGGTATTTCCCTGCCGCTGCGTGGACTATTGAAGCTAAAGATTTATCTGAAACTCCTAGTTCTCTGGGAAATCCTGCACGAACAGAACATAGCTGGAGAGCATTTGTTCTTGCTAATTTAGAACAAGGTAATGTAGCAGACCTTTATGACTTTGATAAAAATTGGTGGGAGAATACTGCTGCTATTGGTACAGAAGCGGGTGTATTTAAATGCCCAACTGCACTTCCTCCCGCTGGTGGTTATGCTAATATTGACGGGCCTAGTAGGGATAGCGATAGTGCCGCACCAAGTTTGAATCCTAATTCTCTTGGTTATACTGACTATGAAGTATTTACCGGAGTAAAAGATAAAATTTTTCCTGCTGGTAGTGATCCTTATGCTAGTAAAACTAATGATGATGGTTGCTTAATTAAAGATAAAGTAACTAAAGAACAAGAAATTGTAGATGGTTTTTCTAATACTCTTATGATTGTAGAATGTGCAAGTAGACCTGATACTTATAAAGCTAGTAATGGTAAATCACCTACAGGTGATACTAACCAGTGTATTGGCTGGGCAGATTCATTAGGGCCATTTAAATTACATGGTGTTGATGCTAATGGAGATAAATGTAAGAACTGTCCCGGTAATGTTCCTTTTAATGTTATCAATGATGGTGAGGCATATAGTATGCACCCCGGAGTAATGAATTGCGTATATGCAGATGGTTCTACTAGAACTATTAATGATAATGTAGATTTAAGAGCATTTGCTGCTGCGATTACTCGTAATGGTAGAGAGACATTAAGCATTGATTAAATATAAAAGTTCTTGGATTATTATTGGATTATTATTTTTATTCTTCTGGATGCTTCTCTCTGTTCCTCCGAGGGAAGTATCTGATGAAGAAAAAGTAAAACAATGGAAACCTAGAGATTTTTATTTGATCTATAAAATGTGGACTGATGAAGAATACAGGAATGTAAATGACCAACCATCCACTAAAGATTAGAGCGATACATAAATCTGGTAGTAGTTTACAGAGTACAATATACGATTATATTAACCATTTATGTAATCATAATGTTATAGATTTTGACAGAGTGTTTTCCGAAGCAAACCACCAAGAATGGTTTCAGTCTACTAAAGATTCTGATATTATCGTATTGAGACATCCTATAAATAGAATAATTTCTAAATATTATTCTCTTGGATGGACACACTGTACTGATAATTTTAACGATGAATCATGGAAACATAGAAAAGAAATTAGAGAATCAAGTTTGTCAGAATATGTTATTAGTGGTAAATTACTACTGAGACAAAGAAATATGTATGAAAAAATATTAAGCATAAGTAATGTTTGTTTTCTGAAATACGAAGACATAATGGATAAACCTAAAAGATATATGTCTTTAATTCTTAATAAAATTGATAGGATAGATTTATTAGATAAAGTGTATAATAATTTTAAGAATGAATTTGTTTTTCATGGTAAAGATCGAAGTGACGATATTGTTAATAACGGCTTAATCAGTCATGTAAGAAACCTAGATCATAAAGAATATTTAAATAAATTTAATGAGTGCGAGATATTTTTTATAAATAGGATAATGGGTGATTTACTAGAGAGATACGATAATTTGTCAAGCATATAGGAATCTAAATGATAAATGATGATTATTGGATAGACACTGAATGGTGCGATGATTCTGGTACGCATTGTGATTTTTTGCCTATTAAGGATCATCCACATTTAGGATTTAAGAATTTTAAATATAAACACATAGCAGAACAATATTACGGTATACAGTTAAAATTATCTAAGTTTAATTTAGCCCCACAACTTGAAACAGAACTATGTAAAGTTCCTTACTATTACGATAGAGAATTAATAAAATATTGGACTCCATCAGAGACTACTACTAACTGGGGATTTATTACACATAAAGCATTACTATTGGATAATGGTGAAGAACCTATTTATAAACTGCAACAACTCGTAAATGCAATATATGATAAAACTGGTATGAGATTTTGGGATTGCCATTGGAGTAATGTTGGTTATATTAATAAAGACGAATTAGTATGTATTGATACTGGTAAAGAAAGTTTTAGTGAAGTGCATAATAGTTGGGGATATGAAAATCCGGGGCCAATAGGATTTGTATAATGACTGATGAGCAAAAAGAAACACTAGATAATCTGGTTAAAAATATTGTTACTGAATTATCTCATGATAATATCTTAACAGATAATGATCTCCTATTAATATCTGAAGAAATACACTATGTTTTTAGTAGGAGTTTAGGCTTGCTAATTAATGTAACTAATTATAACAAACTAGCAATTATTAGTGGTGTATTAGAAAGTATTAAACAAGAGTTACATTACAGGTTACAGCATGGATAAAGAACTAGATAAACTCCATAAAGAAATGGTTGATCTGAAAAAAGACCTATCTAAAGTTTATACTAGAATCTCTAAACAGGTTACAGAACTTGGCAGAAATCTAAAAAAGAACCAAATTAAAATTGATGAAGTTTTAGATAGGGTAAGATCATTCGATATAGTTTTAACAGAATATGTGGATGGCGATGTAGAGGAAGAAGAAGATAGCGAGGATTGGAACCCCTACGAAATAGACCCAGAAGATTACCACGATCCATACGATGAACAAGATTCTTAAAAAATAAATTTAAGACTTGACAACTGTTTGGACGATGGTATACTTAGAGAAAACACATACGAACTTTGGAGATTAACATGAAACTTGCAGATCAAACAGTAGAAATTCACTCAAAAGGAATTGAAAGCACTAATCAGTTCAGCATCGCTCAAACGAGTAAGATGTTCAAGATTTTGTCAGATTCACTTTACTCTGATAAAGTAATGGCGATTATTCGTGAACTATCAACTAACGCTAATGATGCTCATATTGCGGCAGGGAATCGGAATCCCTTTAAGGTTATTTTGCCTACGCAAGCCAACCCTAACTTTACGGTAAGAGATTATGGTACTGGACTTTCTCAGGAAGATATGGAAGAACTGTATACCACTTATGGTGCAAGCAATAAGAATACCAGCAACGATTTTACTGGTTGTCTTGGTCTTGGGTCTAAGAGTCCATTTGCTTATACTAAGAGTTTTACTACAACCTCTTATCACAATGGCAAATCTTACACTTATATTGCTGCTATGGATGAACTTGGAGTCCCTAGTCTTAATCTAGTTAGTGTATCAGATACAGATGAACCTAATGGTCTGGAAATTTCGTTTGCTGTTGGCAAATATGATTACGGCGAATTTGCTCGTAAGTCTAAAAGAATATTTCATTATTTTGCTAACAAACCTATGATTGAAGGTGGTGACGATGATGACCTTCAGAATCACAGATATTCTTATACTAACTATATTATTGATGGTAAAAGTTGGAGAGTAGGCAAAGTGTCTAGTAATAGTTCACAGTATCCTAGTGAATCAAACAGTCCTCCTGCTGGAGTTATGGCAATTATGGGTAATGTTGCCTATCCTGTAGATGCAGAAAAGATTATTGGACAAAAAGAGAATACATCTAATAGTAGTATTCAAGCATGGAACAGAGCATTTAAAAAAGCAGACATTGATAACTGGAAGAACTTAGTAAGAGAGATTCTTAATAATAATCTATATCTAGAAATTGATTGTGAGATCGGTGAACTAGAAATGGATGTTAGTAGAGAGGGTCTACAGTATACTAAGCAAGTTATTAAAACTCTTAGAGAAAAGACACAACAGATATATCTTGAACTAAAGAAAGATATGTCTAAGAAACTTAAAGAGTGTACTAATCTTGTAGACGCTTATACAACGTATTATGCTCTTGCTGATATTGCTGGTGGATATTCCGCTGGTGCAACATGGACAGACACAGAAGGTAAAACATACGAACTGTCTGTTGGTGAGGATTTAATATACAAACTTAAATCAAATAAGAACCTTGTGGTTGTTAATTTTAAAAGTCCTACATATCGAAGTAAAAGGCTAGTCTGTACCACTGATAGAATCCATTGTGAAACACTATCAGGCAAAGGTGTAAGATACTGGGAGAAACGAAAGACAGGCAAGGTAGCATTTTTCTACTGCGATACAAGAAGTCCTGAGTCTGCTAGAAAGATAGTAACAAGATATTGTAATCTAAATGATTGTTATGCTTATCTTTTGATAGATACTTTAAATCCAGCAGAGGACTCTAAGGATGGTTTTGATAAACTAATTAAAGATATTGGTGGTAGTCAGAACCTTTTGAAAGTCTCAGATTTTAAAGACTTGATGAAATCAAACAGAACTAGTGGTGGATCAACAGGTACTATTAGTAAAGATGAAGTATTTATCCTATCAGAATCTAAAGATGCTGACGATAGTTGTGAAACTTTATCTGGTAAGAGTCTTAATGACTCTCATTATTTAAGAGAACTGTCCGATGATCTGCAAAATAAATTTGAAAACTCTACCAAGCATATTGTTTATGTTCCAGTAGTCAGGTATCAAACTCCAAACGATTATCCTGCTATAAATAAAATCAATAACTTGATGCGAAACTATAAAGAAGTTTTCTCTAAGGTTAATGTCTTTGCTATCAAAAACAGTAGTGTTCAAAAGCTAAAAGATCAAGGAATTAAACTTGTAGACTTTAATGAGTTTTATAAAAAGAAACTATCATCTGAAGCAAGTAAACTTCTAGCAAAGAGGTCATCTTACTTTGACGTTGTAGAATATTGTTTCGGTCAATACCATAGGAAAGACACAGAGTATACTAGCGGCACAAGAAGGTGGTATAGTGGTTGCGATTACAGCGACAGACTGATTATGTCTCATATCATTAATATTTATGGTCTAAAGTACGGAGACTATTTAGACAAAGAACTATCTGATAGCGTAGACAAATGGATGCTAATGCACTTCTTTGTAGCTGTTACTCAAGGTACTTGGAAAACATATAGGTTTTCATTACAAGATTATTACGATCATATAGAGAATATTATGCACAACCTGAATTTAGATTTAGGAAAAGCTAAAGATATAAAAGAAGCATATCAAAGCATGAAAGACTTGCATAGTAAAATTACAAAATATTATGATAGTGATACTGCTACTGAACTATGTGTTCCAGAAAAGAATACTGATATTATCTCATCTCTTGATGATATTAATGATCTCAGAAAATCTCTCAGAGATGGGGTTGACAAGTCACCAGTTATGAAGTATATTATTGCTATAGCTGATCTGGACGTTTCTCCATTAGACTTTGATAACAGAGATATGGTTAAAATATTTCAGGGAGGCTACAACAGTGGTGTTCACGAATGGTTATCCGACATCGGTGGAGATGTAGGTTTGGAAAAGTTACGAAACGCATTGACTTAATTTTACAGGAGTTTTTAAAATGAGTGTTCCTTTTATGTGGGTAGATGGCAACTTAACTTTGATTCTTAATAATAAGGCTCATCAAGTATTGCCAGATCATATTAACTACAAGATGATTCTAGAAGCGTTACCAACAGCAACAAATGATGAACTACTAGAATTAGTAGACATTGAAACAGCGGTTGCTAATTTTAGTCAGGGTCAAGTAGAAGTTAAAAATGGTAGGGTTCTTTTTGAGGGCGAAGAAGTCCACGGTAGTATTAGCAAAAGAATCCTAGAATTTATGAGTAAGGGTTTGCCTTTTGAGCCTCTTGTAAAATTCTTGGAAAATCTTATGAACAATCCAAGTATGCAGAGTCAAACAGAACTGTATGATTTCTTGGAGCATGAGAACCTGCCAATAACTGAGGATGGATATTTCCTAGCTTATAAAGCAGTCAGTAAAGATTTTAAAGATAAATGGCGAGGAGCTTTTGATAATCGTGTTGGTCAAGTCTGCGAAATGCGTCGAGCAAAAGTTGATGATAATAGAGGCAGAGGATGTTCTGCTGGACTTCATGCTGGTGCATTAAACTACGTTGCAAATTATGGTAGTGTAGATGCTGGAGATCATATTATGATTGTTAAGATTAATCCAGAAGATGTCGTCAGCGTTCCTAGTGATTGCAACTGCGAGAAACTTCGCACCTGCAAATATGAAGTCGTCGGAGAATATCAGGGCGAATTATTAAAGCCTCTTTATAAGTCAGAGTTTGAAGAAGACTCTTACGTTGATGAAGAAGCAGAACTTCATGATGAGTATGATGATGAATATTGGGATCGCTTTGAAGATGACGATTATCTAGATTATATTTAAAACAAAGTCGTGTGTGGAGAGAGTGACTGCGGGCTATAATGAAGTAATGATTTATCCCGCAGTTGCTCACTTTTAATATGAATTACAACGAGATTATAAAAATACTCAAAGAACTACTTTATGATTTAAATGGAGAGAGCATATACGATATGTATGAATATAGTCAACATATTGGAGTAAACTCTTTTAAAGAAAATATTTTTACAAAAGGCGGCTATCCGATTCAAAATATGGATCAAGAATATCTAAACCACATCAGATCAAATGCGGCTCATACACTTACTGAACCAGCTTATTACAAAGACCTTTTTTTAATACAGAACTAACTATGTACGACTTTAATGATTCAGACCACTTATACGAAGTTACAGATATGTATAAGGTTGTGGACTTTATTAGAAAATTAGTGTATGACAGTTTTTCTTATCCTATAGACTACACTGATATTGAAACAGAAGACGGTCTGTTGGATATAAAACTAACTGATGACGAGATGGACGAGTTGAATAAATTACTTAGTATAGAGGAGTGCATATCTCTTTTTAAGCCTAAGCTAAAAGTTGTAAAGATCAACAATAAAAATACTTACTTCATTAATAGTTACATATTTGAAGATGTGGTTCGTGATATAAACGGTAGAATGATTAGCAATACGATGAGGAGTTTGGTAGAGAAAGATTTAATTGAAGTTGCTTTTGATAATGATAAAAATGATTTTGTTTTTTGGTTAAAGAAAAAGGGTAAGAAAGATGGCGACATTTCGACCGACTAGTTTTGAAGAAGTTATTGGACAGGATGACGTAGTTAAAAGACTCCGCATTTTCACCTTCGGAAGTAAAACAAATGGCAATACGATGCCTCATGTTCTTCTGGATGGGCCTCCCGGTCTAGGTAAGACCACAATAGCATCAGCATTAGCAACTGAATTAGAGACTGATCTAGTTACCCTCAATGCTGCTAGTGTAAGAAGCGTTAAACATCTTAGTACATATTTAATTAATATGACTCCTAGATGTGTCTTATTTATAGATGAGATTCATAGACTACCTAAATTAGTAGAAGAATTTCTTTATCCGGTTATGGAAGATTTTAAAGCTAACATAATTTTGGGTACTGAACCAGAAGAAGTGGAACTTCCTAAATTTACTTTAGTAGGTGCTACAACTAGTGGTGGTACTTTAAGTCAACCTTTTTATGATCGCTTTACTATTAAAGAACATCTAAAGTTTTATACCACAGATGAGTTAGCTGAACTAGCCAGATTGAATTTGTCTAAGTGGGAATTGAAAGTATCAGATAATCATGTCAACGGTATTGCAGCAAGAAGTAAAGGTACTCCAAGAATTTTAAATTCTAGGCTAGAGTGGTACAAGAATTATATTACAATGTATCCTAATTCTGATTCTGTAGATGAAATTTTTAATACTCAAGGAATTGATAACAAAGGATTAGATGAAAACGATAGAAAATATATTAAGGTCTTAAAAAAGAATTTAGGAAATCCTATAGGAATTAAAAGTTTGTCAAGTGTCACTGGCATCTCTATAGATACTATAGAGAATAGCATAGAACCTTTCTTAACAAGAATGGGCTACATCGTGAGAACACAAAAGGGCAGAGTCATAGGAAAATACAATGACTGATATAGTTACTATTTTAATTTGTTGGCCTATCGTTTTGGTTATAGAATTAAGTATAGTCTACGCATTTATAAGATTGGCTAGTAGCAAGAAATAAAATGGAATATAAACAAATGAGCAAGAAAGACAAGCTACCTTTAAAGTATGCTTGCGTACAGCCAGAAGTTAAAAAGTATATGGCAACATTTGAGAAAGAAGTTCCAAAAGTTTTATGGAGTCATATAGAAGATTTATATATATTAATAGATCATCAAATGAAACAACAGCTACATCAAGAAGCACAAATGATTGCTGTTAAACATCAAGAAGCATGGAAAATGTACGACAAAAAGGATGAGAAAGAATCAGATGAATTGGACTAATATAAAACGATGGGCTAAAGACAAAGGTTACAAGGTTGACAGAGAGAAGTCTGGTGATGAATCTAATCCATACAATTATGAATGGCATCTTATAGATGATGTTGACAGAAAAGGAACTATTAATAGTCTAAGTAAATTAGCTATGGATATTTACAATGACATTACAGATAATAAACATATTGAACATCAAGAAAGATACAGACAACAACAACTTCAAAAGGAAATAGACTATGACTTCGGATCATGGTGACGAACCTATAAAAAAACAATCAATAACAATGAGTACAATTTTAGGTAAAGCCTTAGAAGCAGTAGTGGGTTATATTGCTTTATGGTTTTTTAGACCCGTATGGGAAAGATTAGTAAGGTGGTTTTATAAAAAAGATGAATCAGACAACAGTTAAATTTATTACGGCTACTCCAGATGCTGAAAAACTAATAGCTTATTGTGCTAGAGTTAGCAATCCTAGCAATCAATCTAATGAAGAATATTCTAAACTTTTAAAGTATTGTATAGATCATGGTCACTGGTCTATTTTTGAAATGGCTAATATGGTATTAGAAATAAATACCAGCAGAGGCATCGCTGCACAGATATTAAGGCATCGTAGTTTTAACTTCCAAGAATTTTCTCAAAGATATGCTGATGCTACTCATCTTGGAGATACAATAAATGTACCAGACCTTAGAAAACAAGACCCAAAGAATAGACAGAATAGTACAGATGATCTTAATGAATACAAAGAAACTATTTATAAGGCTCAGATAAGAGAATTATTTGCAAAGTCAAAATACTTATATGATCTCATGGTGAGAGATGGAGTTGCTAAAGAGTGCGCAAGATTTGTGCTACCTTTAGCTACACCAACAAGAATGTATATGAATGGAACGATCAGATCATGGATTCATTACATTGATTTAAGAAGCGGTCATGGAACGCAAAAAGAACACGCAAGTATAGCAAATATGTGTAAAAGTATATTTTGCGAAAGGTTTCCTATAATTAGTCAAGCATTATCTTGGAAATCTTAAATAAAAGTGTATTATACTCTATAAGGAGAGTATAGCATGAAAACTAATAAATACCTAGATCGTTTAAATAATTATAAATTCCCAGAAGAAGCAATCGCTCGTAAGGTATACAAGTACGAAAATCCCCGAACTGGGCAGATTTACGAATATAATCGCACAGGATACTATGTTAAAGATGGTGTTGTGCTAAGATTGCTGCCTGCTAGTGCAGAAGCGGACAGACCCGGTTTATGGGAAAATATCCGTAGAAAAAAAGAACGTGAAGGGAAAAATTACAAACCGGCTAAAACTGTCAAAGAAGGCAGACCAACTCAAGAGCAATTAAAGAGGGCGCAATCAGAACCAACTGAAAAACAGAAAAAGGCTCTTGATAAAAATAAAGACGGTAAAATAACTAAAGAAGATTTTGAATTACTTCGCAAAGGTAAAAAATAAAAGGATGAGCCACAATCCTAAACAAAAGGATATGTGATGTTTAAAAAAACTATAGTATTATGTATACTATTCAGTATGTGTAATATTGTTATAGCACAGGAAACTGGTATAAAATTCTTTGAAAAGAATATCAGGTCTGTGTTGACTACTCAATGTTATTCCTGTCATTCTTCTAATTCTAAAGATGTCAAAGGTGGATTGTCTTTAGATACTAGACAGGGTATATTAAATGGTGGTGATTCTGGGCCATCAGTTGTTCCCGGTAAGATAGATGAGAGTTTATTATTAGACTATATCGAGTCTGGTGATATGCCACCAGATAATCCTTTGAGTGAAGAAGTTGTAGATAATTTTAGACAATGGATTAAAATGGGTATGCCTGACCCAAGATATAAACATGAGAATAGAGCAGTAGAATTAAGACAAGCTAGAAATTTCTGGGCATTTAAAAAAGCTACTAAACCGCCTGTTGTTAAATATGATAATGGTACAGAGATAGACGCAATATTGAATCTAGAAATAGAAAAACATAAACTAAAACCAGTAGATGCGGCAGACGATTACACTATTGTTCGTAGACTTTATTTTGATCTGATCGGCCTACCACCAAGTATTGAACAAATAAAAGGCTACATAGATGATACCTCAGAGGATAAGTATGAAAAGTTAGTTGATAGTTTATTGCAGGATGAAGGGTTTGGAGAGAAATGGGGACGACATTGGCTTGATGTAGCAAGGTATGCGGAATCATCTGGACAGGATAGGAATTTAGTTAGTCCGTATGCTTGGAGGTATAGAGATTATGTTATAGATAGTTTTAATAACGATAAACCATACGATCAATTTATTACAGAACAAATCGCTGGGGATTTACTTCCACATAAAAATTATGAAGAATATAATTCTAACAGGATAGCCACAGGCTTTTTAACAATAGGTACAAAGAATATACAAGCACAGATAAAACAGTTTGAAGCTGATCGTAATGATGACCAGATAGATGCTATTACTAGAGGTTTTCTTGGTATGACTTTAAGTTGTGCAAGATGTCATGATCATAAGTTTGATCCATTTTCTCAACAAGATTATTATGGTGTTGCTGGCGTATTTAATAATACAGAAAACATGGATGGCTTGTATCGTGGTAATAATAATACTGGCTATCTTGGTGACTACGATTTTCTTGTCAATGATAAAACTGAAGAATTATATAAAAAGAAAAAGATTCAAGAGTGGTTTTTACTTTGTGATATTAAAAATTTAGAAATGCAAATAGAATCTATTAAGACATGGAATAAAAGAGTAACAGAGCAGCAGTTGAAACGAGAACTAGATAAAAGAGAAAAACGATTAGCAGAAGCAAGGGATAAACTGTCAGACGAGTATTTAAAATACTTAGAACATTTAGAGCCTATTATGTCTGTTAAAGACAAGGACAAGATGACAGAAGTAAAACTAGCGATTAGAGGAGAAGTTAATAATCTGGGTGATGAAGTACCAAGAAGATTACCTGAGATATTTAGCGATAGACCTAATCTTAACTTTAATAATACAAGTGGGCGTTATGAATTAGCGAAATGGATAACACATAAAACTAACCCATTGACTTATAGGGTTCATGTAAACAGGGTGTGGAGACATCTGTTTGGTCAAGGAATATTAGATAGTTTTGATAACTTTGGCATATTAGGTGGAGAACCCACTAATCTTAAACTTATGAACTATTTATCTACTAAGTTTATTACGGGTAGACTGTCAAACAAAAGACTGATTAAAACTATTGTAATGAGTAATGCTTACAAACGTAGTAGTAAGTTTGATAAATATAACTACGAGATTGATCCTGATAATATTTATTTTTGGAGAATGAATGAAAAGAGATTAGAGGCTGAACAAATTAGAGATTCATTATTATTTGTATCAGGCAAGCTGGATGAATCGCACAAAAATATTAGTGATTTTCAACAAGATATAAGACGACCATCTAAAGAATTAAATAAATATATCGGAGAAACAAAAGCTAGATCAATTTACATTCCATCGCTAAGAGATAATAAGATCGAGGTACTAGACATATTTGATAGACCAGATAATAGTTTACTTAATGCTGAAAGAAGTGTTACGACAGTTTCTACTCAAGCGTTGTTCCTTATGAATAATCCTAAGATTATAGCACTAGCAAAAGAACAGGCAGATAAATTACTGGAGCGTAATAAGAAGATGGGTAAAACTATGCCTAAGATATTATATCGTAATAACGTAAATGAAATATTTTTAAAATTTTTAGGACGTAGACCTAACAACACCGAACTAGAAACATCAATAAATTTTATAGAAAAAGATAATAACAATCTTGCACACTTAACACAAATACTAATCTGCACAGGAGAATTTCGTAATGTTAAATAGACGAGGTTTATTACAAGCTAGTAGTTTCGGTTTCGGTATGCTCGCTCTCAAAGGATTGATGGCAGAAGAAGTAATGAAGAATAATAAGAGAGTTATATTCATGTACATGAATGGAGGTATGACTCATACGGATACCTTTGATTATAAACCTTTAATGGTAGAAAAAGATGGAATAGATGATCCTATAAGTAAAGGTAGAAAGATTGTAAAACCAGCAGTGCCTTTAACTCCAGCAGGAAAAAGTGGTATAGAAATTAGTGAGAACTTTCCACACCTGCGTAAACATGCAGATAGTTTATGCTTGTTAAATGGCATGAAGAGTAAAACAGGTAATCACAATCAGGCCAGAAGTTTATTGCATACAGGTAATTTTCAATTCAGTAGACCTAGTATGGGTAGTTGGTTGTTGTATGGTTTGGGTACAGAGAATAAAGAGTTACCGGGATTCATAACTATAGATGCAAATATCGGGCCTGATAATTATGGAAGTTCTTTTTTACCGGCAGTATATCAAGGCACTGCTATTAATGCTGGTAGTAAAAGCCCTATCCCTAATCTTAAAAGTCCGATAGCTTTAGAGAAACAGAGAGAGAACTTAGATTTTCTTAGAGATTTAAACAATCATCAATTAGCCAACAGCGAAAATAGCAGGCTAGAAGGACTCATTGAAAGTTATGAGTTAGCTTTTAGAATGCAAACAAGTGTTCCTAATACTATTGACATATCAAAAGAATCACAAGAAACCTTACAAAAATATGGCATCAACGATAAAGCTACTGCTAAATTTGGCAAACAGTGTTTATTAGCTAAGAAATTTAGTGAGGCAGGAGTTAGGTTCGTAGAGATTGGTCATGGTGGATGGGATATGCACCAAAATATTAATGACAACTTAAAAAAGAATACTAATGCTATTGATAAACCTATCGCTGCTTTGATACAAGACCTAAAAGACTCTGGGTTGTTTGAAGATACAATTATATTATTTGGAAGTGAGTTTGGTAGAACTCCCGGTATAAAAGAAGGAGCCACGGGTAGAGACCATAACAATGGTGGATTTAGTATGTGGATGGCAGGTGGTGGAGTCAAGGGTGGTATCAGGCATGGTTCCACAGATGATTTTGGTCATAAAGCCGTAGATAGTATGGATATGCACGATTTACACGCTACAATATTACATCTCATGGGAATAGATCATAGTAAACTGACATATAGATATAGTGGTAGGGATTTTAGACTCACTGATGTCTTTGGGAATATACAATATGATATTATCTCATGATGGTGTATAATTTAAAAGAGGAGAATATATACAATGCAAACTAATAAATACCTAGAAGCCCTGAAAGCAATAGCTTTACAAAGAGGTAAGCCGGGGCCGAATGATCCAAGAAAAACCCCTGCACCTAAGAAAGACCGTAAAAAAGGATCAAAGAAAAATAAACCAGATAGTGCTAAAGATGATAAGGGTAAGATTACGTTCAGTAAAAAAACTGTTGACAGATTAAAGAAAAAAGCGGCTGAACATAATGAAAAAGGTAAAGGAAGTAAAGCAACATTAGGCGCATTGAAAGCGGTGTATCGTAGAGGTGCTGGAGCATTTAGTACGAGTCATGCTCCTAAAATGAGTAGAGATGGATGGGCGATGGCAAGAGTCAACGCATTTTTATACTTACTTAGAAATGGCAAACCATCTAATCCAAACTATAAACAAGATAATGATCTTTTACCAAAAGGTCATCCAAGAAGTTCTAAAAAATAATGTTTTCTTTTTTTAGTTTTAGATATTTTAGATATGCTAGGAGATCAAGTAAGTGGTCTGCTGTCAGAAAAGAACACTTAAAAAAACAACCTTGCTGTGCTGCTTGTGGAAAAACATCTAAACTAGAAGTTCATCATATTAAACCTGTACATAAATTTCCAGAACTAGAATTAGATCCAGACAATCTAATAACTCTTTGTGCTGATCCGTGCCATATTATATTTGGGCATTTAAAAAACTGGAAAAGCTGGAACTTGGAAGTAGCAACGGATTGTAATAGATACTATACTAAATTGAAAAACAGACCTTAAAAGAGGTGGTACAATGAAGAAAGCGATATTAGCATTAGCAATTATGCTATGTGGGTCATTTGGTTTTGCTGGCACTATTGATCCAAGTGTTGCAGATAGTAAGTATCTGGAGTTTGGAGAAAAATTTGGATGTGTAAAAAAAATAGAGGTTGACTATGAAACTAAAGAAAAAGGTAAAAGTTTAGTAGGTTGTGCTTCTTGCGTAGTTATTGGAGATAATTGGGTTTTAACAAGTGCTCACATTTTATTAGCTAAAGCAGAATGCGTATATGTTATTCATAATGAACATAGACATGTAGTAGATAAAATGTACATTCATAAAGATTTTGATTTTGATCCTAAAAGTGTTCAAGCTGTTGACGAACCATTTGCTGATTTAGCTTTATGTCATGTCAGAGGTAAACCAGAATTTGAATTTAAAGCATCTATAGTAGATGATAGTGTAATTAATGTTAAGGGTAAAGTAGTGGCTATTTGTGGATTCGGGGCAAGTGGAACACTCTCAACCGGAGCAACTAGCTTTGATCGCAAAAGGCGAGCAGGGTCAAATATAATTGATGATATTGAAAAAGATATTTTATTAGCAGGTTCTAGAAAAAATGAGTCTAGGCAAACAACATTAGAGATGTTGGTAGCAACAGGAGATAGTGGGGGTGGGCTTTTTATTGATGGCAAATTACTCGGAATTATATCATTCATCAGATCAAGTGATGGTACTAATTCAGATTACGGCGATAGTAGTGGCTTTCTTGATCTACGACAATATAAAAGGTGGATAAATGACATTATTGAAAAGAGATAGAGTTTCCCTTCTTCCTTACATTAAAGAAAACATATATGGTTTAAATCCATATACTGATCAAATTACAGGATGGGAAATCAATAAATTAAATGTTAAAGATTATTGGAAGTACGGAATGGGTGAAGGAGTAAAAGTTGCAGTAATTGATACTGGTTGCGATCTTGATCATCCTGATTTAAAAGATAATTTATTAGATAATGGCTATGATTTTATTAATGATAATGATGACCCGTCAGATGATAATGGTCACGGTAGTCATGTGGCAGGAACCATCGCTGCTTCTAATAATGGTTTAGGAATGGTTGGCGTTGCTCCTAAAGCGAAAATACTTCCTATTAAATCATTAGCTGGTGATGGGTCTGGTGGATTAAAGTCAATCGTTTTAGGTATACTATGGGCCGTTGAACAAAAGGTTGACATCATCACCATGAGTCTTGGAACTCCGTATCATTCTAAAGCATTACATGATGCTGTTAAACTAGCGCATTCTAGAGGTATATTATTATTCTGTGCTGCTGGTAATTCTGGCTACAGAGATAATATTATGTATCCAGCAAGATATCCAGAAACAATTAGTATAGCGGCTATAGATGAAAAATTAAACAGAACGGATTTTAGTTGTAGTGGAAATAGCTTAGACTTTCTAGCACCGGGTCATAATATTTTAAGTTGTGTTCCTGATGATTCTTACGCTAAAATGAGTGGTACTAGCATGAGCAATCCATTTGCTGCTGGTTGTGCTGCTCTAGCTTTTTCTTCAGTCGGTAAAATGTCTAGAAGAAAACTAATAGATTTATTTTCTAAGTATACTCTAAAGCTAAAAGATCCTAGTCATGCAGGAATAGTTAAGTATGAGGGTAATGGGATTATAGTACCTATTAACCCTTCCCTTCTGCATAATTAATAACCAATTATCTTGGATTGTAAAGCTAGAATTTTTTAAAAAAAAACTTGACAATCGGAAGGTTTGTGGTAGTATAACTATAACGAAACTCGTAAGATAAGGTAAGATGCAAGAGTTTGAAGATCGTAAAAATTTAAGAAGAGATAACCTGAAGCAGAAGAAATGCAAATCTTCTAAATCTGAATCTGATGGTAGAGAGCTAAAAAGAAAAACTAAATCTTTTAAATATCAAAAGAGGCAAGATTATGAAGACGAACAATGGGAACAATGGCAAGAACACTATAGGTAGAAAAGTAATAAGATTTGTGAAATCTCTTTACAATCATATTACCAAAGGTATGCCTAAGTGTAGTCAGTTCGAAATTGATTCAAGATATTTAATCTGCCAAGAGTGCGAATCATATTATAATAACCAGTGCTTAGAGTGTGGTTGTTCAGTTAATAGGAACAAGGAATTAATGAATAAGCTGGCATGGAAAGATCAATCATGCCCTCTTCATAAATGGTAAAATGAAAACAATTAATAAGTATAATTGTATAAAGAAGAAAAACCTGTTCGATGTTATTGAACAAATACTCAAGGTTAATACTTCTACTAATATATTAGTGCCGTTTGTTTCTTCTGATAATATAGATTTTTCTAATAGATTTATTAAAGCTAGTTTTGATCGTTATAAAGGTTTTGAAACTAACTTTACTCTTAATAAACCTGTAATCGGTAAGGTTGATTTTTTTAATGTAAAAACAACTAAGTATAAAAATTCTATTATATTTGCTAGTATGCCTTGCCATCATATGAAATCTTATGGTAGAAAAATAAATTACGGAGAATTAGCGTCATGTATGCATCAAATTAAAAACACTATTAAAAGATCTAAAACTTCTAACGATGAATTTAAGATTGAAATACACTCACCAAAATTTGGTACAGGAGTTTCTGGAGGTGATTGGAGAATCATATCAGAACTTATAAATGATGTTTGGTCTAATGTAGGAGTCTTTATATATGAACCTTGAGCAATTAATTATTTTTTGTTTAATTATGTATTCTGGTTGGTACGGCTGGAAGCAAGCAGGTAAAAAAATTCAAGCCACAAGGAAGGGTGAGCTTCCCGGTTACAACTCCAAAGATAATCAATCATACTTTTTCTTTATAGATTACGATTAATATGCAAAAATTATTAGGACACAGAGTTTACCTAGCAGGCCCAATGGATCGTGTTAAGGATAGAGGTAGAACTTGGAGAAATAAAATTACTCCTACATTATCGTCAATGGGTTTAAATGTTTTAAATCCTTTGAAGAAGCCAACCTCTGTTGGGTTGGAAAATAACGATACTGCTGAATACAAAAATAAACTTAAAAAGAAACAAGAGTACGATAAACTATCTTCTTTAATGAAAGAAATTAGGGCTGTTGATTTAAGAATGGTAGATACTAGTGATTTTATAATAGCTAGTTTAGATTTAGATGTACATTTGTGTGGAACTTTAGAAGAAATATTTTGGGCTAATAGACAAAAGAAACCTATATTAATTCGTATGGAGCAAGGCAAAAAGAATACTCCAGACTGGTTGTTCGGAACTATCCCTCATGAATTTATATTTGACGACTGGGATTCTCTTGTATATTATATCAATGAAGTAAACAATGGAAATAACATAGAAACATACAACAGATGGTGTTTCTTTAATTATTAAATGAAGATTATACAAGATACAAAACTAGATTTTGATGACGTTTTAATTAAACCTAAAAGGTCTAATCTTAAAAGTAGATCAGAGGTAGTTCTCAATAGAGAATTTATTTTTCCTCACAGTGCTAGAAGTTTAGCATGTGTTCCTATATTTGCCGCCAACATGGACACTACAGGCTCTATGCAAATGGCAGACAAGTTGCAGGAATTTAATTGTTGCACCTGCTTGCATAAACACTACTCTCAAAAAGAATTAATTAAATATTTTAAAATATATAAACCTTTAGTGTTTTATTCGACAGGCATATCGTCTGCTGATATTAAAAAATTAACAGCAGTATTTGATCAATTAGATAAGAAGCCAAATATTTGTGTTGATGTTGCTAACGGCTATAGCGAAAACTTTGTAAAAGTTATAAAACAAATTAGAACATTATATCCAGATATAATTATCATGGCAGGTAATGTTGTAACACCAGAAATGGTAGAAGAATTAATTTTTCATGGCGGTGTTGATATAGTTAAAGTTGGTATAGGTTCAGGTAGTGTTTGTACTACTAGATTAAAAACAGGGGTTGGCTACCCTCAACTTTCAGCTATTATGGAGTGTGCAGATGCCGCACATGGAGTTGGTGGTCATGTATGTAGTGATGGTGGTTGTAGAACCGCTGCCGACGTATGTAAAGCATTTGGTGCTAATTCAGATTTTGTAATGTTAGGTAGTATGTTAGCTGGCACAGATTGCTGTGAAGGGGAATGGGAATATGTAGGAGAGACAAAAAAAAGTTTAAATTTCTATGGTATGAGTAGCTGGAAAGCTATGAAAAAACATGGATCAGAAGTTGCTCAATATAGAACAAGCGAAGGCAAGTGTGTTAATATACCATACAAAGGTGAAACTTCTAAAGCAATTTTAGATGTTTTAGGAGGATTGCGAAGTTGTTGTACATATATAGGTTCTCATAAATTAAAAGATATCGGTAAAAAAACTACTTTTATTTTAGTCAATAATACTCATAACAGGATATATAAATGATAAATTTACAGGTTCCAATTAATAACACAACAGGTTATGGTATTACCTCTACAAATATCTGGAAATTATTAAGAGAGAAAAATAATGTTTCATTGTTTCCTATAGGTGGAGGGGTTTCTCTGGATGAAGATCAAAAACATCTTACGGAATCATTACAACAAGATTTAAACAATGCTGTTAATACTGATACTAAACACAATAATCTTTTAAAGATTTGGCATCAGCATGATTTGATGACAAGGGTTGGAGTAGGTAAATATTCTGCTTTGACTTTTTTTGAATTAGATAAATTTCAACAACAAGAAGTAACTTCACTTCATCATCCTGATAATGTACTTGTTGCATCTAACTGGGCTAAAGGTGTAGTCGAGCAACATGGTATTCCTAGCGACAGAGTAAAAGTCACACCTCTAGGAGTAGATTTAAATACTTTTAATTCTGCTAATTTCTCACAAGAAGATCGTCCACACGATAAATATATATTTATGAATGTTGGTAAATGGGAAATTAGAAAAGGTCATGATTTACTAATTAATATTTTTAATGAAGCTTTTACAGAAAAAGACAATGTTGAATTATGGATGGTCAATCATAATCCATTTCTTAAAGACGAGCAAATATATCAGTGGCATAAATTATATAAAGAAAGTAAACTTGGCGATAAGATTCAGATATTCCCCAGACTTGACACTCATACTCAATTAGCCAGTTTAATGGATAAGTGTAATTGTGGAATATATTTATCTCGCGGTGAAGGTTGGAATAATGAAGCTGTTGAAACTATGGCATTAAATAAACCACTTATTATAACTAATTATTCAGCTCATACAGAATATGTTAATCCTTCTAATTCATATTTAGTGGACATTACAGAAACTGAACCAGCTAATGATGGAATTTGGTTCCACGGTCAAGGTAATTGGGCTAAACTTGGCTTCCCTCAGATTGAGCAAACAATCGAACATATGAGGTATGTATACAAGAATAATATTAGAGATAATCCGAAAGGCTTAGAAACAGCGCAAAAATATACTTGGCAAAACACAACGGATGAGATCTGGAAATATCTTACATAATAGTGTATAATATAGTGTTAACTAGTATATATTAAGGAAAAATCATGCCATTACCTAAGCCAAACAAGGGCGAAAAACGCCAAGATTTTATTGGTCGTTGTATGTCTGATGACAAATCTAAAGAAGAATTTGGAGAACCAAAACAAAGAGTAGCCTACTGCTTGAGCCAAGTCAAAGCAGTAACTATGGCTGAAAAAGTACATGATGAATTATTAAAATCTAATGCAGAGTATGATGATTTCTGGAACGAATGGACATACGATCAAGATATTGAAGATGTATACAATGAATATAATCGTATGATTGCTAAAGAAAAGAAGAAGGTAAAACTTAATAAACCTTTTAGAACTCCTGATGGACCAAAGAAGTTTAGCGTCTACGTTAAAAACGATAAAGGTAATGTAGTTAAAGTAAACTTTGGTGATCCTAATATGGAAATTAGGAGAGATGATGATGAGAGAAGAAAAAGTTTTAGAGCAAGACATCAATGCGATACTAACCCCGGACCAAAATATAAGGCACGATACTGGAGTTGTAAGTTCTGGGAAAAGAACAGTCCTGTAACTAAGTTAACTTCAGAAGAAGATTCTAAAAAAAAAACAATAGATCTTAATGATATAGTTTATGACTCAGCTTTAAAAGAGGATTATTCTAAAGATAAAGTATCTAATCTCGTTACAGTCGATTGGACAAAAATTATTAATGATCCTCCTGATAACGATAGCGTTCAAACAAGAGAGGAATTAAAATTAATATCTAAACGATCCACTAGTAGAACTGCTACAGAAGTTAAAGAAATTTTATTAAATGATGAAGATCCTTTAAATATATTTATGCCGTTTTTGACAGAAAATAAATTAAAGTTTGATAAAAAAGAATTTAAACTATATGAGAAGATAGTAGATCATGTGTTCGGTCTGTTAAAAAGAATGCACAATAGACCTAGACCAGCACAATTAGCAGAGCATGTAGGTTTGGAAATAGATGTTTTAGAAACTAAAACCCACCATACTCCTGCTTATCCTAGTGGTCATGCTGCTTATGGATATCTTTTAGCAGAATTTTTAGCAGATAAATATCCTCAACATAAAAAAGAACTAGTTAAGTTAGGCGATAAAACAGGGTTTCTAAGAGTAATACAAGGAGTGCATTATCCTTCTGATTCTCTAGCTTCTAATCAGTTAGCAAAAGTTTTATACAAAAATATAAAATCTAATTTACATTCTAAGTCAGCAGATAAAAGAATACCAGAAAAAGACAAACGAGGGAAGACAAGACCTAAAGATAAACATAGCGATCTATATACAGATGAAGACCCTAAAGGAACTATTAATGGTTTAGGTTTTAAAGATAAAGAATCAGCATTAAAATCTATTAAGATAATTAAGAACATTAAACGTAAGCATGCACATAAAGTTCAAGCTATGTTAGTTATGATACAAAGACTAAAAGTTGCTATCGAAAGAACCAAGGATAAAGAAAAGTTAAAGAATCTTAGAGAGGCTTTAAAAGTATACGAACCAGCCTTTGAAAAACTAAAACAAAAAAAGCTATAGTCAGTGTTGACATAATGACGATATAAGGTATAATTCAGGAGTTGTACCTTGGAACTTGTATCAGGAGAATCAAATGGAAAATAAATTAGAAGATTTGTGTTTTTATACTAAGCTCGCTAAGAAAACTATATCAGCTTTTGCTAATAATATTTATTCAGGATTAAGCCAAGAGATGCTGGCTAATGATGAAACAGTGGGTGAGGTCGCTAACGCTATTATGATTGGCGATTGGAGATGGGATAAAAACCGCAAAGGCAAAACAGGTAAATCTAAAACTAGATATTCTTATCGTAATCAATGTGCTATCTGGGCAATTCAAACATATGCTACTAAAAAGTATAAGAAAAAGAAACTGCACAGTTTAGAATATTCTTCAGACCCAGATGATAATGAAATTAAGAGTCACATTCCGGGAAGAGAGAAAGAACCTATTTCTATTATTATAGAGAAAGAAAGTTCGGATAATATTAAATATTATCTAAATGAGATATTACAGTCGGATGTTATATCAGAAAGACAAAGAAAATTTATTCAAATGTATTATTACGATAGTCACACCCTTGAAAGCATTGGAAAACAGTTTAATATAACAAAAGAGGCAGTTAGACAAAATATAAAAAAGGCTATCGAAAATATTAAAAATGTGGTCAATGTTTAAAAAGAAACAGCAGCAAGAGTTGCGTGATGTATGCTCCTTATCTTTTCATTTAAAAGAAGATCAGGAAGTATACATCGAGTGCAACTGGGAGGATGATACGCCACCCACTGCTGATAAATATTCTAAATTAATATTCTTAGTAAATTCTGGATATTTTAATATTCAAATAATTAAGATGTTAGAAGATAAAGGTATGACAGATAGAAAGCATACTGCTTTTATTCAACAGCTACTTACTAATTGGAAAGCGTTTTATGATACATTAGAAGATAAACAACAGAGTGATTTAGTTGTTAGTCCATCGGATTTTATAGCAAATGTCAAAAAATAAAATTATATGGGAAAAATGGATAGACCCATTTTTTGCAGAAAATATTACAGATAACGAAGATCATAATGATACGGAAGAGGACTTTCCTTCATATGATGAGTATTCAGAAAAACAAGAAGAAGCTGAAGATATAGACGAGTCTGTATTACTTCTATATTCTGATATGGGAGTTATACCATATAATGAAAAAATGCCATCAGGCAAAATATTTAATTTTTGGATAGGACATACTAATTTTGATATTACGCACAGCATAAAAGAAAAAATAGAACAGGTGGATGGTATAGAGATACTGGATGTTTTTACTAGATATAGATTTCGTATAGCTATAGCTAAGTCATTTAGAGATCGAGAAGTAATGAACAATATATCTAAAGCACTTTCCAATAAATTCAGTTAGGTTAAAATGGATCATCTACAAGACATTCACAGTTATGGCCTGAATGTAAAAAACAGAGAAATATTTTTACATAATTTTTTAGGCTCAAATGATGAAGCTAATCCGGGCGTAGAGTTTCGGATGGCAAGTATATTCTTAAAAAACATTAAAATACTAGAGCATATTTCTCGTGATCCAATCACTATTTATATGAATAGTGTTGGAGGTGAGTGGTCGGATGGTATGTTGATATATGATGCAATACAACTATGTAAATGCTATGTTACTACGATTGTATACGCACAAGCAGAAAGTATGAGTAGCATAATCTTACAAGCTGCTGATGAAAGAGTATTGTCTCCTAATAGTTATTTTATGCCTCACTATGGATCAACCGATGCTGGTGGAGAATATTTAAGTGTTCAAAATTGGGTTAAATTTGAAAAACATATTTGTGATGTTATGTTTAATATATATGCTGAAAGATGTTATAAAGGCAAATTTTTTAAAGATAAATATGGTGGAACTAAAGAAACAATACCTAAAGTTACGACATGGTTAAGATCAAAATTAAAAAATGGTGATTGGTATATTAACGCAAAAGAGGCTATTCATTACGGTTTTGCTGATAAAATCTTAAGCTAAGATACCTTAGAAAGTGTATATAGTATTGTAAACTTAATGAGGTAAATATGAATATAGAATATGCCCTGCACGATATAGAGTCAAATGACAAATCTATTAAGAAAGAAATAGAATCAGCTTTAGAATATCCTATTAAACAGGTTAGTGTTTTACCACAACATATTAAAGTTGTTAAAAAAATAGTACCTAAACACATTAACCTATCTTGTATCATAGATTTTCCGTTCGGTATCAGTTCCGAAGAAATTAGAATGGATATGATACAGTTTGCTTCTGATGAAGGTGTAGATACTGTGGAGATTATTGCGCCAAATAGAATGATGTGTAATAGAAACTACACATCTATTCGTAGTGAAATAACTAAACAGTTTGATCTGTGTGTTAAAAATATGATAGATGTTGCTTATGTTTTAGAGTATAGGAGATTTACCTTTACAGCTATTGCTAGAGTAGCAAAAATATTAACAGACTTTACTATTAATAAATGCTATGCGTCATCTGGAAATAAGCTAGATAATATTCATGATCATTTAATAGCTATAGCTATGCTCAAGAAAGAAGTTCCTGATATATCTATACCTTTTAATGGAAATTTGTGGTTAAAAGATCAAGTAGATCTACTGTATGAATCTGACGTTAAAATGGCCCGTGTTAGAACATTAAATGCTTTAGATCTATTTTTTAATAAAATAGCCTGATTTATTAAATTTTGGGGTATTTAAAAATAAGTTTCTACTATACGCGCACAATGGAGAAAATAGTATGTCTACCAGACAAGTCGATAATTCTGCTGTTACCTCAACCAGCACGGATAATAATGGATCAGCAATCTACGGTCTACGAACAGACCGAAATAATGCTAAAGCAGTTACTCTAGGTGATTCCCGACCAGATCTTAATGGTTCAAGAATTACTGTAGCTATGGGTGCTGTAACCAGTGGTGTTGCTGGTGCTGTAGCTGTGAACAATGATCGAGGAGTAATTCTACAGGTTACGGAAACACTCGCTAACGGAACAGCCACTGATCCAGCGGGCTTCCTCAAGAGTGCTGGTCAAGATAAATTTGATAGCACGCTGCACAAGTCAGAAAGCAATACAATTACCAATCGTACCACGCGACTTCGAGAAGGAGCTTGGAATCCCTTTAGTGGTGTCTTTGGTGCTACAGCAGCGAACGAAGGTACACTAAGCAATGTTACAATGGCATTTGGTGCTGATAGTGGTGTTCTTACAAGTGGTCCGACCTATCAATTCGGTAGTAACGTTCCAAAGCAAGATGACTATGAAGCTCCAACTACATAGTAGTAATATAATTAAGTTATTTGATTGTGCGATTTAAGTACTTATAATAAGCCAATGTCTATCATTGGCTTATTTTTTATCACAGAAAGCAACATGATGGACACATTACTGCAACACTTATTACCAGAATGGATAAGCCTCGCTGTAGTTTTAATAGGTCTTTGGGTTAGTATTGGAAGAAATCTAGTAACTAAAGCTGAGGTAGAAAAAATGATAGCATCTTTATCTCCATATAATGTAGACAAACAATTTATATATGAAAGGTTGGATATGAATAAAGAAATGCAAGAACAATTTGCTGATGCTCTACAAAGAAATACAGAAGTTATGAATGATTTAAAAGTACAAATAGCTACATTGAGCAAGACTTTAGAAACTATAGAACATCATATTCAAAAGTAGGACTATTATGAGTTATTTCGATGATATGTATAAAAAGTTTAAGACTAATTCAGAGTATAATCCTGAAGTAGAAGGTGAAGACATTTTTAATATAGCTGGTTATGATCCAACGGATTCTGGTGGAACAGGATATTTTGCTGATGTTAGAGGAACTGGTACTGGTGCTGGTACAGTAGGTCACGTTTATCGCAATAGTGATGGTGATTTTTTCCTTAGAATTAGAGCTACGGGCTAAAAGGTGTATATAAATATAGTATTGTACAATAACTAGGAGTAAATTATGGCGATTTCAACTACAGATGTTTTGACCTCAGCAATTACTACGAGCGATGCTGTTAAGAATGGCACTATCGTTTTAGCTGTGTCACCAGTATTGGGAACTACTCAAGATATTAATACTTATGTTGTAAGCACTCCCGGTCACACAGGAGTACAGACAACACTGACAAATAGACTTGATGAAGTAGCATACTATAACACAGCAAGCGGTATTTCTGGTGGCGGTGCATAATGAAACCGGGTTACAAAACAACAGAGTTTTGGTTTACCCTAGCAACTTTTATCGTTAGTGGATTATTTTTGTTGGGGCTTTTTAGAGATGAGTCTCAAAAAGATGAATTAATTATTGTAATCAGTCACGCTATTGAGAGTATATTCTTAATAGGCGGACAGGTTATGATATTTTTAAGGTATATGCAAGGACGCAGAGAAGAAAAATTAATTAGAGTTTATAACGAGGTGGAACACGATGACAGCAGCATTTATTCAACAGAACGACCCGAACCAGACAACAAAAGAATTGATCCGGCAAGAAGTTCTAAAACTAATTACCGAAGTAAAAATCTCTCTTAAAGATGTAAAACGCTTTGCTATTTCTGAAGCATGGAAAGTTTTACAGTTAGTAGTAGCGGTTGTAATCCAAATCATTGAAAAGTTAGGCGAAAATTTAAGTGGGCCTGAGAAGAAAAAAGTCGCACTAGAAGTTATAGAAAACTTTTATGACACAGTATTAGGCTCGATTGATATTCCGGGCATTCCAAGTTTTCTCGAACCTATGTTTCATAATAGCGTAAAAAGTCTTATGATGATATTTGTAGGAGCTAGTATAGATGCTATGGTAGCTACATTTAGAAATGTTGGAGTATTTAAATCAAAATACATAGAAGGTCAATCAACAGACAGCACTTTAGTTGATCAATTATTAAATGATATATCACAAATAGTAAAGGTGGAGACATGAATTATTTAGAACAGTTTGCTAAAGAAAGTACAGCTTTCGATCTTGCTTTATATGCTGGCGTAATAGGAATTTGTTTTGTATTATTTAAAGATAAACTTGCTCCGGTCACAAAATGGATAGGTGATGTAATAGCAAAATTAAAACCTAATTTAAAAACTCCTGATTTAGATTTTATTACTGTGGTAGAATCTAGAGATGAAGACACAGAATTATTTTTTGAACTTGTTAAAAGCTGGAAAAAGACTAGAGATTTAGCAGAAGATTATGGTGCAACTAAAGCTGTTGATATAGCAGATCAAATGTTTCCTTACTTAGTTCCAAATGAAGAAGAGATAACTGATGAGTAGAGATAAAATTATACTGTGCGTAGCTGGATTACTTTTATTTATTGGAGTATTTAAACCTAACTTAAATTGGTTACGGCCTTCTATACCAACACCAACTGTAGTCGATGTTGTAGAAATAGAAGCTCCAGAAGATAAAGAATTAAAAGCATTAGCAGAGAATGTTAGAGACTGTTTCTTAAATAGTTCTTCATCAACACGACAAAATGATTCTAGACTGCTAGCTAACCTGTATAAAGATATTGCTATATTAATTAGTTTAAATAGTACTAATGAAGTTATAACTACAACAGAAGCTATTAGACAAGCAAATGTTTTGTGTGGTGCTATGTTGAACTTAGATATAAAAGGTAAGTATGAAGGATTATCTGAAGCAGCAGAGAAATTATTATCAGAAACTATAGGGGTTGATAATGTAAAGATGACAAAAGAATTAAGAGAAAAAAGTGTTAATTGTTTTAACGCTTTATCATGGGCTTGTCAAGAAGGAAGTAAATAATGCCACGATATACCCCACAAACATTAAATAGATTATATAATGATGGTCTTAATGGGGCTATTTGGGAGCAAGAACATTTTGATACTTTTATGTCTACATTGAAATATCCTTTATTTCATGATGCTGATATTAGAATTAGAAATAGCGGTAAAGGCAAACTAAGCACACCTTTTAAAAGTGTTTTAAAGTTTGACCCAAACGCTTACGAAGAACGACAAACTACAGGTGATTGTGTGTCTCACTCTACTCGAAACGGATGTGATCTAAGTAGAGCAGTAGAGATAGATGTTAAAGGAGAAAATGAAGGCTGGGTTACTAGAGGTGCTACTGAGGCTATCTACGGATGTAGAGGTCATGGCGGTCAGGGTATGAGTTGTAGTAGAGCAACACAATTTGTTAGTAAAATGGGAGGAATTGTTTTAAGGAAAAATTATCCGGGTATTGTTGATTTAAGTAAATATAAAAGTTCTATTGGTACTAAATGGGGAACTAGAGGAGTTCCTGAAGCACTAAAAAAAATTGCTGATGATAACCAAGTTAAAACTACTTCATTAATTAAAACTGTAGACGAAGCAAGAGATGCATTAGCGAATGGGTATGGTATAAGTGTGTGTAGTGGTTATGGATTTTCTAACCGTAGAGACTCTAAGGGATTTGCGCGAAAAAGTGGGTCATGGGCACATGCGATGTGCTGGACAGCTTGCGACGATACGGGTAGTGAACCTGCATTTTTAGTTCAAAATAGCTGGGGTAAATGGAACTCTGGAGGACATCCAGAATGGGGTCCTATCCCAGATGGTTCTTTTTTAATACACGCTGATATTGCGGCTGGTATGCTTAGAGGTAATGGAGCATATGCTTACAGTAATGTAGATGGGTTTCCTCCACAAAAACTTCCTAATTACGGATTTGAAAGTTATTTATGACAGACGATAAAAAAGAAGAAAAAGAAACAGGAGGTTGGATAGATCAGCTTCTTATGAATCAATTAATTAGAATATTAAGTGATTTTATTTTAGGTGTGCTAAAACTATTTAGTACCGATAAAAATATAACAAAACCCAAAAGACCATTAAAAGATCTACTCGATAGGTGGTTTAAGAAATGATTAGATTAACATTATGTAGTTTTTTAGTATTATTTTTTATGTCTAATACAATAAGCGATACTACACCTATCGTAGTTATTGCTGGAGCGTCAATCAAAGCTCAGTCAGTCCCAGTAAAAGAAAAATATAAAAGAGAAGACTGTCCAATTTGTAAAGGTAAAGGTTGGTACATTAGTGGTGATGGTATCAAAAAGGTTGAGTGCGGTTACTGTGAACCGTCAAAACCTAAGACTGAATTCTATAAATATTGAGGAAAATCATGTCTGATTCACAAGTAGAAAACTTTGCAAGAAAAGTATTAGCAGAAACTTCTATACCAGAAGAAGAAGAATTTGGTAGCATTATAGCTTTACTTATGATCATCAGTTTATGCTTTACTGCCATAAGAATTGTACAAGAATGCAAAAAGAATAACTCTTCTATAGAAGATATTCAAAGTGATATTATTAAATTTTCTCAAGAGAGAATATTAGCCAAATGGAGACTACGCAGAGAAATGCGTAAGGCTATGAGTAAACAACAATATAAAAAATATAGGTCTGAATTGGAGTCAGCACTAGTTAATGTAGGGAGTAATATTTCGTATTCAGAAACAGAAGCTTTACTGGAGGCTATAAATGATTAGTATATTAGCATGGTGTGTATATGGTGTTATTGTAGGTTCAGTTGCTAAAACAATAGTACCGGGTGAAGAAAAAATGGGTTTCTTTCAAACAGTTGCCCTCGGTGTTGTTGGTTCTTATATGGGTGGTGCAGCAAATTACTTATTAGGATTCGATGATGCTTTTGGTCCAACAGGAATTTTTATGGGAATCGCTGGTGGCGTGCTGGCACTAATAACTTATAATAAATTAAAATCATAGGACTTAAATGTTTATATTCGTAGCTGATTTGTTTGCTGAAGATTTCTTGGGTGGTGCTGAATTAACTAGTGAAGCTATCTTAAATAAAGCTACAGATAAAGTAATTAAAGTTAGGTCTAGTGATCTTACATTAGATTTCGTTAAGTCTCATGAAGACGCTAAATGGATATTTGGTAATTTCTTGGGGATTAATCGTATCATACCAGAATATTTCCTACATAAGAATCTTAACTATTCTATTATTGAATATGATTATAAATATTGTGATATTAGAATGCCTGAAGCTTGTAAACAACATAGAGGTGAATGTTGTGAAAATAAACCTATTGGTCAATTAATTAAGAGATTTTTTTTAGGCGCTAAAGATATTTGGTATATGTCTAAGCAGCAAAAAGACTGGTACGAGTCAGTTTTTCCAGAATTAGCAAAAGATAATTCTTATGTTTTAAGTTCTATATTTGACGATGCGACTTTAGATAAAATTTGTAAATTAGACACCACCAATAAAGATGATGTATTTTTAATACAAGATCATCAGCATCCATTAAAAGGAACATCTGTAGCTATCTCTGTAGCAAAAGACAATAATTTAAAGTATCGTAAATTTTCAAATTTATCACATGATCAGTTGCTTGAATTATTTGCAAAATCTAAAGGTTTAATTTTTGTTCCAACGCAATTTGATACCTGCCCTAGAGTTACAATAGAAGCTAAAATGCTTGACTGTGCATTAATATTAAGTAACAAAGTTCAACACGCTAATGAGGATTGGTTTAACGGATCTAAAGAAGATATAATTAATTACATGAAAGAACGACTAGATTTTTTCTGGACAACCGTAAGTAAGTAATATGAATACTTTTAAGGTGATAGTTCCTGTGTATAATGCTCAGGAATGGATTATTAATAATTTAAATATTCTTCATTCACAAACACACAAACATTTTGAGTGTGTAATTATTGATGATATGTCTACAGATAAAACTGTAGAATATATTGAAAAATATTTATCTATAATTAATGACGATAGATTTAAATTAGTTGTTAATACAGAAAAGGCATACGCTCTTAAAAACATATATCAAGGGATTCAACATGGTGGTGTTGCTTTTTGTGATATCATTGTTGTTGTAGATGGCGATGATTGGTTAGTAAATGATAGGGTATTAGAATATTTAGATAAGTTTTATACCGAAAAAGAATGTTGGTTGACATACGGTAGTTTTGTTGTTTATCCTCATGCTTACAAAGGTAGAGAGGCTAGTCCGTATCCTAACGAAATTATTGAAAAGAATCTTTATAGAAAAGATGCGTGGAGAGCATCACACTTAAAAACATTTAAATATCATCTTTGGTCTAAGGTTGAAGAAAAAGATTTACAGGATAAAGATGGTAAGTTTTATGAGTGTGCGTATGACCAAGCTATGATGTTACCTATGTTAGAAATGGCTGGACATAGGGCTGAATATATTGACGAAATTCTATATGTTTATAATGTAACTAATCCACAAGCTGTCAATCAAACAAGAGTAAATAAACAAACAGAAATTATGGTTGAAGTTAGACATAAACAACCTTATTCTAGAATAGATATATATTCTGAAGGTCTTTTAAAAACCAGCAGCAAATCATTTGTTGACATAGAGGATACAAAACAAGGCAACAGTAAATGAAGATAGCATTGGAAAATGTAGATTTAAATAGTAGCAGCGGTCCAAACTCATTCGGGCAAAAATTAGTTGCACATTTAAAAGACACTGTTAGTACAGGCGGTACTCATGCTCAATTTACAAACATAAGTGACGCTGATATAGCATTGTGTTTTATTGAATCGACGACTCAAATAAACATACCAAGAGTTTTAAGACTAGATGGAATTTATTTTAATTCCGCAATGAATTACGATCAATTAAATTTTAATATAAAACATACATACGATCGTTCACAAGGTATTATATTTCAATCTGAATTTAATAAAAAGCTAATAACAAAATACTTTGGAGAGCATAATAATAGTGTTGTGATCCATAATGGTGCTGACGTAGAAACAATTTCAAAAATACCAGCATATGAACACAACTATAATAATCTTTGGATCTGTGCATCACAATGGAGACCTCATAAAAGACTTGATAAAAATATAAGATATTTTTTAGAACATAAAGAAGTTGGAGATCATTTAATTGTAGCGGGTAATACTCCTAGTCAAATAGAAGATCCACGAATTACATATGTTGGTCAATTAAATCAAAATCAATTATATAGTTTGTATAAATCAGCAAAATACTTTTTACATCTAGCTTGGCTAGATCATTGTCCAAATGTTGTTGTAGATGCTAGAGCTTGTGGTTGTCATATTATATGTACCAATGCTGGTGGTACAGTAGAAATAGCTGGGCCAAATTCTACTATTATAGATGAAGACGAATGGGATTTTAAACCAGTTGCTTTATACGAACCCCCTAATTTAGACTTTAGTAAAAAAATTGACAATGTCTATAATGTAGATTACAATATGAATATTGTTGCTAGTAAATATCTCAATTTTATAAAGGATGTTCATGCCAGTAGTCATTAGAAATATCTTTGAAGAATACGTTAAAGACACTTTTAATTTGCAAGATTGCATCGCTGTTAATAGCGGAACTAGTGCTTTAATAGCAACTTTATGGTCTATGGATTTAAAACCCGACGATGAAGTAATAACAACACCATTTACATTTATTGCTACATCTAATGCTATTTTGATAGCTGGTGCTAAACCTGTATTTGTGGATATTGATCCAAATACTTTACTAATTGACGCAAATAAAATTAAGGAAAAAATCAATAGTAAAACCAAAGCAATTATGCCCGTACATTTATACGGTCGTGTATGTGATATGGACGCTATCAATAGTCTTGCAAAATCAAATAACTTAGCAGTTATTGAAGATAGTTCTCAGGCTTTTGGGGCTACATATAAAGACGGATGTAATAATATTAGACAAGCTGGAATGATGAGTGATGCTGGAACTTTTAGTTTTTATAAAACAAAAAACATATCTACATTTGAAGGAGGTATGATATGTATACCTAAGTATAGTAAGATTGATAGTGTTAAAGTAAGATCTATTTGTGACCAAGGTCAAATTGGTAGATATAATCATGAGTATATAGGTTTTAATTTTAGATTAGCTGAACCATTATGTCTAATGGCATACGAACAAATGAAATTACATATGACTGGAATAAAATCTGAACTAGGTTTAAGAGGACCAAAACAAGGACATTATCCTAAAGTAGTATATGAACAGCCTATTTATAAGAAATTAAATATCACCGGAGACTGCCCAATAGCAGAAAATGTTGCCGACAAAATTTCTAAGGGAGAATATTGATGCGGTGTGCTGTGATTGGTTTGGGTGTGATGGGTAAAAATCATTATAAGATTTTACAAGACATGCCTGCTATAAGTTCTGTTGTTACAGTAGATAGCCAAGAACCAGCAACATACAATAGTGTATCAGATATGCTCGTAGCGGAAGATGATATTGATTTTGCTGTTGTGGCAACACCTACAATATCACACAAAGACGTTGCTATAGAATTAATTAAAAATAAAATACATGTATTAATAGAAAAACCAATATCTAATGATATAGAAAATTCTAAAAAAATATTATATTTATCAACTCTAAACAATGTTAAAGTTGCAGTAGGCCATATTGAAAGATTTAATCCTGCGATTCAAAATCTTCTAAAGCAAATAGAAGGTCAACAGGTAATTAATTGCAACATTATTAGGATTGGTCCGTATCCATCTAGAATTAAAGATGTAGGTGTTAAATTAGATTTGTCTGTTCATGATATGGATTTGTTGTCTTTTTTAACAAAAGAAAAAATAATAGACTCTTATTGTATATCTTCTAATATTAAAGGAGTCAATGAAGATACGGTTAATTTTTTGTGTAAAATGTCTAATGGTTGTACCGGAACTATTTTTAATAGTTGGTTATCGCCACATAAAAAAAGAAACATTGAAATCTTAACAACAGAACAGTATTATAATGTTGATCTGATGTCGCATAATCTTAAAGGTAATGCTTTACAGTTAGAGTTAGAAGAATTTATTAAATATATTCAAACTGGAAACATAGGATTTTTGTGCTCCCCCTCAGAAGCTATCAACACTCTAATTAATATATTATGGACGCAAATAACATAAACGCTTGTATTGTTTACATATCATCTAGACACAAGTGTATAGACCAATCTTTACAGTCTCTATGGGAAAATTATAATTGTAAATATAATTATCCTGTTTATGTACATTACTTTGATGACATATATGATAATAAAGTATCAAATACAGAACAGAATGTAAAATTTATTAGTGTTCCGTATAAAACACCAAGCTTTATACCAGAGAACGAACTGTTTTATAATCGTATGAATTTGTGGTATGTAAGATCTAGTTTTAATATACAAAGAAAAGGTTATTTACATATGTGCAATTTTACTAGCAATATGTTTAAATATCCTAATACAGAAATACATAATCACGATTTTGTGATGACTGTAGATGATGAGTCAATGTTTGTTAAAGAAATGCCTTACGACCCATTTGCTAAACTAATAGAAAACGATAAAGTTTTTGCGGCTATGAAGGTTGTAGATCAAACGGTTAAGAAACCACATCAAGGTAATTTTGACACAAGAATTAATCTATGGAATTTTGTCAAAGAATATATATCGCAAAATAACATAGAGCCTGCATCATCATTTATCTTAAAATTATTATCAGATCCTCAGAGTGATTACAATTTTAATTTTTATCCAGTTGCAGATTCTTATGTTATAAACACTAAGCTGTTTGAAAGCCCAGAATGGAAACAGTGGATCAATGCAGTAAATGAGTCTGGTGGAATTTATAAATATCGTTGGGGTGATAATGATGTGTATAGTTTATTTTGGTTAATATACAAGGGTGATTGTATCCATGATTTAAAAACAGTAGACGAAGGATATCATTCACAAGGAGCTTTAAGGCATTTACAAGACTATGCTCCGGGTGTTAAAAATTTAGGACTATAAATTATAATGAAAATTCTTTACATAGATCGTGGAAGTGTCACTAATAGTAATTATACATATCAATACTATGGTGATTTTTATAGAGAATTACAAAAGAAAGCTGATGTAACATTATACCAAAGTTATATCGAGAGTGTAAACTTACAAAATTATGATTGTGTAATTTTTGGTCTAGGATTTTTTGCCCAAACTCACAAAGACGCATATACATATTTTGAAAATATTGCTAACGCAAATATTCCTGTAGTTTGTATGATACATAAGTTAATGACTTTAGTACCAGAAAAGCTAAATTTTTGTAAGATAAATAATATAGATTTACTATTACATCCACACATAACTTATAAAGATGATGCTAAAAGTATTGATGGTGAGACTATTAGATTTTGGTTTGGTGCTGATCCGGAAATTTATTATCCAAGAGATATTGCTAAAATATATGACATAGGTTTTAGTGGAACTGCTCATGGTGGAGATAAGATACCGGGACCAACCAATGATCTTAGAAATAGAGTACATGGTAAGTTACTAAAAAATAATTACAGTCTATTCTGGAACATTGAAAATAGAATACCCGTTGAAGAATACGCTACAAAAATGTGTTCATGTAAAATGTGGGTTTCTACAACAGGCCCGGTATTAGATGTAAGTCCCAGATATTTCGAAGTTATGTTATCAAAGACGCTACTTCTGTGTAATAATATGCCATATGAATACGAAGGCGTTTTTAAAGATGGTATTAACTGTGTAACTTTTGCAAATGATTTAAGCGATTTAGAAGAAAAGGTTGAGTATTATTTGAACAATGACGAAGAAAGAAAAAAAATTATTGATAATGCTTACGATATGGCTATAAGTAATTACACATGGTCTGCAATTACAGATAATGTTTTAAACAAGATAAGAGAAATCAAACATGACAGAGTATAATCCTTGGCCTTTAGGTAGTTTACCTGAAAATTTTAGAAGACCTGAAATAGATCAGCTAAAATCAGCTGGATATGATATTGATGATGCTAGAGATGCTGTTACTATTTTTGAAAATAAAATAGCTGAATATGCTGGTAGTAAATATGCTGTGGCTGTTGATAGCTGTACTGATGCTTTATTTTTGTCTTTAAAATATATTAACGCAAATGACACTATTACATTCCCATCAAGAACATATGTTTCTGCACCTATGGCTGCCGTTTTAGCAGGATGCAATATTAAATTTAAAGATTACGCATGGAGTGGACTATACCGATTAGACCCATATCCTGTCGTAGATAGTGCAGTAAGATTTACAAAAGATATGTATGTTAAAGATACTTTACAGTGTTTATCTTTTCAAATCAAAAAACGACTACCAATCGGTAAGGGTGGTATGATTTTAACTGACAGTAAAGAAGCAGAGCGATGGTTGAGACTAGCTTCATTTGAGGGTAGAGATTTATCTGTTCCATATGATCAAGATGAATTTGCTATGATAGGATGGAATATGTACATGACACCAGAAGATGCTGCTAGAGGAATACTATTATTCGATCAATTATCCACACACAATCCCGACAGTTGCACACATGAAGATTATCATGATTTAACTACAAAGGAAATATTTAAAGATGGCGAATATAAGATACGTTAGTCACGCTTCTGTATTAATTGAATCTAACAATCAAACAATTCTTACAGATCCTTGGTATGACAAACCTGCTTTTGGTAGTTGGTTACCAACACCTCCAATGAGTATACATCCCGTTTATATATTAACGTTAGCAAAAGATAATCCTAATTTTAGTTTAGCTATATCTCATGGTCATGATGATCATATTGATGATCACTTTTTATCTTTGTTTGATAAAAATACTAGAGTGCTAATTCCAGAATATAGCTCAAAAGGTTTTTTGTTTAGAATTAAAAATAAAGGTTTTACTAACATTATAGAAGTTCCAACTTCAGGATATTCTTTTAACAATGTTACTGTCAAGTCTTATATTAATACAGAAATTTCAAGAGATGATGGTATTTTAACATTTGAATTTCCTCATCATTTCATAGTTCATGCTAACGACAACTGGCAAGAAATCACAGGGTCAAATTTTGAGCAAATGAAAGCAGATGCAGATAGGTTTGCTCCTGATAGAAAACTATTTATGTCTCAATGTAATTTAGCTGATGGATGGCCAAATATATACAGAGACTATTCAGAAGAAGAAAAGAATGACATTCATGAAAAAAGAGTTAATAATATTATTAAAAATAGCCTAGGTAATGCTAATAGTCTTCGAATTAGAAATTTTCTGAACTATGCTGGTCATGCGTCTGCTTTTGTAAAGAATAGACCAGATCTAAAAAGTAAAGTATCGTTTAAGTCCAACGAATACATACAAGATATAGTTAGAAAATCAAAGTTTGATGTTAATGTTTTAAATATGATTCCGGGAGATACTTTTAATTTTGAAGGAGTACGCAAATTATTCCAGCAAAATTTAGATGAAGAAGAATTAAAACAGCAATCTTTTGCATTTTATGAAGCAACAAATAAACTTGATGAGTGTGATTCTTATAAGAATTATGAATCTCTACCTTACGATGAAATGAAAAATCTATTAGATGAATTTGTAAAAGGTTTTGCAGAATTTGTTACTCCTAGAATAGATAGAACACAATTTAATACAGATATTTTAGGATATAAAGTAGTGTTCAGTTCTACAGGAAATGATACTATATCTAGTAGTGTTGTAGTTGGTGATGAATTTAAAGATAAAACAGTACACTTTTATGTTCTTAATAGCGTGCTGTCTGCTTTATTAAGAGGAGAAATTAATTGGGAAAATTTATATATTGGATATGGCGCTGAGATAGAAACGACCCCTAAAGATACGAATGCTCGTGCAGTTATACGATGGATGGCTATGTATGGCTATGTTTATCAAAGGAATATAAATGCAAGATAATATTTTTTTCGATGTAAGTAAATTAAAACACGTTGGCAAAAATGTGGTTATAGGTAAGACTGTTAGAATTAGACAGCCAGAAAATGTAACCATAGGTGATAATACTATTATTGATGACTTTGCTTATATTTCAGCTAAAATAGATATCGGTAAAAACTGCCATATTGCTTCACACTCATCTATTAGTGGCAGTAAAGGTAAATTCACTATGGGCGATTATTCTACTTTGGCTCATGGGTGTTCTATTCATTGTGCATCTAGTGATTACAGAGAATGCTCGCTAGACCTACCATCTGTTCCAAAAGAACAACAGTTTGGTGGATGTGTTGAAGACATTGTTATTGGTGATTTTGTAACATTAGGCACATATTGTTGTGTGTTACCGGGATCTAATATTCCTGATGGTACAGCTTTTGGTGCATATACGTTAATTAAAAAAGAAAGTAAACTATTACCATTTCATTTATACGCAGGACATAAATGTAAAGACCTAGGAGAAAGAACAAAACAGGAGTTATTAAAAAACATAAAACCATGAGAATATTAGTATTAGGTCATACGGGTTTTGTAGGAACAAACCTTATAAATAGATTAATTATTGATAATAAACATCATATTATGGGGGCTTCAAGATCAGATGGTATTTATAATCATCGTATTAATTTGTTAGATTATGATCATACAAAAAGCTATCTACTACGATATAAGCCAGATGTTATCTACAACTTAGCATGTCATGGTGGCAGCATGAAGTATGTAAGAGATTTTGCTGCTGATGTGATTTTTGATAATACTCAAATGGCTTTAAATTTATACAAAGCTGTTAATAGCATAGATCCTAAAATTAAAATTATACAACCATTTTCTAATTGTTCTTATCCCGGTGATAGCAGTGTACAGCATGAGGACGAATGGTTATCTGGAGAAGTTCATCCGTCAGTATTTTCTTATGGGAATGCTAAGAGAAGTATATATTATATATCTAAATGTTATAATGATCAATATAATATTAATAGCGTTAATTTATTGTTGCCAAATACATATGGTCCGGGAGATTCTATAGACCCAAATCATACACACGCTTTAAATGGTATGATTATTAGAATGATACAAGCAAAGCGTTCTGGACAAGAAAGGTTTGAAGTCTGGGGTACTGGCAAACCAATTCGAGAATGGGCTTATATAGATGATTTTATAGAGGCTTTAGTACGAGCTATAGATTTAAATAACATGGTTTATCCAGTAAATGTGGGGCAAGAAAGGGGATATTCTATTGCTGAATCAGCTCAAATTATTAAAGAACAACTTGGCTATGAAGGTGAGATATTTTTTGATACTAGTCACCAAGACGGTGATCCCTGTAAAATTTTAAGTAAAGGTAATTTTAATAATCTATTTACAAATTTTAAATGGTATGATCATACTCAAGGAATAGCAAATACTATTAGGTATTATGAAAGTAAACTATGACAATTAATGAATATTATAAGAATTATTTATGGTTACATAAAAATCCTAAGTGTCGTTTGTTACATTTCTTAGGACAATTAGCCACTATTATTTTTATTGCATATACAGTAATGAATTTTTACTGGTTTTTATTTCCTTTAATACCATTTATAGTTTATCCCTTTGCATGGTCTGGTCACTATATATTTGAGCAAAATGAACCAGCAGCGTTTAAAAATCCTCTTTACGCTAAAATATCTGACATTATTATGTTTAAAGATATACTATTAGGGAGACTTTCTATATGGTAAAAAATATTTTTATTACTGGTGGTGCTGGATATATTGGATGTGTTCTTGTGCCTAAATTATTAGAGTCTGGATATAATGTCACTGTATACGATAACTTGATGTATGGTGGTGAAGGATTGATTACAAACTTTGCTAATCCGTCATTTACTTTTATAAAAGGTGATATTAGAGATAAAGATCTTTTAAAAGAATCTATAAAAGGTCATGACATAGTAATACATTTAGCTGCTATAGTAGGCTATACAGCATGTAGAAAAGATGAACGGCTAACTCATGAGATAAACCATCAAGGCACTAAAAATGTAATTGAATGTTTAGATGGTCAGTTTTTATTATACGGATCAACTGGATCTAACTATGGTTCAATAGAAGGTGTCTGCACAGAAGAAAGCCCTTTAAATCCTTTAAGTCTATATGGCGTGACTAAAACAGCAGGAGAACAGGAAGTAGTTAAATATCCGAATAGTACAGCATTTAGATTTGCTACTGCATTTGGATCTAGTCCAAGATTACGTTTAGATTTACTTGTTAATGATTTAGCGTACTCAGCTTTTATACAAAACTACATAGCTGTATATGAATCGCATTTTATGAGAACTTTTATTCATGTAACAGATATTGCTGAAGTATTTAAATTTGCTATTGAAAATCAAGATAAGATGAAAGGTCAAGTATATAATGTTGGATCTAATAGTATGAATTATTCTAAAAAAGATATTTGCGAAAAAATAAAAGACAAGTCTGGTTGTTATGTTCACTATGCTGATTTTGATAATGATGCAGATAAAAGGGATTATGTCGTTTCGTATGATAAAATAAATAGTCTAGGTTACGATACTAAAATAGGAATTGATAAGGGTATAGATGAACTTTTTAAGGTATTTAAAATAATATCGACACAGAACAAGTATAGAAATTAAATGAATAATAAAGACTATTTTCGTGAGAATCTTAAACTAATAGAAATAGAGACCTTCTCTTACTGCAACAGGAAGTGTTGGTTTTGTCCTAATTCTGTAGTAGATAGGTTGTCAGAAAATCATATAATGCCTGAAGAAGTATATTTAGATTTAATACAACAATTACAAGAGATAGATTTTGCTGGAGAGTTAACATATAGTCGTTATAATGAACCTTTATCTCAACGAGAACTAATAGTAAAAAGAATTAAACAGGCTAGAACTTTATTACCAAATGCTATTTTAAGAACAAACACAAATGGAGATTATATTACTAGAGATTATATTGAAGAGTTATGTGACGCAGGCTTAAACCAATTATGGATACAGCAATACTTAGGTAATAATGAACAGTATGATCATGAAAAAATGCGTGAAAGAGCAGAGCGTAAAATTGATAAGTTAGGATTACCTGCTAAAATTATTACAGATATTACAGACTGTAAATTAGAATATGACTTGTCATGGAATAATATGACAATTCACATTCGATCAAGAAATTTTGCAAAAGATGGTTCTAGTAGAGGAGAGGTAGTAGAGATAGCTTCAGACTATACTAGAACACAAAGATGTTTACAAGTCTCTAATAATATGTATATAGATTATAACGGCAGTGTTATGGTTTGCTGTGCTTTAAGATCAGATGTTGTTGGACAAGAAGACGGAATAATGGGACATATAAAAGATGGTAAGCTATGGGATATTTGGATGAACGATAAATATAAACCTTGGAGAGATCACCATAAAACTGATGGACCCAAAAAAGGTTTTTGTAAATCGTGCCGTGACAGCATAGAACCAGAATACATGAAAGAGAATTGATGAAAGTAGCAGTAGTAATAACAGGGCAACTAAGAGACTATAAAATTAATTGCCAAAATCATATTGAGCATCTTATAAAACCAAACAACGCAGATGTTTTTGTGTATGCTTCTACAAAAAATACTATCCATACCACTAGCTCTGGTAATCAATTAACTCAAAAATATATATTAACTAATGAGTATTCTAGTGAAGAAATAGTAGATGGCATTAACCAAACTTACGGTTCATATGTAAAAAATATAGTTATAGATACTGAAGAAAAATTACCTGATAATAACTTTGGAACTATTGCATATTTTAGACAAAGAATGCAAAATCAAATAGATAATGTAGGCAAGGGTTTCAATATAGCTAAAAAATATTCACTAGACAATAATTTTAAATACGATGTTATTGTTAGGTGTCGTCCAGATAATTCTATGTTTCCAAAAGCAGTATCCTTAGATAAGTTTGATTTTCCAGATAATAGGATATATAGTACTGTATTTATGCCATCTGGACATAGAGATTTATGTTTTTTCGCTGCGGGTAATCCTGTAGCATTTGAAAAATATTGTTCTTTTAAGTATTTGGAAAATGTGGATGGTAATAGCACAGATGGTAGTTTAGCTGGTAGCACTGAATATATGTGGGCAGACTATTTACATAGTATAGGTGTTGATACCTTTTTCATAGAAAACGTATGTAGACCATTTACTGGGTTTGATAAAACTTTACCCGTTACAGATTTCCCTTTTAGAAATAAAAATGAATTATTAATAGATTCAAATGGTAATTTTGTAAAGCAGGTTGAACCGTGAATGTTAAGGCAGTTTATATACACATTCCCAAAACTGGGGGTACAAGTTTTAAAAAAGTTTTTGAACCTTTTATAAACGATCATATTGTAACTGAACAAAGCAAGATTATAAAATATCAAAAAAATTACTATAGAAATGAGTTGTCAGTTATAAATTTTGAGATATCTAATGCTTTAAGAAATAAAGAAGCATTAGGAGATGAAGTTTGGAAAAATGCTTTTAAGTTTACTCTTGTTAGAAATCCATGGGATAGATATGTGTCAAATTGGAAATGGTTAACCAGAAAAGAGCGTTTATTTCCCAAGAAAGGATGGCACGCAAGAGGATGGCAAGGCATGGACGGACAAATAACATTTGAAAATTTTGTTAAACAAATACAAGCTTGTTATTATGAGTTAACACCTTGGCACTTGTATTGGCATGATAAGTGGCACATAAGAAATCAAATCGAACATATTGTAGATAATAACGACAATATTATCGTTGATTATATAGGAAGATTTGAAAATATAGAAAATGAATACAGTTTTATTCGTAAAAAAATTGGATTAGATAATTTAGAACTGCCGCACTTAAATCATGATGGTCATTATTCTGGTGAGGAAAAAACACACGATGTTAAGAAAATACATTACTCAAATTATTACAACGATGAATTAATAGATATTGTTTACGAAAGATGCAAACAAGACATATTAACATTTAACTATGATTTTGAAAGGCAATAGAATATGCACGTTACAGAAAAGAAAGTTGCTATACTAAAGAGTTTTTTAGATAGTAATGTTACGCTAATAGAAACAGGCACGCATTTAGGTTACACAAGCTCTAATTGTAGTCCATTTTGTAAAGCAGTCCACACTTGCGAAATTAATATGGGGTTCGCTAGGCAAGCCGAAAATACTTTCAAGAATTGCCCAAATGTTACTCTACACAAAGAATCGTCGTATGATACTTTACAAAAGATAGCCTCTGGTGAAATAGCAACGTCTGCTCCATATGTTTTTTGGTTAGATGCGCACATGGGTAATAATGCTGAAGAAGAAAAACAAAAAATACTAGTTAAAGAATTAAATATCATAAAAGATCAATTTAAAAAAGAAAATATTAGAGCCTTACTAATTGATGATTCCTGTGGACTTAAACTAGCATCAGAACTTTTGACAGTTCAAGAGTGCTATGATTTATTATTAGAAATTAATCCAAACTTTAGAATTAGCTCTATATTAAGAGGCGGTCACTATAACGGTCCTACAATCTACGATGCTGATGTTCTTATGGCTTATGATGCTGATTTATTTGATATGACTATTAAATTTAGAGAATAATATGATATACGTTAAATTTACAAATGGTTTTGGAAATAATCTTTTCCAATATAATGCAGCTAAAGTTCTAGCTGAAAAGAAAAATACTGAAGTATTAGCGATAGCTCCTACACCAGATTACTATGCTAAAAATTGTTTAGAAAATATAGGCGTTAAATTTACAGAAAATTTTAACCCAAATAATGCTAGGCAAGTAAATGATGATAATTATTTACAAACATTAAACGGATTATCTTTTGGTGATGATTTTGTATTAAACGGATATTTCGAAGATTATAACTTTTATTATGATAAAATAGACTATCTTAAAAGTATTTATCCTAAAGTAAAAAATACTAATCATAATGATTTAGTATTACATTTTCGAACTGGCGATAGATTATTTATGAAAAATGAATTTTACACTAAACCCAAAGTGCAAAATTATCTTAATGCTATGAGTCAATTTAATTTCAATCGTTTATATATAGTCACAGATATGCCTAAATGGGGTCATGTCACTGCTGAAGAACTATCTAACATGAAATTCCATTTACATGTACCTGAAAACGATAGGGTTGATATTAATGAATCTGTTGACTACTTTAATAGTTTTATAGATGGTTTTTCTCAATTCGAGCCTATAATAGAGAATAGGTCTATCTATGAAGATTTCAACTTTATACGATCTTTCAAAAATATACTATTTGAACATGGCACATTAGGTTGGTGGGCATCAGTATTAAGTGAAGCCACAAGAGTTGGTGTGTATGGTCCGTGGAGATCATGGAAAAAGAATAACAAAAATTTATCTAGTATACCATTAAAAGGATGGTTTAAGTGGGGTTAATTATATGAAAACAGCATTAGTTTGTGGAGCCGGTGGATTTATTGGTTCTCATTTAGTTAAACGATTAAAGTCAGAAGGATTCTGGGTTAGAGGCATTGATTTAAAATATCCAGAATTTTCTGACAGTCACGCTGATGATTTTATTTTAGGCGACTTAAGAGAATTTGATGTAGTAGAAAATTGTTTAACCGATCCTACTCAAAAAACCGGAGGATTTGATGAAGTTTATCAGTTAGCTGCTGATATGGGAGGTGCTGGATATATTTTTACAGGGGAAAATGATGCAAATATAATGCACAACTCTGCTCAAATAAATTTAAATGTTTGTAGTTTAGCAGTTCGTAAAAAAGTTAAAAGTATTTTTTATAGCAGTAGTGCGTGTATGTACCCATCGTATAATCAGCAAGATACTGAAAATCCTAAATGTAGCGAAGATTCTGCTTACCCTGCTGATCCAGATAGTGAATATGGATGGGAAAAACTTTTTAGTGAAAGACTATATTTAGCATTTCACAAAAACTATAATTTAAATGTACATATCGCTAGATATCATAATATTTTTGGGCCTGAAGGAACATGGGATGGTGGTAGAGAAAAAGCTCCCGCAGCGTTATGTAGAAAAGTAATTAGAGCAAAAGAAGGTGATACAATCGAAATTTGGGGAACAGGTAAGCAGACTAGATCATTTTTATATATTGATGAATGCGTTGAAGGTACGACCAGATTAATGAGATCAAACTTTTCTGGACCGGTAAATATAGGTTCTGAAGAAATGGTTAGTATAAATGGTTTTGCAGAAAGTATAATTAAACTGTCTGGTAAAAATGTAGATTATAAAAACGTAGATGGACCTGTAGGTGTTAATGGTAGAAATTCTGATAATGCTTTAATTCAAGAAAAACTACATTGGCAACCGTCCATGAAACTGTATGATGGTTTAGAAAAAACTTACGCATGGATTCAACAGCAAGTGGAGAAAGAAAATGGCTAGATGTATTGTAACAGGTCACAAAGGTTATATTGGTTCACATCTGTATAATAAACTTCAAAGTTTAGCTCATGATGTTATTGGTATAGATTATACTGGTAAGAATGGCATAAACCTACTTTCAAACCCAACTTATACACACACTCTTGCAAATCAAAAAATAGACTATATTTTCCATCTTGCTTGTATACCTCGTGTTGGTTATAGTGTTGAAAACCCAGTACAAACTATGTATAACAATGTAATAAGCACTTCTAAACTGTTAAATTTTGCTCGTCAAGCTGATTGTAAAAGATTAATATATGCTGGATCATCATCTGTAGTTGGTAATGGAGATGGTCCTTCTAGTCCTTACGGTCTGCAAAAACTAGTTTCAGAAATGGAATGTAAACTGTATTCAGATTTATATGGTCTAGATACTGTTACTCTAAGATACTTCAATGTATACTCAAAAGACCAAGTTCCAACAAGCCCATACGCTACAGCAATTTGTAATTGGATGGAGTGCATTAGAGAAGGAACTAAACCATATATTACTGGTAGTGGTGAACAAAGACGAGATATGGCATATGTAGATGATATTGTAGATGCTAACATAGCAGCTATGGAATATGATGGTAAATTTAATGGTCAACATTTTGATATTGGTACAGGTTCTAATATTTCTCTAAATGAAATTAAAGACATTGTTTTACAGTATCATGATATTGAATTTGATTATGTTGAAGAAAGAAAAGGTGATGTGTTTATGACAAAAGCAAATATAGAACCTTTTAAACAATACGGATGGTCACCTAAAGTAGATTTACAAGAGGGCATGCGTAGATGCTTCCAGAAGAAGTAATTGATAAATACATAAACAATAAGTGTGACATAAAAACTTTAAGATATTATTTTTTAGAATTTGACTATCATAAAAATATTCTAGATCGAATTACAGTACAAAAGCTGTTAATGATACTGGCTGCCAATAATTCAAATATTGTATATAACTTTATATTACAAATATATTCTGATATATATGATTTATCAAACTTTGAACAATTAAATATTTTCAAATACGAACCACCTAATCATTTACAAAATTTGATTAATTGTTATGGGAAAAATTTTAGTGGAGGTATTGGTGACTTTTTAAAAGGTTCAACATACCTATATGAAAAATTAAAAAACACAAACATTAAATTTAGTATTGATTTTTCTAAACATCCTTTAGGTAAATTTATTAAAGGTAATTGTAACATAGATTATGATGAAGATAAAATTATAGATATAGAAAAAGAGTGTAACGCTAATGATGATGGTAGTCCGTGGTCTATAAGATTAAATAAAATAATTGCTAATACTATAAATGACACGCAAGAGAATAATCTATATATTAGTTCCTTCTTTTCTGAAGCATTTTTGGTTCCTAACTATCAAAAAAATGCAACCCTATATCTAGATCATTATACCATTTCTGAGTCGTGTAGTAGTTTTTTTAGAAATAATATTAAATTTGATGAGTCTGTAGAAGACCTATTTAAATCTATAGACATACAAGATTATGAAGTATTGCATTTTCGTCTTGGTGATAGAAAGATTTTAAGTAATCTTGACGAAGAGATAAAAAACTTCCCTACTAACATACAACAAAGTAAAAACTATAAAGTTTTCGATCATGACTACAACTATTATTATATGCTTACCTTGCAACACTTAAAAAATAGCAAGTGTAAAAATTTAATTATTATGTCAGATTGTAATGATTTTAAGTCGTATATTACAAAAATAAACCATCACAAAAATATACATATGCTACATACTCAAAGTTGTCATACGTCTTACAACCCATCTACATTATATTTAGCTGGTTTCAAAAATGTAGATATAGAGAATCACAAATTAATGTATACAGCTTTAGATACTAAGATATTATCACAAAGTAAAGCTAATACATCTTATAGTGTTTATGATTGGGGGTCTGGTTTTGTTTACTGGATTAGTAAAATTTTTAATGTGCCCTGTAGGATTAATGCATTATGAGTTTCGATATATATGAATTTATAAAAAAAGATTTGAATGACATATCTATAGATGATTTTTATTCAAAGTATGATGTTCCAAAAGAATTTGATCATGAGTTTTACAATGATAACTATGAAGGTCTTCAAGATTTTTATCAACCATACTGCAAAGTAAAGGGTTTTTCTGAGAGACAAAGATTATTTTTCCATTGGTGTTTGTATGGTTCTAAGTTTGGATGGCGAGCATGTCCTAACGTAGAGTTAAAAAAAGATTTTGATCCTGAAATTATTAATGAAAATATATCTGTCGTAGTAGGATGCAAGAACAGAGAAGATATGTTAAGTATTAGCGTTATGTCTTGGATTCTAAAACCGCAAATTAAAGAAATCATAATTGTAGACTGGTCTTCATCAAAAAATTTAAAATACTTTGAAGATATTGATCCAAAAATTAGAGTTATAAGAGTAGAAGGAGAGCAATTTTATAATGCAAGCAAGCCTATTAATATGGCAATTAAAGAAGCTAAGTATGAAAAAATATTAAAGATGGATGTTGATTATATCATAAACCCTTACTGTCCATTAGAAAGTCTAGTTGATATACGAGAAGGTGAGTTTGTTGCTGGAAACTACCGTCAATTTTACATAGATAATGATTTAGGGTTCTTGCGTAACCTTAATGGGGTTATATGTTGTCACAGAAAATTTTTCCTTAAAGCTGGATTGTATAATGAAGACATTGATAATTATGGTAGAGAAGACTGCGAGATGTTTGAAAAACTAGAAGGCATTGGTGTTAAAAGAAAAGATATTGAGTTTTATCATAATCAAGTTCCAATATATCATAACCCTCACAACCATAAAGTTAGAGGTATGAACAGACAAGATAAGGATACTAATAAGACTCTTTTGTACTTTAATAAAAAATTCGGTCTGTCTAAATTTGAATTAGTTATTAATCTACATAGAGATCCAGTTCAGGCTAGAACTGAAGAATTAATTGAATGTTTAAGATTAAACTTACAAAATAAATATATAGATCGTATACATGTATTTCTAGAAAACTACGATAATTTTCCAGAATTCTATAAAATTAAAGAACAAAATGAAGATAAAATAAAAGTTATAAACACTGATAATAGAATGTCTTTTAAAAAGATTTTTGCATACACTAACAAAAACATTTTGAATACACAGTGTATCGTAGCAAATAGTGACATTCTTTTTAACGATGACTTAGCAAAAATAAGAGGACTCAGACCTAGAGACATGATTGCTCTTACAAGACATGAAGGTAAAAATTTACTAAAAAATAGACATAGAAATGCTTATTGTTCTCAAGACGCTTGGATATTTAGATCTCCTATGTTAGATGATTTTCCAGAATTAGATGACGATATAATTATAGGAACTTTTTATTCTGATGTTGTTTTAAACTATTTAATTTCTAAATCTGAACAGTACACAGCTTGGAATATATGTCACGATATAATAATACAACACTGTCATAAAACTACCAAGCACGACCATAACACTAAGAGCAGAGAAGAAAATATTAGAAAATATAGATATTTTTGCTGTAAATTTAAAGACGACAATTTTGATAAACACTTAGCCGCTACAACTTTAGAAGATTATTATTTACACAGACATCCAAATAAATTTTTAAGTAGTTCTGAATATGATAATATGTACTAAGCATAAAATTATTTATCTTTCTAATTGTAAATGCGCTAGTAGCACAATCAGAAAATATTTTTGGGAAATAAGAGACCATGAAATTGTAGATGCAATAGAGAAACAAGGTAATGGAAATCCACATATGCCATACGATAAAGTTGCAAAGTTTCTTACAAAAAATTACGATATAGATATTGATACATTTTTTTTATTTTCTACAATTAGAAATCCTTGGGAAAGGATAGTAAGTCTTTATAATTATTCTAAACCAGACAAAAACGGAGTGCCTTTTTGGAGTCCAAGATTTGGAATCAAACGCGAAGAAGGTACTAGTTGTAGCTTTGAAAAGTTTATTTTAAGTGGTTTAGATTACAAACGTAACACCTCTGGATCGTTTGTACATGCGTGTAAAAATGTACGAGATATGTTTGGAAAAGATTATCATAAATTTAAACTATATAAAAGTGAAGAGTTAGACATAGACAAAATAATGGATGATATAAATGACCCTAGTCTTGAAGCTAAGTTGGGCAGATCAGAATTAAAAATTGTAGACTCTACGCACTGGCACATGGAAAAAGAAAAAAGAGATAGCGAAAATTACAGAGAATACTATACCGACGAAGTGCGAGATATAATATCAGATCATTATAAATTAGATATACAAATAGGAGGATACGAGTTTTGATAGTATCACACTCTAATAAATTTATTTATCTAAAAAGTTATAAAACAGCCTCTACATCAGTAGAAATGTTTTTTGAAAGATTCTGTAAAGATTCAGATATTGTAGGGTATAGAGGACCAAATCCTATACCAAAAGATCAAGTTTGGTACAACCATATGACTCCATCACAAATAAAAACAAAACTTAATAATAACAATATATGGAATAATTATTTCAAATTTGGTTGTGTAAGAAATCCTTGGGACAGAAAACTGTCTAGTTATTTCTTTGAAAAAGCTACAGAAACGTTTGAAGAATACTGCATGAATAAAAAATTTAATAATCTTTGTTCTTTTTATAATTTAGATATGGATTATTATATACGGTTTGAAAAGTTGCATGAAGATCTACAGGCCGTTTGTGACTTACTCGGTTTACCTTGCGATCTTTCACAGCTGCCTCATGAAAAGAAAACAAAACACAAACATTACACAGAATACTACACAGATAAAATGCGTGACAAGATAGCTGAAGACTGCAAGGCTGACATAGACTTTTTTAATTATACGTTTGGTGACTAATGTTAATATCATTTTCTCATAAATTTATTACGATTGCCATACCCAAAACAGGCACTAGATCATTAAGAGGTTGCTTAACTATGAACAATCAATTTCATGATGGTCAGTCTGATAATAGGTTAGTAGATGTAATAGCAACTCAATATTCAAGAGTATTTAAAAGACATGGCACTCTAACAGAGCATATGAAAGATGCTGAAAATGTAGGTCTTGATATAAGCTTATACTTTACTTTTGCGTTTGTTAGAAACCCTTGGAGCAGATATGTTTCATACATACTTTGGGCTAAAGACAAACCAGAATTTATAAAAAAAGGTCGTCGGACCATGTCTCTGGAATTAGCTATAGACAGGCAAAGAATTCAGTACGACTATATTTATGATAAGGAAAGTGGAAAAACAGTAGATTATATTGCGAGATTTGAAAACTACCAAGAAGAACTAATGAAAATTTCTGATAAACTTAATTTGAATTTAGACGCAAAGAATATACCACATTTAAACAAGAACAAAAAATACGACTACAAAGATTTTTACACTAAAGAGTTGATAGACAAGGTTTACGAGAAAGAACATAAAATTATAGATCTTATGGGTTACAGCTATGATGAATAAAGGTTATATAATTATACAAAACTTCCTGTCTACGGAAGAACATCAAAAATTATTGCATACATGCAAGACTTTGTATGATGAAGCTACTAACAATAAAAATAATGAACACTACGAATGGGATGAGCAAGGACAGTTAAACAAGATTAATTATGCCTGTGCTAATAATAAGGCTTTTAAAGATTTGGCTAACAATGATATATTGGTCTATATAGCAAAAAATATTATTCAAACTCAAGATACTTTAGATTGTTATATTAGTAAATTTTTCCCGATGCAACCTAAAACTGGAACTTCGACATTTATGCATCAAGATAATTATTATTTTCAAGGTGATAATAAAAAAATATTAAGCTGCGCAGTATATTTAACAGATACACGCAAAGAAAATGGTTGCTTGAGATTAGCTGAAGACTCTCATAAAAATGGTATTATACCCCACGAAATTACTAGTAATATAAATAAATATGTTAAATGGATTGACAACTCTCGTCTTACTGAGTATGATATAGTAGATTTAGAATTAAAGGCTCCTTATGCTGTAATGTTTGATATAAATTTAGTACATGGTTGTTACCAAAACACTTCTAATGATTTTCGGTATAGTTTAGCATGGGAATATATTGAATCATCAAATGATACCGTTAGAAAATGCGACAGGATAAAATTACACTAATGACTGATACAACAAAAATAAAAAGCATGAGATTTTTCCCGGATTGGGAAAGGACCAACGGAAGTCAAATTCGTGGTTTGATAGAGATGATGTATGATATTAATAAGTTGAGAAATGGTAAACATTTAGAGTGTGTAGAAATTGGATCTCATACAGGAGAATCAGCTTTAATTATGTCATCATTTCCATTTATTAAACGTTTTCATTGTGTAGATATACATGAAAATGAAGATATTAAGAAACGACTAAAACAACTGGTAATGTTGGATAGAGTTAAAATAATATTTCAAGACTCTGAAGAATACGCACCTACTATACCAGACAACAGTATTGATATGGTATACATAGACGCTAATCATGATTATGATTCTGTTAAAAGAGATTTAAATACTTGGTCAAGTAAAGTAAAAAAATCAGGATTCATTTGCGGTCATGATTACTCAAAAACTTTTTGGGGTGTAATTCAATCTGTTAACGAGTTGTCAGACCTAAAACAAGCATTAGTTAAAAATTATGTAGACGGTAGCTATATGATACAAAAAACATGGGATGTCAAACCTCTATGCTAATATCCAAAGAATATGGTGTTATTTTTATACACATTCCTAAAACTGGTGGAACTACTTTACATCGTGCTTTTCGTGAAGTGTTAAAAGACGACACTAATATCCTGTCAACAGGATCACAAGCTATGCGAAGAATAACGATAAATCAACCATCAAAATTTTTAGATTTTTACAATAAGGTACATTTAAAATATAAATATCTTGAAGACAGACAAAACTCACCGATGGAAACTGGTGTATGGTTAAAGTATTTTGATAGCTATAGAATTTTTACAGCTATGAGAAATCCTTGGAGTTGGTATGTTTCTAATTATTTATTTGATCAAAAACTTCATGCAGCAGATCCGACATATATAACCCGCCCTTCAACAGTTTTGCCTTTTGACGAGTGGCTTAAAACTAGAGATACAAATCAATTTGATTGGGTAATAGATAGTTATGGAAAAAATTGCGCAACCATGATAGGTCAAACTGAAACATTACAAGATTCATTTAATCAAATGTGTGATGAAATTGGTGTTCCTAGTATACAATTAGAAAACGTAAATGTTAGTGAAGAATCTCTTCAAGAAGATGGAACTATAGATCATTCATATTATAGAGATTTTTATACAGATGAAACCAAAGCTATAGTTGCTGAAAAATCTAAAAGGGTAATAGAACAGTTTAATTATGAATTTTAAAACAAGACCAGATTGGACAGACTATTTTTTAGGATTGGCTAAAGTAGTTGCTCAAAGAAGTCATGATATACATACACAGCATGGGTGTGTGATTACAGATCGTCAACATAGAATTTTGGGAGTTGGATACAATGGATTCCCTAAAGGTATGGATGATACTAAATTACCAACGAGTCGTCCTGAAAAATATGAATGGATGATTCATGCCGAAAGAAATGCACTATCTAATTGTGTTATACGTCCAGATGATGGGATAGCATATGTTACAGGTCAATGTTGTAATGATTGCATTAAAGCTTTGTGGCAAGAGGGAATAACTGAAGTGCATATGATTGATGGACACGGTACACAATTATTTGATAATAATCAGAAAAAACATTTTGACTTGTTTGTAAAGTCTACTAATATAGGTATATTCTACGAAACCCCTAATTTATCTTGGATAGCTAACATTTAGCAATACTGATAAAGGTGTATAGTATATTACAAAAACACAACGTAAGATTTAAATAGTCATAACTATGGCAAAAAAATTCAAAAATAAACTCTTATTAATTGATCAACTCTCTGGTCAATTTTTCTTTTTTATGTAAGTCAAAGGAAGATTTATGTCTGCTCTTAATGAATTAAAAAATTATACATTTGTTAGTAAATATGCCCGATGGATTGAAAGTGAGAATCGTAGAGAAACTTGGAGAGAAGCGGTTGATAGAGTTAAGAACATGATGCATACTTATTATGATGACAAAGATATATCTGATCAAATAGATTGGGCATATGAACTTATGTTTCATAAAAAAGTTTTAGGTAGTCAAAGAGCATTGCAATTTGGTGGAGAACCTATTTTAAAAAGACATGCTAAAATTTATAATTGCACAAGCTCGTACTGCGATAGACTTAGGTTTTTTCAAGAGTGTTTTTGGTTGCTTCTGTGTGGTAGCGGCACAGGATTTAGTGTGCAAAAACATCATGTAGCAAAACTACCTAATTTAATTTCACAACCTAAAAATACAGACGATGGTGTTAAGTATGTTATTGAAGATAGTATTGAAGGTTGGGCTGACGCATTAGGTGTTCTATTAAGTTCTTATTTTAATAAGCCTTCAGAATCTAGATTTGCTGAATACAAAGGCCAATATATTGTTTTTGATTATAGCAATATTCGTGAGAAGGGAGCTACTCTTTCATCTGGTGTAGGCAAGGCTCCCGGTTTTGAACCTTTACAAAATGGTCTAGAAAAAATACGATTACTTTTACAGAAATGTGTTGAAAATGGACAGAAAAAACTCCGACCTATTGATGCTTATGATATTATTATGCACTCAAGCGATGCTGTACTATCTGGTGGTGTTCGCAGAAGTGCGTCGTTAGCACTTTTTAGTGGTGACGATGATGAAATGGCAAAAGCTAAAACGGGTAACTGGTACATTGATAATCCTCAAAGAGCAAGAAGTAATAATTCTGCTTTGTTGCTGAAGGATGATACTACATACGAAGAATTTAAAACTCTTATGGAGTCCGTTAAAGAGTTTGGTGAACCCGGTTTTATTTGGAGTGACTCAACAGAAATGACTTTTAATCCATGTGTTGAGGTTGGCATGTGGCCTGTAGATGAAGAAACTGGCAAGTCTGGATGGCAGGGCTGTAATTTGTCTACTGTGAATTGTTCATCAGTAACAGATGAAGAAGATTTTTATGAAAGATGTAAAGCCGCTGCAATCATAGGTACGCTACAAGCAGGGTTTACTGGATTAGATTATCTAGGAGATATTAGTAAAAAGATTTTTGCTAGAGAAGCACTTCTAGGTGTTTCTTTAACAGGCATCATGGAAAAGCACGATCTAGTATTAACTGAAAAAGTTTTAAAACAAGGAGCTAAAATTGCAGTTGATACTAATAAAAAACTTTCTAAAAAAATCAAGATTAATCAAGCTGCTAGAGTAACGTGTTTAAAACCAGAAGGAACTTCTAGTTCAATGCTAGGAACTTCATCTGGTATTCACCCACATCATGCTAAAAGATATATTAGACATGTACAAGCTAATATTTTAGAGCCTCCATATCAATATTTTAAAAGCTATAATCCTCATGCTTGCGAAAAATCAGCATGGTCTGCTAATGATACTGATGAAGTTGTAAAATTCCCTATTGAAGTGCCTGATGGTTCTAAATTAAAAAACCAATTACCAGCAGTTGATATGCTTTCTATAGTTAAAGATACTCAAAAAAATTGGGTGCAATCAGGTAAAAACAGATCATTGTGTACGCAAGAATATCTCAGTCATAATGTTAGTAATACTGTGACAGTACGCCCAGATGAGTGGGAAGATGTAACAAAATATATTTATAATAATCGTAAGTTTTTTGCTGGTATTAGTTTAATACCACAAAGCGGAGACAAAGATTACCCTCAAGCGCCATTTACCACAGTATACACAAGCAGAGAAATTGCTAAAGAATATGGTGAAGCATCTCTGTGGTGTTCTGGATTAATCGAACTAGGATTAAATGCTTTCGATAATAATCTATGGGCAGCTTGTGACTATATGACGATGCAACAAGAATCAGATAAAGATACTGATGATAAAAAACTATTTTCAATTAAAATGAAAAGATTTGCAAAGAAGTATTTTGATAGTGATATTAAAAGACTTACTTATTGTATGAAAGATGTTTATAATTGGAAAATCTACACAGATTTATTTGATAGCTATACAAAGGTGGATTATACACAATTATTAGAAACAGAGGACAATACTGTAGGAATAGAGGAAATTAGCTGTGCTGGTGGAGCATGTTTAATTTAACTTTACTTCTATGAGGTATTACATTGAGAAAAAATAAAGCTAAAAAAGCTGGTAATGTAACTAAACCAGAATCAAGAACAGTTGTATATAGAAATAGGTTAAAACCTAAAACTATACATCAAAATGATTATATACATTCTATAGCAGAAAATACTATTACATTTTGTCATGGTCCTGCTGGTAGCGGTAAAACACATATTGCTATTGGTCTAGCTTTAGAATATCTACTAGAAAATAAAGTAGAAAAAATTGTTATAACAAGACCTGTGGTAGAAGCTGGAGAAAAATTAGGGTTTTTACCGGGTAAGGCAGAAGATAAATTAAGTCCATATCTATTGCCTTTATTTGATGAATTAAATCATTTTATTAGTCCATTTGATCTGTCATATCTTAAAAATGAAAAGAAAATTGTTGTAGTGCCATTAGCTTTAATGAGAGGCCGCAGTTTTCATAATAGTTTTATAGTGGCAGATGAATGCCAAAACGCGTCATATGAACAGCTAAAAATGCTGTTAACTAGAATTGGACATAATAGCAAGATGGTATTAACTGGTGATGTCACACAATCTGATCTACAAACCCATAGACAGGGAGGTTTTAATCATTTGATTGATATACTAGATGGTATTAATCAAGTATCTATGGTTCATTTAGACGGTGCTGACATATTAAGAAATCCTATAATATCATCAATTATTAATAGAATTGAAAGCGTAGAACAAAGAGAACAGCAATAATTTATACTTGCCAAAGTCACAGTGTAGACTACTATAGTAGACATAACAGATATACTTTGTAAGATTAAAAATTATGCCAATCTATACATACGTCTGCACAGACTGTCAATTAAAAATAGAAATTCTTGGTAGCCCTTCTAACTACCAAGAAACTATTGAATGTGAGAAATGTGGAAAACAATGTTACAGATCTTTACAAGACGATTTAACATTTGGTTTTGTAAAATTAGCAGATTCAGAAATTAAAACTTTAGGACATCTGGCAAAAAGAAATGCTGAAAAATTTAGCGATGATTATAAAGCAGAGTTAAAGCGTAAGCATTACGATTATCAAGAACAAGTTTCTCCAAAAGAATTACCTAAAGGTATGACAAGAATACCTAAACAACCAAAGATTAAATGGACAAAGGATTAAAAAATGGATAGCTTTAGAGTTACAAAAGATGTGCCTAATTACGAAAGCGAATACTATACTATTATTGGTGATCATGATTACTTAGATGATGATAGTAATCCAAAACTTAATGATCCAGATGATACGAAACTTATGGCAGAAAAAATTATTTACAGTGATGGTAGAGAAGCTTTTTATGTTAAGGTCGGAACATACGGTAAATTGTTTAATCCTATAGGTATGTTTTCAGAAGGTCGTATTAAAAAGTACATGGCTAAGTTTGGTAAAAAAGAATGGACACTTAAAAAAGTAAACCCAAAAGTATTCTCGTATTATGTATCATTTTTAAGAACAAAAAATTTAGCGTGGTTTAATAACGCAGAAAGGGAAATGGAATGAAAAAGCTATCTCGTGTCAAAGAATATGCAGCTAGATATTTATTTAGTGAAGTAAAGATGGATTGTAAAGCTATAGCTAAAGAGCTGGGTGTAACCGAAGAAACCATAAGAAATACTTTAGAATTACCTAAAGAAGAGTCTCCATTAAAAACAGTGACATCTAAGACCTCAGATTTTATTAACGAAACGTCTATGAAGGGTACTCAAAATGTTATGATTATGACAGAAGGAGCATCTCAAAGATTAGACGGTATTGCAGAACAACAACGATCACAAGGGCCAAACCCTAAATATACCAATGTCATCAGAAAAGCCCGCGAATAAATATCTCTCTAAATACTCGAACGGCAAAGAGGTGTCTGCTGCTCAATATATTACAGAGATAATATGTGAAAATAAAGCTCGTATTGAAAAAAAAGATTTACACTATAGGTTTTGGCAAAGTAAAGAATGGGCACAGTTTTATAGAAATCAAATATCATCTTCACATAAATTACTAAAGAAGCATAGTGATAAGGCTATTATAGCAGCATTAAAAGATAATAAAGCTAGGCGAATATTTTCGTTAAGAGCGCCTTCATTAGTAGCCTTAATTAAAAAACATGAAGCTATTATAGAATCGCAAAACACAGAATTAAAAATAAAAATAGACAGAAAGCAAGATTCAACTTATCAGAAGAATAACAAGAAAGGTATACTCTCTAAATTAGAGGAATTAGATAATGAGCATTAAGGAAGAAGTTAATAAAAGTTTTGGTGATGATATTGTATTGTCAGCAAATTCGGTTCTAGATACAAAAGTAATAAACATTCCTATTAGTCCTTCTTTGGATATTATCTTAAACGGCGGAGTACCAGAAGGTAGTTTTGTTATCTTCACTGGACAACCTAAGTGTGGTAAGACAACAACATCATTATATCTTGCTGGTAATGCTCAACAACCAGAGTATGGATACGGATCGTTTAAAGATGGTAGAGAGGTTTACTATTTAAACATTGAAGGACGCTTAAAGAAAAGAGATTTAGAAGGTATCCCCCACATTAATAAAGATAAGTTTCACATCATTGGTTCTCAACAGGGTAAAATTTTACATGCTGAAGAGTACTTACAAATTGCTGAAAAAATTATTAATCAAGTTCCCGGATCTGTTGTTATTATTGATTCGTATTCAGCACTTTGCACAGAAGCAGAAATTACATCAGATATGGGTAAAATGCAAAGAGCAGACGGTGCAAAACTACTAGCTAAATTTTGCAGAAAAGTTGCTAATGTTATTCCTGTTAATAAGAATATAGTGATTGGTATTACTCATCTTATGGGTAATCCTACAGGGTACGGTGCTGAATTTAAAGAAAAGTCTGGACAGGCGGTAGCTTATCAAACAGATATTAAATTACGAGCAAAAAGATTTAGTCCTTGGAAGGTAGGTAAGGAAGATACTCAAATAGGACAAGAAGTAGAATGGCAAGTAGTAACATCGGCACTTGGTTCTCCCGGTGGAAACATTGTTAGCCATCTAAGATATGGCGAAGGTATTGACAAGCATATGGAGTTATTTAGTCTTGCTGTAGATATTGGTTTAATTAATAAAGGTGGAGCATGGTATACCTTTTCTTCTTTGCCAGATAGTCCAAAATTTCAAGGAGCAGAAAAAGCTAGAGACTTTTTAGTATCTAAGCCTGAAGTATATAAAGATTTATGGCATCAAATTAAAGATACAATGGGTCTTAAATGAATGTTAAGGACTTAGATGGAAACATTAGTAAGTGGCATTTAACAGGCTATATAGCTAAAGGTGCTGTAACAAAAAAATCTAGCTTGCATCTTAAGGCTAGACAGCTTATTAAAGAATGTAATCCAACATTACAGATTTTAGAAGAAGTTCCAATTAATCCTAGAAGATCCGAAACATTATATTTAGACTTTTATTTACCTCTTACTAAAACTTGTATAGAAGTACACGGTGAACAACACTATAAATTTGTTCCTTTTTATCATACAACAAAATTAGGATTTTTTAAACATAAAAAAAGAGATCAGGATAAAAAAGATTGGTGTGAAACAAACGGAATAAAGATTGTAGAATTGTCATATGCTGAATCACAAGAAGAATGGTTAAAGAAAATTAAAGATGAATAATCAAACTGCTAAAGAAGAACTTGCACATTGGGATAAATTATTAGACGAATATGAGTCTAGTATTGGCCTGCCTGTATATCAAGCAGATGGTTTACAAGAATCACAATTACAAAGCTATTTGCAAATGAGCAGAGATAAGCTAGAAAAGCTTGGACCTCAAGAGTGTGCTGAAGTAGCATACATTCTTGGTCAATTTTCATTTCACACACAAAGAACAGCTAACAGAGAAACAGCTAGACTTAATTGGGCAGATGAAACTATTAAGGAAGTTATTGCTGATGAAATCAATAATTATAAAGGATATGGATATATAGAAAAATCTATGCAGGCAATCAAGCATAATGAAAAAGCTAGTAAACTTAATAGAATTAAAAGATACGCTAAACAAAGAGTAGATAGACTTTGCTATCTGTCTAACAGTATCAAAAATTTATCAGATATTTTACTTTCAATTCAAAGGGCGAAAATGGTGAAGCAAAATGGATGATCTAAATAATCTGTCTAATGAGCAGTTGAGTTTAATGATTCAAATGCTGCAAAAAACTTTAGAAGATAGACAACCTAAAGAAACAGACAAAGACACTCGACCAAACAAATTTTTAGATATGCCAGAGTTTTCTATGCACAAGCAAGACTCTATTATAGATAAACAACTTAATGTAAGACCACCAACACCTAGAACGAGACAGTTTAAACCTATAGCCGTTCAGTGTAGAGTCTGTGGCAAAAAAGAAACAATAAATCCAGCACTACTTTCGACAGAACCTAATAGATATAAGTGTAATTCGTGTTCATCAATTCCGGGATAATATGAAACTTTCAGACAGTGCTGCCGAACGAGCAATCTTGTCAGGTATCTTTAATTATGGTGAAGATGCGTACTTTGACATTTGTGATCTCATACAAGAACAATCTTTTACTATAGATAGTAATATCTATATTTACAAATGTTTTAAGCACATTTTTACCAATCATCAAAATCCTAAAATAGATTTAGCCTTAATATTTTCAGCGGCAGAAGAACTTTCTCTTTCTAAAATACTAACTAAGAAAGATGAAGTACAACACATTAATGCGATAATTAACTTTCCTGTAGATAAAGATAATCTACGAAAGTTTGCTGCAAAGATAAAGAAATTAGAAATAGCTAGACTGTTGCAACAGCAGTTGGAAGAAGCTAAAAACAAAGTTGTTAAAATTAGTGGTAATGAATCTGTTGGTAATATTGTAGGTATTGCTGAAGATATTATATTTAATTTTACATCAATGTTGAATGATGGTGAGGATGCGCCTGCTACGCTAGGTTCAGAAATTGATTCTTATCTAGAAGATATTATTAATAATCCTATAGATCAAATTGGAATACCAACAGGGTTTCCAGTGTATGATAAAGCTATCGGTGGAGGATTAAGAAAGAATACCGTAAACGTAATTGCCGCTAGACCTAAAACTGGAAAAACTCTTTTATCTGATAACATGAGTTTTAATATTGCTAACAACTGTGAAGTTCCTGTATTAAATATGGATACAGAAATGACAAGAGAAGACCATATACACAGAACCTTGGCTATGATGACAGATGTAGAGATCAATGAAATCGAAACTGGTCAATTCGCTAAGTCTCCATCTAAAAAAGAAAAGGTTACAAAAGCAGCTAATAAACTAAAAAGCCTTAAAATTTTCCATAAATCTATAGCGGGTAAACCATTTGAAGATCAATTATCATTAATTCGTAGATGGTTAATAAAAGATGTTGGATTAAATGAAGACGGAACAGCTAAAGATTGCGTGATATTTTATGACTACCTAAAACTTATGGATAGTCAAGGTGTAAGTCAAGACATGAAAGAATATCAAGTTCTTGGTTTTATGATGACCCAATTACACAACTTTGCTACAAAATATAAAGTACCAATCGTAGCTTTTGTTCAGTTGAACAGAGATGGTATTACTAAAGAAAGCACAGATACCGCTAGTGGTTCTGATAGAATTATTTGGTTATGTAGTAATTTTACTATATTTAAAAGAAAGTCTGATGAAGAAATTGCTGAAGACGGACCAAATGCTGGTAACAGAAAACTCTTACCTGTAATTAGTAGACATGGTGGAGGTTTAGATGATAATGATTACATTAACTGTCACATGGAAGGACAGTTTGCAAAAATTAAAGAAGGTAAAACTAGATTAGAACTAATGAATAATATTAACTCAGACTCTGACATACAGGAGTATATTGGTGAAAACGATGACCAAGAAATCCCATTCAACTGATCAAAACAAACTTAAAGTTTTGTGTGATCTAATGTGTGATAATATTTTTGACTTATTAGATTACTTTGATATTGACTATAAAGAAAATGGCAAGATGATTAGCATGCCATGTCCTATTCATGATGGAGATAATAAATCTGCACTTAATATATATCATGAGGGTGACAGCTATAGAGGTAATTGGAAATGTAGAACTCATGGTTGCGAAGAATGTTTTAAAGGATCTATCATAGGTTTTGTTAGAGGTGTTTTATCTAACAGAAAAAAGAACTGGATAAAAAATGGAGATGATGTTGTATCATTTAAAGAAGCTTTAGATTTTTGCACCAAGTTTGTAAATAAAGATCTTGGTGATATCAAAATTTGTGAAGACACTAAAAATAAAAAGAATTTTACTAATGTTATTAATAATATATCATCAGATAAACAAAACAATGTACCCACAATTAGTAGAAATAGTATTAGGTCATTACTAGAAATACCATCACAGTATTATATTAATAGGGGATATTCGACAGATATTTTAAATAAATACGATGTAGGTCTATGTAGTAGACCAAATAAAGAAATGTCGGGCAGGGTGGTAGTACCTATATACGATGCTAATTATAAAAGTATGATTGGATGTTCAGGTAGAAGTATTTATGATAAATGTAATAAATGCGGAGGGTTTCACAATCCAGCAGATGCTTGTCCATCTTCTGAAAATTTGTGGAAATATTCTAAATGGAAACATAATTCTGGATTTAAAGCACAGGATCACCTGTATAACTTTTGGTTTGCTAAAGAGCATATGGCAAAATCGTCTTTTGCTATAATCTTAGAGAGTCCGGGTAATGTATGGAAGTTAGAAGAAAACGGTATACATAATAGTGTTGCTATTTTTGGAACAAATTTAAGCGCAAAACAAAAATTGTTATTAGATAGTTCTGGAGCTATGAGTCTTATTGTTATGATGGATAATGATGAAGCTGGTCATAAAGCAGCACAGGCTATTATAGAAAAATGTAATAGAACATATAATACATATTCTTTAACAGTTGAAAAAAATGATATTGGTGAAATGTCAAAAGATGAAATACAAAATCAAATTGTTAATAAAATTAAGGAATTACCATTATGATAATAGCATTTGCAGGAAGAAAGCAGTCTGGTAAAGATACATCAGCAGAGTTTGTGTGCAAATTGTTTGAAACTAGCTTACAAGGCTCGTGTCGTATTTATCACTTTGCTGATCCTCTCAAAAAAAATATATGCATGGATGTTTTAGGTTTAACATATCATCAATGTTATGGATCTGACGAATCTAAAAATGAATTAGTAGATTGTTGCTGGCCAGATACAAATGAAAAAATGACAGCAAGAGAAGTTATGCAATATGTTGGGACTGATATTTTCAGAAAAATGCAACACAATGTATGGGCTAGTGCTACTATTAATAAAATTAAGAACGATAATTTTGATCTATCACTAATAGCAGATTGTCGTTTTCCAAACGAAGTTGAGGCTGTCAAACAAGCTGGAGGCTTAGTAATTAAATTAAATAGAAATAACTATCACTCTACACATTCTAGTGAGACAGCATTGGATTCCGCCAACTACGATCAGTCGTGTTTTGATTTGGTTGTTGATAATATAGATTTAACATTAACACAAAAAAATCAAGTCATTTACGATTTTTTACAGAATAAGGGAATATTACCATCATAATTACATACTTTCGTAGCTCATCATATAATACGCATAATATGTGTGAGCAACAATACTTTTTTGATTATGTCTTAGGCTATAAACAGCCATCAAACAAAAAAGCAGATAAAGGAACGATTGTTCACAAAGCTTTAGAAATTTTAGCTTTTATTAAGTATACTGAACAACAAGATAAAAAAACGTTTATAGATGATATTATTGGTGAAGTTAATATCAATAATTATAATTTAGATAATATTATTAAACAGGTTTATGACTTTTATTCAAGTAATTTTACACATCATGAATGGAAACCAATAGATTTTAAAGATTGTTATAAATGGACATACAAAGCTATTAATTATGCTAATGGTATGTTTGATCCGAGAAATAGAAACATACTATATCCTGAACAAAGATTTGATATAACTATAGATAAACCTTGGGCAAAATATGATTATGGAGATTTAAAAGGTGAACTTGCTATTAAAGGCACTATAGATTTAATCACTAGACCTAGCGAAGACACATTAGAAATTATTGATTGGAAAACTGGTCGTAGATTAGATTGGGCCACAGGACAAGAGAAAACACAGGAGAAATTAGAAAAAGATCCACAGCTTATGATCTATTTCTACGCAGCTAAAAAACTATATCCAGAAATTAAAAATTGTATAGTTACAATATTCTTTATTAATGATGGTGGTCCTTTTAGCGTAAGTTTTCATAATAATGATTTATTAGCCACAGAAGATTTATTAAGAGAAAAATTTAATAGAATAAAACAATGTAAGTTACCTAGACTAAGCAAAAGTTGGAAATGCACTAAATTGTGTATGTACGGTAAAAAAACTTTTGAAGATACACATATACCAGTAATTACGGAATATAGAGATAATCAAATCTGTAATGTTGGAGAGTCAATGACTATGTGCGAACAAGTTAAACACGATATCCAACTAAAAGGCATGAAGGAAGTGGTTGACGAATACACAGTTCCCGGTTATAATGTAGGACATTACAAAGCACCCGGAAGTACGGAATGAAGAAATATATACCTTTGCATGTGCATACGCACTACTCTTTGTTAGATGGTCTCAGTAAACCTATAGATATTGCTAATAGATGTGAAAAAATAGGCGTTCCTAGTTGCGCTATCACAGATCATGGCAATATATCTGGATGTATTCAGTTCTATTCGACAATGAAAAGTCGTGGAATCAAACCGATACTAGGTACAGAATTATATCTATGCGACCAATCACCAGAGGTCAAAGATAATTCTAATAAAAAACTTTCTCATATAGTTCTGCTTGCTAAAAATTTGCAAGGATGGAAAGATCTAATCAATATAGTCTCTGCTTCAAATAAACCAGAACACTATTATTACAAACCTAGACTTGATCTTAATAGTTTATATGAATTAGTAAATGGAAATATTATATGTTTGTGTGGACATCCCGGATCTTACTTAGCTAATCAAATTTATTCAGAGGGTAAGTTCGTAGACGATAAAACTATTGAGTCTAAAATAAAAGAATTACAAGATGTGTTTGGACAAGATAATACTTTTGTAGAAATACAAACAATGGATCAAACAAATGAGTATCAACAAAACATAGGATTGAAATTAAGAGACTTTTGTAAATCTAGACACATTAAAACCGTAGCTAGTTTAGACGCTCATTACTGCGAATCTGAGGATAGTGCTGATCAAAGAATTTTATTATGTAGTAATCTTAAACTAACACTACCCCAAGTAGCATCAAAAATAACTAATGACGAAGAGTTTGGATTAAGTAGTTTTTTTAAGTCTGATCAATATCATATTCTATCTCATGAAGAAATCAACGCTGTAAATACAGAGGAAGAAATAGAAAACACTAACGTTATAAACGAAATGTGTGAAGAATATGAAATACTTAACAAACCTATTTTACCTAACTTTAATTGTCCAGAAGGATTTGCACCAGATGAATATTTAAGACAATTATGTAGAGATGGCTGGAAAGATAAAATACAAGATAGTATACCAAAAGAAAATCATGGCGAATATGTAGATAGAGTAAAGTATGAACTAGATGTTTTACAGTCGGCTAACCTATCTAGTTATTTTTTAATTGTTCAAGATATTGTGAACTATCTTCATAAGAAAGATTGGTTACCGGGTCCGGGTAGAGGTAGTGCTGCTGGTTGTTTAGTATCATACTTAATCGGCATAACTTCAATCGACCCTATTAAATACAATCTAATTTTTGAAAGATTCTATAATGCAGGGCGAAATACTAAGGATAGAATTTCTATGCCTGATATTGATGTAGACGTACCAATCAATCATAGAGAAGAAATTATTAATTATATTAAAGATACTTACGGATCTAACAAAGTATCTCAAATGATTACATATAATACACTAAAAGGTAGAGGCGCACTGAAAGAAGTATTGAGAGTATATGGTAATATATCTTTTGAAGAAATGAATCAGATTACTAAATGCTTACCTGATGAAGCTAAGATCGCTGATGAACTTCAAGAAATGAAAGATGAAAATGGAGAAGCGTCAATTATCCAATGGGCATTGGAAAATAATTCTAAAAAGTTAAAAGATTGGTGTTATCTTAAAGATGATAAATTAGAAGGGCCTCTTGCCAAACGTTTTGAACAAGCTATTAGATTAGAAGGAACTAAATACAATCAATCTAAACATGCTGCTGGAATTGCTATATCTAGACATGATCTGTCAACAGTATGTCCTATGATTTATGATACTAAAACAAAACAAAATATTGCTGGATTAGAAATGAATGATTTGGAATCATTAGGCATTGTAAAATTTGATATTCTTGGTATTGCTTTACTAGATAAAATGATGCAAATTAAACAATATCTGAAAGGTTAAATTATGGTACAGTTTTATGTTATGCCTGAAGGCGATCCGTTTACCTTTAATGGTAAAAGATACAAGAAGATAAAAGAGGAAAGAGTTAGTTGTTGTAAAATTAAACATAATGCTTTAGACATTGATACTAATGAAAAGATAGCTATACAGCCTAAACAAGAAGTTACACCGGTGAGAAGTCATGACGAATAATAAAATTTGTGTTTTTGATTTTGAGACTGACGGTTCTGATCCAACAGAATGCAGTCCTGTTCAATTATCTTCAGTTATAGTAGATCCTATTAAGTTAGAAATAGTAAAAGATTCAGAATTTAATATTTACTTAAAGCCAGAAAAGCTATGCAAGGCTAAGGCTGTATCTATAAATAATCACCCGTATATGGATTCTGATATATTAGAATGGCACGGTAAGGTAAAAGGTGTAGATAAAGCCGAAATATTGGAGAGTTGGCTAACCTACCCGGATGCAAAACATTCTTGGAAACAATTTATGGAGTATCTAGAGTCTTACCATCTGTTTAGAAGCGGCGGTAAAAAGACAAAGTTTTCTGCGCCTATAGCTTCAGGTTATAATATAATTAGTTTTGATATGAAGATTGTAGATCGCTTTGCCAAAAAATACGGAGGGTACGATAAAAAAGAAAAAGGTAATTCTATATTTCATCCTAGAGACAAAATTGATATCATGAGTCTTGTATATATTTGGTTTAGATATATACCAGAAATTAAATCAATATCATTGGATAATATTAGAAACTATTTAGGTATTGACGCAACTAATGCTCACGATGCCGTTAAAGATGTAACTGACTGTGCAGAAATACTTATCAGATTTTTGAAACTTCATAAAAATTTTGTTAGTAAGATAAAGTTTAAAGACTCATTTAAATGAAAAAAATAAAATTTAAATCTTGTGGTTGTGTTTTCCCATCTCACAACAATCATATAGAATATAACATTGACATATCAAATCTAGATTTAGAATGTAAATCTACATGGGATATCATAGGTAGTGGTAATACTAAAGGATGTTTCCAGCTAGAGTCTAGATTAGGGCAAATGATGTCCAAAAAACTCAAGCCAGAAAACATAGAACAGTTAGCAGCTTTAATTAGTATTATGCGTCCCGGCTGTTTGGAGGCGTACAGAGATGGTAAAAGCGTTAGTGATCACTACATAGACAAAAAAAATGGTATTGAATCTATAGATTATTTTCACCCATCTCTAGAACCTGTATTAAAAACAACCTATGGAGAAATGATTTATCAAGAACAGGCGATGGAAATAGCAAAAGTTATTGCTGGTTTTGGATTAGAAGAAGCGGATGTTCTTAGAAAAGCTATTGGTAAGAAAAAAGTAGATCTTATGAATAGCGTTAAAAAATCTTTTATACTAGGAGCACAAAAAACTAATGTAGTTTCTAAAGAAATCGCTGAAGAAATATTTGGATGGATCGAAAAAAGTCAAAGATATAGTTTTAATAAATCTCATGCTATTAGTTATGCCTTGAATGCATACTTATCAGCATACTCTAAAGCACATTTTCCTGCTCATTTTTTTGCGTCTTATTTAAAGTTTGCGCAAGACAAGATTGATCCAATGAAAGAGATTTATGAACTTATAAATAATTGCAGAGAAATGGATATTGATGTATACAAACCAGATTTTAGAAAGCTCTCAAGATCTTTTACTATAGATGATGATAAGAATATATATTTCGGTTTAACAAATATTAAAGGTGTTGGAGAATCAGTATGTAACAAAATAGAAATTTTAGTGAAAGATATGGACTTGGAAAATATGTCATATCTAGAAACACTATTTAAAATTTTAGATAAAATCAATCAAACCGCTAGTAAAGCTATGATTAGTGTGGGTTGTTTTGATTATTTAAATGTTGGTAGAAGAGAGATGTTATTTCATTTTAGTCTTATAAATGATCTGACAAAAAAAGAAAAAGATACTATATCAGCAAATCTTGAGTCATTAGCTTCTTTAGAAGATTGTTTACATTTCCTTGACGATAAAGTAAACATAAGAAGAAAACAAAAAGTATTAGCTGTATTACATACTCTTAAAAATCCTCCATATAAACTTGAAGACAGTTGTCTGTGGATAGCAGATCAAGAAAATCAACTACTGGGCATAAGTATTACATGCTCAAAAATAGATGAATACAGTTTAGAAAATGTTAACTCAACATGTAGAGATTTAAATAATGATAAATGTATTTATAAGAATATTATTCTAGGAATAGAAATTAAAGAAGTTAATGTAATTAAAACAAAACGCGGAGCAAATCCGGGTCAAGAAATGTGTTTTGCTAAAGTGTCAGATAATACTGGAGGCGTAGATATTGTTGTATTTCCAGAACAATACGCTAAATATAAAGACGTACTACAAACTGACACAACAGCTATCCTAAGCCTAGAAAAATCTAAAAATGACAGTCTTATAGTTAAAAAAATTTGGCAGTTATAACTTGACATATTGATAGCTAATTGTACTATAGAAGGTATTGAAAACTATTCGTTTTGAACTTTAAAAGGAGATGATATGAATCTTATTGTATTAAAGGGTAATCTTGCTCGTGATCCAGACCTGCGATCAATCACCACAGGTAACAGGGATACTTCTGTTGTAAATTTTACGGTAGCTGTTTCTAGGGAATATAGGAAATCAGACGGTACTACTGATAAGAATACAACATTTGTAAATTGCGAAGCATGGGACAGTGGAGCAGAGGCTATTGCATCTACTTTTAAAAAGGGCGATCTAGTTATGCTAGAAGGTTCTTTGCGTAATGATAACTGGGAAAAAGATGGTGTTAAGCATTCATCTATGAAAGTTCGTGTCAGCAATTTTGGTAAAATTCAAAAAACTAAAAAGTCTTCCGCAAAGACAGAAGATGAAGCTGTAACAGCATTCTAGGATTTTATATGAAAAAAAGAATTATGATGCTAACCGAATCTGGGCATATTATGTCTGGATTCGGTAATTATACTAGAAATGTTCTTTCTAGATTACACAATACAGGGAAGTATGAAATAGCAGAACTGTCTTGTTATAGAGATAAAAACGTCCCTAAAACAGAGGCATGGAAGGTATACCCTAATGTTCCAACAGGTGAAGAATCTGAAAAAAAATATAGAGGTATTACATCATCAGTTTTTGGTGCTTGGGGTTTTGAAACCGCCTGTTTAGATTTTAAACCAGATATTGTATTTGATATTAGAGATTACTGGATGCTAAACTTTCCAGAGTATTCTCCGTTTAGGCCATTTTTCCATTGGGTATTAGCACCAACCATCGACTCTGCACCACAAAGAAAAGAATGGTTACAAACATATTCTAACGCTGATTTAGTTTCTGGTCATACTCAATGGGGTATTGATTACCTAAAACAATTTTCAAATATAAATACAACATTTCCAGTTAATGATTCTGTAGATGTAAATAATTTTAAGCCTGTGTCTATAGATAAAAAAGCTCACAAAGCTAATCATTTTTTAGATCCTAATGATTTTATTGTTGGTAGTGTTATGCGTAATCAAAAACGCAAATTAATTCCTAATCTTATTAAAGTTATTAAACAACTCAATAAGAAATATCCAAGAATTAAATTACATTTACACACTAGTTATCCAGACAACGCTGGATGGCCAATACCTGAACTAATGTTAGAGCATGATGCTGCCGATATAGTTTACTTTACTTACAAGTGTGCTCACTGTGGAAAATATTCTGTAATGAGTTTCAAGGAAGGACTTGCTATATGTCCACATTGTAAAAATCAATCAGCTAATATATGTAATGTATCTCAAGGTTTAAATGATAGTGAATTATGTTCAGTATATAATTTATTTGATACATATGTTCAGTATGCTATATGTGAAGGTTTTGGTATACCTCCTGTAGAAGCAGCAGCGTGTGGCTTGTCTTTGATTACTGTAGATCATGGTGCTATGCGAGAAATTGGAGATAATCTTAACGGAAGAATTGTTAAGTTAGCATCAACATTTAGAGAATTAGAAACTAACGCTGAAAGAGTCAGTCCAGACGATGAAGATTTATATAATCAAATAGAACAGGAATATTTAAAACAAGAACAACAAAGTTGGCTACAGTCTTTAAAGTCTATAGAAGAAAACAGAAACACTCTGTTAGAAAACTACAGCTGGGATAAAACCGCTAAAGATTATGAAAAAATGTTTGATAACATTGAATTAACTGGATTGCAAGGCAAATGGGATTCTCCACCTCAACCAATTAGTGAGGATACCAACGTAGACACACAAAATGTTCGAAGTAATAGGGAACTAATTGATAAAGTAGTTTGCGAAATTATTAAATCTCCATATTTATTACGAACTGCTATGGTACAAACGGCAATTAGAAATTTAGATGCAGGATTTGTAAACGATGGCGGAACCATTAAACCTTATACCATGAAAGAAGCTAGTGGGTTTTTGGATCAATTATATAACTCTAAAAAAACATGGGATGCTATTCGTACAGGCTCTATGGAATTACCTGATCAGTTTAAAGAAATTATAGAATACTAAACTAAATGAATGCTCTTTATTTGGGTCATTATAGGGAAGACACGGATGCAGGTAGTTCTTCTCGTAGATTTATACATGGTTTACTAAAAAAGGGCATCAATGTTGCTGTAAGACCATTGTATCATTTTCGCAACAAAACGTTTAGACTAACAGATCAAGAAATTCTTAAAGTAGAAAATGCTGAATATAGCAATTATGATTGTGTGTTTCAGCACACGGTTCCTATAAACTTCTGTTATAATAAAAATTTGGGACAAAATATAGGAGTATTAGATCTACAAACTTTTAATACTCAATATGGATCTACGATAGATCACATAAGCTTAATGGATAAGATTTACATTAGATCTTCTTATGGTATTAAAGATTTAAAAAAACATATAAAAAATACATCTATAGATATAGTACCAGAGCCTTTTGATAAAATAGATAATACTTATGTTAAAAATGATGATGAGTATAGATTTTACGCTAGAGGTAGCACAGATAATCGCTATAACTTATTTAAGATTGTAGTAGCGTTTTTGTCTGAGTTTGCTAACGAAAATATACCTCAATTAATTTTATACATGAATGAGGACGAATCTAAAATAACTAGCATGTTAAATAAAGCATATAAAAAATTAAATGTAAAAGCTAACACTTCTGAAAAAATTGTTGTTGTAAATAACAAATATAATGAAGAAGAAGAAAACAACATTATTAAAAATATACATTGCGCAATTAATATAGATAAAGCAGATAGTTCAGCTGTGTTTACTATTAGAAATTTACTTTATAAAAATATTGTTATTACACAAAAAAACTCTGCCTCTTGTTACTATGTCAATGATAATAATGGTATACTTGCAGAAAGTTATCCAACTAATATAGATGATATGGAAAATTGTTATGATAATAGTATACAGTCTATATATGAAAAATGGTACGACACAGATATCAATTCTCTAAAAGCATGTATGAGAAACGCTTATTGTTTATCTGAAAATGAAACACAAAGTAAAAAAATTAATATTGATACAAGTCTATTTTCCTATAACAAATTTTGTGAAACTATATTATGATTGATAGCCTAATAAAAAAAGAACTAAATGAAATTAATATTGTATGGATACCATCAAACAATAAAAATTTTGAAAATCTGTTTGATAGTTTAGGTTTTAATTATTTCCATTTGACAGATTTCTTTTTAGGTCTATGCTCTCCAAATTTAGTTATCACTAATAATAGATTTAGTAAATTTGATACAGCTATTAATTTATGCTTAACTCATCATTGTAATTTAATTATAATTGACCACGACGAAAAACCAGATATAATATCTACTGACAAAATCATATCCAAAATGAAGTTAGTTCCTAACGTACTTCAAATAGCTGCGACTCCAAATGTATATCACTCTTGGGGTAACATACACGATATTGTGCTAGATACAGGTATTATACAAGAAGATTTTAGTAAAATATTAACATCGTTTTATAAGAAAATATTTAAAGTACATGAATAAAATACATTTACATAATACAGAAAATCCTATTGATATACCTAAATATCACTCTTTGAACTTTGATCAAATGATTAAATTAGAAGATAATTCTGTTGAGTCTGTGTTTATGTTAGATATTCTAGATTATCATAATAAAACGCAAGCGTCTACAATACTAGAAACTATACACAATAAATTAATTAAAGATGGGGAACTGATCGTTCAATCGCCTGATTTAAAACAATTAATTATTTGTATGAATTTTAATAAAATTGATTTTAATCAAGGTAAAGCTGTACTATATGATCAACGGGTTACTATGCACCAAATGGAAGACTTAATAAATAAAGTATGTGAACATAATTTTAAATGTAAAGTAAAAAAATATATTAACACATTTGAGTGTTTTTTAGAATTTAATAAAATATGAAAAACTTATCAGTACTTATACTATGCACTAATACAGCTAAAGGAACTAAATCCTTGGGTAGTATAGGCTTGTTAAAACTAAACAATAAAAAGAATATAATAGATTATCACATTAATAACATTAAACTTTGCTGGCCTGACTGTAATATTTCTATTATTGCTAGACATGATGACATTAAATTAAACAAATATATTACCAACGAAAAACCAGATATTAATTATATCGATTATGAATTAGATAAAATGTCAAACGAGTGCGAGAGTTTACTAAGAGGAATTAACTCCGATAATGTTAATGATAATTTTTTAATCATTGATATTAATTGTCTTTTAGATAAAAACATATTTAAAAAGTTTTCAACATATGACATGTCTAAATCATTTATTATTCACAATAGGGATATTTCGTATGAGTCAAAATTAGGATGTATCCATGATTACAAATCTGATAAGATACAGAATATCTTTTTCGATTTACCTGTAAAAATTTTAAAATACTATTATATATGTAATGATCAATTACTAGAAATTTTAAAATCTAAGCCTACTAGATCTAAATTTTTGTTCGAAATTTTGAATCACACAAATAATGATATAAATATGTATAATATAAAAACAAAAAAATGTATTAATATAAATTCTATTAAAGATTATAAAATAGCTAAGGAGACTAATTTTGTATAATATAAGTGTATTTTTACAAAGAATAGCTGCAGAAAGCCATGTATTAAAAATAATGTCATTAACTAATCCTAAAAAGATCTACATAAAAGAGATGTTTTGTGATACAAACCAGATGGCTAATTATCATAATCCATTTTTCCATTCTTGGATGTTGATGGCAGAAAATAAATTGTTACTATCTGATGCAAGTTGCTACAATATAGCAGCAATTTTTGATACTAATAAATTTATTGCTATAGATGATCCTAAATTTAAACAAGATATGGATAATGTAGAGTTTGTAGATATCAATATATTTAATCAAGGTAACACCGAAGAAAAACTGTTAGAAATCTTAGGACAAGATAAATATGCAAAATATAAAGTATGATCAACTTTCTGATACTGAAAAATGTAATATTATTAAAAAACTTTATACAAAAGAAAAACTAAGCTTTGCTGGTATAGCAAAACAGCTTGGTACATATTCTAATAAAGTTAGAAGAGATGCTAATAAGTTTAATATTAAAATTAGAGATAGAAGCCAAGCGCAAAAAAATGCTTTACAAACGGGAGCAGTTAAACATCCAACACAAGGTAAAAATAGAAGCGAAGAAGAAAAACAAAAAATCAGCATGTCTCAACATGAAAGCTGGAAAAATCAAGACGAGAATACTAAAAAACAAAGATCAAAAAAAGCAAAGTTAAGATGGCAGTCTATGTCAGAATCACAAAAAGAAAATTTAAGAGTTGCTGCTCATCAAGCTATTAGAGAAACTAGCAAAACAGGGTCTAAGCTAGAAAAATTTTTACTAACTAAACTCATAGAAAAAGGCTACAAACCTGAGTTTCACAAAGAACAAATTTTATCGAATACAAAATTACATATTGACCTCTTTATTGCAAAACTTAATACAGCTATAGAGATCGACGGTCCATCTCATTACATTTCTGTTTGGGGAGAAGAGTCTTTAGCCAGAAACCAAAAATATGACCAAAAAAAGAATGGTTTAATTATTGGCAAAGGAATGAGACTAATTAGAATCAAACAGTTAAATGACTATTCAAAAGCTAGGGCAGAAATAGTATTTTCTAAACTAGATAATTTATTACAACAAATTAAAACAAATTCGTTAGATTCATCTCAAAAAATTTTATATATAGAGGATTAAATAATGGCTAAGGCAAAAACTAAGACAGAAGAAAAAATCAACCCAAATGATATTAATTGGACAGATAATGTATTGAAACTGTTGTCTGATGACGAAAAGATCAAAGGTAATCCAACTACAGATGGGTTAAGAAGGATTTTTGAAATTGCTTTAGACTGTGTTGTTATTGACTCGTCCTCTTCTGTATTACAAAGTCCTAGCCCAGAAAATGAAAAGAGGGCTACTGTGGTCCATTCTCTGACGTATGTTTTAAATAATCCTGATCTAGCACCAGAATTTAAAACCAGAACTGTAAATGGAGCAGCGGATGTATATTGGGGTAATTGTGATAAGATTTTTAGAAATCATCCAGTAGCAGTTGCAGAAACAAGAGCAGAAGGAAGGGCTTTACGAAGAGGATTAAAATTACGCAAAGTTGTAGCAGCAGAAGAAATTGCTGATACTATTGAAGATAATCCTGATATGGACTCTGTAACCAAGATTACAAATAATCAAATTGGTTTTATGGATGTATTGTGTAAACGTCTAAATGTTAATCCTATTAGTTTGATGGAATATTTAAAGTTTGAAGTTAATGATTTTAGAAACTTGACACATAATGATGCTGTGTCTATTATAAGACAACTATCTGGATATCAACAAAATGTAGATAGTATTCCACAAGACGTTATGGGTTACACAGAGGAGTGGCGATGATTGAAGGCGAAATTAAAGTTAATGATAAATTAACTCTTAAAATTAGTGCAGAAGGACAGAAAGAATTATTTAAAGATCTGTCTACTGTACAAGAAATTTTTGGAGAAAACAGCTGTGGTATGTGTGGTAGCACTGATATTAAATATGTTGTTCGCACTGTTGACGGTAATGATTATTTTGAGTTAAGATGCAATAAATGTGGGGCTATACTTTCTTTTGGTCAACATAAAAAAGGTGGAACAATCTTTCCTAAACGAAAAGACTCTAATGGTAAATGGTTAGAGAATCGTGGTTGGCACAAGTATGTTCCTAAAAAATAATTAACTTTTTTCTTCTAATTGTTTTTTCCATGCTGCTGTTTGTTTAGCTGATATTTCTCTTTCTCTTTCAGCTTCTTCTTTTTGTGCCTTACGAGAATTAGCAACAGCTTTCTTAATAAGAATACGACCTGCTGTTTTTAAAAACGGCAAACCTCTTTTATTTGCTTCTTCTTGTAACCAACCTACAACAGTTTCTACATTATTTTCTACCCAATCATTACCATTATGATCCATAGCGTGTGCTCTTTTATTACAGCTACAGTTTGCTTTAGAGTGTATACCAAACTTTGCTAGTAGTTTTTTTAATTGAGTGCCGGGGCCAGAACTCATAGAATCTGGTCTAAATTGATCAGGGTCATCTTTTAAAAGTTTTACTATATCATCTTTTACACTCCATATTTCATTAATTTCAGGCTCAGTTAATCCTCCAGTATTAAAACTTATTGTATTTGTTTGTTCATGATACATTACCTGTATATTTTTAGATTGTAATATTTTTAATATTTTATAAGCCTTAGTTTGCATTATAGTTTTTCTCCTTTAAAATCCACCATCTTTAGTATATGGATCACCATCTGGTCCGTATACACTTGGTCCAGTATCTTCCTCACATTCGCCACTATCAACATTTTTTAAACAACTTTGCTCAATTCCATCTTTCGCAAGAGGAATCGTTACATTTTTATAATTTCTTCTACCATGAGGGTCAAGGAAATCCGCTGTAGTATGAACATAACAATCTCCTTTACAACTTGGTTTAACTTTATATATAAAACCTACATTACTAGCTCCACCTCTTGGTTGAGCAGGCCAAGTACCATCATACTCTTCTGGAGTATTAGGCCATCTGCCATTCCAACAAATTCGTCTATCAGGAAATTTTGTTCCAAATGTACCTTCTTGCCATTTGTAACCAGCATTGTTACCTCCCAGATAGCCGGGCAAATTGGTATTGGTTCCGGGGAAATTTGGTAGTTTACCTTGAAGCCAAGGGAAGTTTTCTATAGCTTCGCCGCCACCAAATTGACCTTCAAGCATAGCCTGTACTACCGCTTGAACCTCTTCAGCCGTAATAGTTTCTCCCTCATTTTGTGCAATTATAAGTATTTGTTGAGTATATAATTGTTGATACAGATAATGATGTATATATTCCTGTTTGGGTTCAAAAAATAATTCTTCTGCATCCCAATTAACAGTAATTGAACCACCATTAGCTCCCTCTGCGGTAAAACCCCAGCTACCGGGATCTGCACACTCAACAAAACCTGTGCCATAATAACTATTTTCACAACCTTTACAACTCGCTAAGTAATCATCTCTAACCTGCCACCACCACTGTTCACAATACGGAGCATAGTTTCTTGGAAAGGTTATGCCTTGATCTGCAAGAGCTGCTGCTTTTTGTTTTTGAAATTCGTCAAGTGCTGAACCTACATACCACTGTTCTGATTTTAGCACTGTTCCATCGTCCTGAAAACCAAAAGTCCCAGTCATATACGACTCATCAGGAACACTAGTTACTCCAGTTAGTGTCCATTTCCATCGACCTCCACCTCCTGTAGCTTGCATACATTCTAATGTTAATGTAGCTGACGTACCACCATCAATGTCGTTATCATTCCAAGTGCTTTGATCTGTTGGGTCTCCATCACCCCAAGGATTTGTCGAACCTAGCAGACAATGAGATCCTCCAAAATTTATTGTTACTACAGGACATCCTGAAGATTTAGGTCTGTCACAACAATTCATAACAACTGCGCCAGTATCAGGATCAGTATATCTCCCTCCAAAATCTATACTCGTAGTATTCACAGAAAATCTATAATCACCGTGAATCATATTAGAATGAACATATTCTGCTGCAGGACCGGGTTGAACTTCACAATCATCATTAATCCCAACAATCATACCAAAGTCTGATTGTGGTCCAGCAGTGTCAAACTGAGCTTCTGCAGTATCTGGATCCCACATGCTTGGAAGACAACCTCCACCACCTGTTGTTCCTCCGGGACTAATTGACATATATATAGCTGTGCGTCTACTCCATACTTGTTGACCAAAATCTTGATGGTCAAATATGCCTACTTTTTTAAGTATATCACGGTCACCTGCCTGAACAACTTGACCAAAAGAACTAGCTACACCAACTGGTACTCCACCGCCCATATTAGCCAATCTACTCGCAGAAAATGGACTACAAGCACAATTACTACAACAATAGTAAGGATCGTTATCACCACAAACATCGGCTGTGCTTTGTCTAGCATAATTTAAAGGCATATTTTCATAAGGCTTACCACCGCCCTCATTTGTACAATAAGGTCCCGGACCACCCTTGCTTCCTCTAATATCTATAAACTCACCTTCATCATTAAATACCGGATACCTAATTAAAAAACCGGTAGAGCTGTCATAGTAAGGCTCTTTCCAATCTACATTAAAATCTTCTTGTCTTTTAAAATTAAAATCACCAGCTAATACTGCTCCATAACAAGGGTTATATCCACCAAAATGATCAAAATCTGGTCTTATTTCTTTCATTTGACTAGTAATAAGCAATCCACTACAACCATATTTTAGAGGTAAATCTAAATCATAATACTTATTTCTATCTAAATTATGAACATGAAGACTATCATCGTCACCAGTTTTTTCTTCTCCATCAATAGTTAGCCCTGCTCTCGACCCAATAATATTAGCATGTTGATAACAAGTACTAGAAGCACCATTATCTATCATAATAGTACCAGTGCCTAAAGGTTTTATTTTATTAATGTGTCTATTATCCAAGAAAAGACTAACTTCAGGAGTAAGTGTTAATGCTCCTTCACCTATCAACTTATCTCCATCAGGGTCTATAATACCTGTTATAACTCCTTCACATGTAACTAATAACTGCGCGTATCCTCCTTTACCATAGTAATAACCTTGACAAGCATCATCGAATGGGAAATTATAAGGATAAAAATTAGTTGTATTTGCGTCACCAACAGGATTAAATTTTAATGATTGAGGACTATATGGTAACTCTCCACCAGCTCCATCGTCTTTATTTGTTCTTACAAATTGAAAATATCTAGGATCATAAGGATAATCTTTTAACATTGCAGAATATGGAGTAATAGGCAAATGATCTCTTGACTCTTCTTCACGCATTTGCTTATTACTAACTCCTAAATAAGCTCCGTATAATCTACTATATGTATTATCATGACCATGCCTAGTAATATAGTCTGGTCTATGAGTAGGTACTATAGTATGACACTCTCCAAAAACAGCACTTTCACCTCTAAATCCTTGAACATAAGCATGATAATCATGAGTGCATTGAGTGAAAGGAAATGGCACCAAAGAAGCATTAGGACCTTCTGCTATAGCTTTAGCTTGATCTGCAAGATCATTAGTAAACTTTTTATAAAAAGGCAAAGTTTCTGCATGTACAGACGCTGGGACTATATTGTATACTGAACCGTAATTCGGAATATAATACATTTGCATGTACCCTTGACAACCACCGGGTACTGGTAGAAATAAAGGTAGATCAAGCGGCCCAACAGCAGTTTTAGTACTATCTGTTACGTTAGCAGAAAGAGGTAGTCTTTGCATAGTATTAATATAAAAAGAATTTGTCCAAAGAGGTCTGTTAGATCTTAAAGCACAACTCATATAAACTTCGTTATCAGATACTTTGGTAACTCCATCTCCTCCTCGTATATTCTGCATATCACCAAAAAATACCATTTCATAAAAAGGCATATCATTACCCGGCAAACCTCGTGGACTTGGAGGAGCCTGATCACCATTAAAATGAGTTGTTAAAGGATTACCATCTCTGTCTTTAACTTGACACACTACAGAACCGGGAACTTTCGTACCGGCATCTCTTTGCGCTTGATAATCTCCATTAGCAGGTAAATAATAACCGTCAGTCTCACTAAAAGGCACAACATGTAGTACCTTACTACCTTCTGGAACAAAAGGACCAAATACAGGCATACCAGCATATAAATTTGATACATCATCAATACTACTTAATTCAAATAAACCATTAGCTCTAGCATTAGCTGGACTTCCCATAAACTGCCCACCAGCAAATATAAACTGAGTTAAATAATTAGGATGAACGCACCATTTAGCAAAATCTGTTCTTCCTTTAATAAAGCCAGTAGTCATTTTGGTTTCATCAGCAATTTTTGAATTAGAACCTGCACTACTATCAATGCCATGAAAAGCTAAATCTGTTAAATTTGTTACATCTATAATTTTATCAGGACCATTTGTTTTAATTCTTAAATTAAATGTAGCATGACCGGCATTTTCAAGATCACCCAAATTCATAACTTCAACAATATATTGCCTAACATGCATACTATCGTTATGGTTAAATCTCCAATTATTAAAATTATTTACATCTTCTAATTTATAACAGTGTGGGTGTTGACGGTCTCCTCTAGCTTCTAAATTGTGTGAAAAATAATTTGGACCACCTGTACTTATATATGGTTTAGCTGTTCCATCTACACTTGCTCTAAATCGTCCGGGAGGGGTATCTACTTGTGCCTCTGGTTCTTGGTAAGCAGCAGGCCAGTTCCTTCTGTGAACATAATAAAGATTTAAATGAATATCTGTATTACTAACATTTTGCCATTCTACTTCTTCACTTGAAGTTAACTGTATACGATTAGTTACATCATTAAGTGCTTTTTCTTCATCACTTGCATCTTCTGGAAAATCTCTTACTTGTCCGAATTGGTCCACTCGTGGCTTGCTGTATAAATAATGAATACCTCTTTCTGATGGTACAAAAAATGGCGTATTGTCAAAATAGTTTAACATTCTAAACTTATATTTACCGGGCCATTTAGTGCTTTTTAGAAAAGGGTTTGCGTCAGCTATACCACTTATAATTATTGACTTTTGTTCATCATCTGTAAATTGTAATGTAGGAACACCAATTTCCATTCTTAAGTCTTGCAGAAATGGTATAAGATTTGCTGCATCTTCAAGACCCCCATCAATATCACCTTGGCGACGTCTAAGGTAACTATTAAATAAATGAAATTGATCACTATTAAAATCAGTAGCATCTCCCATTTCACCTAATACAATTTTATCGTAACCAACATCTCCAGCAAGAGCTATATATGGATTATCAATAATATTTCCATTACCCATATCCCATGTTGTGTTCCAAGGATTAACTCTAGGATCTCTCATAGCATTCCAAAGATTTCTACCAAATACTTCTTTGCCTAATAATTGAGCATGATCTAAACCTATGTTTTCGACACCGTTAAACTTAAAACTTCTATCGTAATCAATTCCTTCATCAGTTTCTGCTGGTACAATAATCTCATCGCCATCAAAAGTTACACTAATAGAATCAATAGGCTTTCTGATAAATTTTTCACCCAAAATAGGATGATCATATTTTGCATGATTTCCTTGAACGTCTTCTATATCAGCAGTAAATAAAGTAGGAACATTAAATAAAGTTGTAGAAACATTTACATCATTTGGGTTATCTTTATCTTCGGAAAAAACTGGTGTAGAAGTCACAGTACTAATACAAGTACCACGATCTTGGGTGGGTTTTTCAAATTTTTTATAAAAACCTGATTCTGCATGTTTAGCTAAAGCTAATGGCCCAAATGTAGCATCATCCTTTAATATTGATTTATCTTCGTCAACAAGACCTAAAGTTTTTAATAAATGTCCACAATATTTATTAATAATATTAAAAGTTTCTAATTTATCTTGTTGATTTAATTCTTTTAAAGACCCATTAATTTCGTGAGTATCTAAATTTATAAAAGTTACTTCAAATTGTGGGTCGTAATTTTTTAATATTATACTAGATAATGTCCTAGCACTATCTGAAACTAGTAAATCCTTATCATCTCGAATCCTTAAAAGAGTTAATAATAACTTCTCATCTGAAATTTCATCATATTTTATATTATACATATATTTATTATATTATTTGAGAGCATGTTCCTACGCCTCTATATCTCACTAAATTAGTTCCTTGTATTCCAAGAAAGAATGTTGGAACCTCACCAACTTCTGGAACATAGTTTGAATTAAAATCAAATCCAGCTACACTACTAGCATGTCCTACAGCAGATGAATGTTTTCCTATACTAACTAAACAAGGGTTAGCTTCATTAATACCTGCTATAATAATAGGAGTATCATCAGGAATAGTTACAGGAATAATATTCATATAGTCTGTTACTGTAATCTGATTAGCAGTATCATTAGTTTGTTCAAACTGATTAGCACCATCACAAATTTGAGCTACAAAAGTACCGCCTGTACTAACAGAACCACAAGTTCTAGCAGGAGTTAATGTTGCGCTACCACCACCAGCAGACTTTTGATTCATAACAATATATTTTCCATCATCATAATACACATATAATAAATCATCTACAGCTCCTGTCATACCAAGATAATCATATACGTCTATTTCAGCATTTCTTACATCAGCAGAAAGATCTTCACCTTCTGGACCCCACATAGAAATTCCATCATAATACGCTTTTTTACCGGGACTTTTAAATGTTATAGTTGTATTAGCAGCTAGTTCACCTGACGTAATACAAGGTGAAATTTCGATAGTATTACTACCAACTGATACAATAGTGGCATCGGAGGGAATGTTTGAACCTTCCACAGTCATGCCCGGAGATAAATCACTTACATCTTCAAATTCAATAGTTGTTGAAGAACAATCTTCAAACCCAAATACTCTTGTAACTACAGTTTTAGTAATTTCAATCTCACCTGTTCCACCAGCCGCCATATTTACTAGTTCAGCTTTAGCTTGTCCAAAAGCATTTAATGTTTCTTTAAGTCTTACTAGTAAAACTTTATTTTGAGTAGGAGCTACCCAAACACCTCTATGTCTATCAAATCTTAAATCTATTGGTCCTACGGGCCAAGTCTTTGGATTGCTCATCCAATTTTTCATAAATTTATCTGTTAAGCCAGTATCTCTAAACCTACCTATAACAGTATCTTCAGCACAATCATTTGAGTTAGGTATAGGCTTGCCATTTGTGTCATATCCCCAACCTTGTAAAACTAAAGGTCCTCTAAAAGCATTAAATCTCTGGTCTGTAAAAGTTTGTCTATCTTGAAGAGTAACTTCTCTTTCAGTACTACCTTGCATATCAAGAACTTTAATATAGTCGCCTTTAGTAAAGTTTCTAACACTTTGACCAACGGTATTATACTCAACAACGTAACCTGATATTGAACCATTATATCTATTATTATCTACATTATTTATTCCAGTTCCTTTCCACATTAAAGGGAAATTGCCAGTTGATGTCCAAGGATGTAAAAATGTTCTGTTTATTCTTAAATCAAATATAAGTTCAGGTCTAATTGATGGAACTTGTAAAGGAGGAATACTAGAATATGATCTAGAAAGCATACCCTGTCTAGGATCAGCGGTAAAAACATTAGAAGATCCTGTAAAAGTCAAAGCTAAGTCTACTGCTAGTGTTGTATCTTCTGTGATAGCAGGTGTAAAAGTTACGCTATTCTCACCAACTGAAGAAATAACAGCGCCTTGAGGAATACCCTCACCACTAATTACCATTCCGGGTTCAAGATTATCTACACTACCTATTTCAACAGTAGTAGATGTAGCTTCTGCGGTTCCAACTACCTCAGTAGTTACAGTTGTTGCAAAAGTTACTGCAGCATTAGTGTTTATAACATATCTTGGCAACATTCTAGTACCATCAGCAGATAATCCATTAGCATCTAGAGGAACTCCTCCACTTAATGATACAGGAAGAAAGAAAGAATCTAAACTGTTTATTGCGATTCTGCTATAATACGGTGTTTGATAATGATCAAGTGATGCTGATTTTATTTCAGCTCTAGGTCTTTTCTTATTAGTGTTACCTAGTGTATTAGGTTCAGGCTTAAGACTTGCTATCGGAGTAACACTATCGCTAGAACTACTATTGCTGTCATGAACTAAATTTTTACGAACTATATTTTCACCACCACAAGCATTAGCTTTTCCATCATTTAAAGTGTAAGCACTATATATTAATTTACCGCTAGTTGCATCAACACTTCTGCTAGACCTTTCATTAGGATTCTTAGAGTGTCCTTCGCCTGCACTGTTTTTCTTTCCTCCTTTACCTTTACCTCTATAATGATCTCTGTTTTCAGCGACAGAAATTCTTTCGTCTTCTAAAGCTACTTTATTTCTAAAAGCAATTTCTTTTCTTCTTTTCTTTTCATCTCTAACTTTAAGATTCATATCTCTTTTTACAGCAACTAAATCCTTAATAGCATCTCGTACATATTTATCTACTTTTCCAAATTCTTTAGAGTATGTTTGAAAACTTAGCGATGTAGTTGCTCCATTAGATCCATAGTTTAAATTCATGTTACTAAGCAACGGACCTAAATTAGTTTGACCTAATTGTAAATCTCTACCAAAATCAATATGTGTAATCATAGGTACAGTTAAGCTAGCTTTTTCTTCAAACAATCTAGTTTTTAATCCATCTAGCGCTATTTTTTGACCGTTATTAACCATATCGCTCCAAGTTTTTGGCACAATATTAGCAGCTTTTAAATTGTTAACAAATTGCCAAGGAGCTAAATCGGTATCTACAATTTCTGTTCCACCACTAACATTACCGATTACTGAAAAAGGACCATATATTTGTGTTTGACTTTCAAAAGGTATATGAACATCACGAGGTATAAGACACATTGGATTCATGTCCATAAACTCTTTAGCACTAATATTTACAATAGCACCATCTTTTTTATTTGGGTCAGGAGGATCGTCAGGTACTTCATTGTTTCCTCTAAAAGTCGCATTTGCTTCTTGTGCTTCTGTTTTAGTTAAATTAGTGTCTTCTCCATTGAGCCTAGCTATCTGTACATCAAGTGCATCACCTGTAATTTCTTCATCTACCGCATCAATAAATAAAAATTCATTTCTAATATCTATTTTAGGAACACTAAATCTAACAAAAATAGCATCTCCACCGTCAGGCCAAAGTTTAGGATCAGTAACAGCGCCACCATCGAATTTACTATAAAATAAATTATTATCAAATGTTACTTTACCATAAACACCATTAACTCTTTGACCGGGAATATGTTTACCGGCTAAATTTTCTTTAATAATAATACTATTAAAATCTATACTAGCTAAATTAGGCAAAAGACGAAAGTAAGAAGTACCAACTCTTCTACACTGAGTATCCATATCTCCTAAATAACAAAAACCAGCAATAGTACCATCACCATTTTGAAAATGCTCCAAATCATCCATACCTAAATCTCCAATTTTTACATCATCAGGTCCAGAAAACCATGCTCCTTCACTAATTTTGTCGCTTAATTCAAGATTAGGTTCATCACCATTAACTTTGTATCCGTATATATAGCCTAGATCTAATCTAGATTCAGGAGTAGTTGGAGGAGGAAGTCTATAATCTGAGCCAATAGTATTAAATTTATAACTATTAGAAACACAAATATCATGAGTAGCTAAACGAATATTAGTTTCAGCACCTGCAACTTCATTAGCAACACCAGCAGGAACATCCCAATCCGGTTCTGTGTTCAATATCGGGTCTAAAGCTCCGATCTCTCTACGATCTAATAATACAGCATACTCTTTACCATAATAATCATCATACATTTTCTTAAAAAATTGTTGAACAAATTCAAATTGTTTCTTTTGTATTTCTGACATTTTATAAAGTCGAATTGGTTCTGCGTCTTTATCTCCATCTCTTTCTTTTTGTATTTGATATTCTATGTCTAAAGAATCTATAGCCATGTCTCTAAATGCTTCAATTCCACAAATAATTTCTCCCATTAAATAACCAACACTTCGTTCTAGTCTTTCAGTAATAGGAACATCGTTTCCATCAATATCTTTTTTAGTTTCACCAACTCTTTCATTTGTAGCTCTTAAAGCAAATACTTTGTATAAATCATAATTGGCGCTCATTAATAACTCTTCTTGAGTTATTGTAAATTCATAATCATTAGCAACTAAATCTAAATATGCAAGATTGGCTCCAAACCCGGGATTTGTTTCTTCATCTAATTCTAATGAATCTAGTAAATTTTTAACATTAAATTTAACTTGAAATTTACCACCACCTCCTTCACCGCCGGGATTATCGAACCCAGTAAAATTAGTTAAATATAATTTATGAATAACAGGTTGTTCTTGAGTAGTACCGGGCACAGTTTTTGTGTAAAGTTCTTCACCTAAAACTTGAAAAATTCTATGAGCAACCATAGGCTCACAGTTTCCTCTGTTGCTATTTACTCCCTTTTGAGGGTTTTTAACAATTCTATTAACCCCATCAGGTTCACCATTTGGTGCAGGTGGAAAAGTTTTTGATACAGTATTGATAAATGCAGGTAATAAATCTGTTGCACTAGTTTGTAGATTGCTATTATATCCTTGTGAGCTAAGAATACCAGACGTTCTTAAATAGTCAGTGAAATCTATAGCAGGATCGACAGGAAATCCTATACTTGGTCCTCCTCTAGTTATAGGAACGTCAGATCCCGGAGCAGTAGTAGGTTCCTGTCCAAGAACACCGGTAATAGGAGAAGGATCATCTGGTATAGTTTGAATTCTATCACTACTAACAGTTTGATAACCAAATCCATTATTCCAGTTTGTTATAAACGGTGCTCTTTGAAAGTGTTCGTATAGTGCATGATTATCTTCCACCGCATTCGGATCTATTATATTTGACTTTTCTGCCATGATACTTAAAAAATACCTATAATGATCACCAAAAACAACTCTTTTAGTATCATTATTTGTGGCTTCTTGCCCATAACTAAAATTAGTAGTAAGTTCAGTATTTACAAAAGTATCTCTTATAAAATCTCGTAACGCAAAATCTGCTGGCGGATTACGTTGATCTATCATATCAATAGAAATTTCATAATTTCCATTACCAGTATAATCATTCATTCTAACGCTAAAATCTGCACCTAAATCTTCAGCAACCCTTTCAATAAATCCTAGTATACTTATTGAATCTTCATTAATTACAGAGTATTGAGCTCTAGCTTGAGTCGATGTAACTACACCACCCTCAGTTAATTCTTCTTGTGTTAACATATATGTTGCTAAATCAGTAAAATTAACTCTAATAGTTTGGCTGTTAAGAGGTGTGTAAACTTTAGATCCTGTTATTCCTAATGTTCTTAGTATACTAATACTAGGCATGCCATCTTTATCTCTACCAGATGCCATGTGTCCTTGAGTTTCATCACATTTTTTAACATTATAATTTCCGCATGTAATCCCGCCTTGATCTACAAGAGCGCCATTATGAGTTGAGTTAGCAAATTGGCTAGAAGATCCGGGCTCTAATTCTCTAAAAACACTTATAGCATTAAAATTATTATTACAATCAAGATAAACACCATCTGTACCATAATATTTACCTATAACAATTACAGCATTCTCTAAAAGTTCTCGACCATCTGTTAAAGTAACACTAACTCTTCGTCCATCAGAACCTATTTTTATTTCGTGATTAGTAAGAAGTCCGTGAAAAGTTACACCTCCAGAACCCAATGATGTTGTATTATTATCAGTGCTAGGGAAATTAATAGTATAAACTCTTCCTAATTGCCCATTATATCCATTAAATGTTGCAAAAGTTTGATCATCTGCATTAGTCGTAAAACTAGCATCTTCTACTAAATCTAAACTTAAAGTAGTTGGTGCTGAATTAAGACCTACAGTTAGATTAGCTCCTACTATTGCACAATTAAATGCTGAAGCTTGTCCTAATGTTTGTGGATTTGGTAGTTGAGCCATTAGTATTTCCTACTACATATTTTTTAAAGCTTGTGACAAAACAGGTATTTTTGGTTCTATAGTTTTAGGATCTTCAAAATCTTCAATGTGTTGAGGTTTTGTTAAGTCTAAAATTAAATCCTCCTCCAAAAACTCTAAACCATTAACAGTTTTAATGGCAGTATTATCCTGATCAATAATTTTAAGCGAATACTTTCTTTTTTGTAAACCAGATTCTAAATGTGATTTTAGAATATTCTTTTCCTTTACAATATTATACACTAAATCTGTAAGTATCATTTTATATTGTTTAACACCATCAATAACAAAAGGATTACCACTATCAATATTTATCCATAATTTTAAATTTAATGGGTGCTTTAGTTTAGAAACAGGCTGAATTAAAATATTATCATTAGCATTTATAAAATTTTGAACCTCGTCATTATCACCATAGCCTATTTCGATAGTAGGATTTGGAAAAGTATATTGTTTGTTTGTGCTAACAAATGTAGATTCAAAATTAAGAATATTACTAATATTACTATCATCACTAATTAATCTAAATAAGTTTTGTTCATAAAACATCATCATTGAACCAACACTAGGAATTATAATAGACCCTACTGTAATTTGATTATCAACATCTGAAAGATCATACGTTGTATTATCAATTTCTACAACGTAACTATGTATATCAGATATATCGTCTACAGAAGGACCGAAAAATATTTTTCCATCATCTACTCTACTAATAGTTTTATCATAGACTAATGAACTATCAGTCTTATGTTTTAGTTTAAATAACTGTTCAATTTCAACTTCAGGATTAAAATCTTTTAATATTAAACAATTATATGATTTTTTACATTGTATCGGATCGTAAAAGACATTTCTTCTACAACTATCTGCTATATCATAATGAATATTCATAATTAAAGAGAGTCCGTGTTATCCACTGCGAGAGGGAAAGGTCTTGTGTACTTTTTAGTTCTCCTATAACTTCCATTATTTCCAAGTGTCTCACTATCTGTAACAACTACCCAAGTCTGACAACCTAGATTAGTAGCTGTTGCATCCATCAAATCTTTAACATTAGCCTGATTTTCTAAACTGTGAGGATTTGCTCTAGGTTCAAATTGTGCAGTAATTGTTATATTATAACTTTCCATATTTTTACATCTTACATTCTGTATAATAGGATATCCTCTACCCGGGGCAACATGTTCTACTAATTTATTAGCAGGTCTTTCATGATCAATATTAACATCTGCCCAGTAAGCATTTGCAAGTTTAAATCTATTATTAGCATATTTTATATTAAAATCAATAGAATGATCATTATAATTTCTTGATAAAGTTTTACTAACTAATCTGTATTTATTTAATACCTGATCTAAACTATTAGCGTTGTGATTACCATCAGCATCTGCTTGTGAATGATTTAATTGTGGTACATTATTAAAATCAAGTTCTCCAACACCTAAAAGACTATTCATAAAATCTTTATTTTTTACTTTATTAATAAGTGTTGCAGAAAATCGATTTTGAGTATTGAACATATTGTTTAAGGCATTTTCCGCATTTTGCATAGCTTGATCTTGAAAATCATTAAAACTATTTAAAATACCGTTATCTTGACCTGTAGTAACACTTACAAAATCATCATCAGGAAATCCTTTAATACTACCTTGAACAGTAAATGAGTTGTCTGCTGATTCTATATTAGTGTCATGATTAATATCATAAGTTACTAAAGCATTACTAGCTAGGTTGCTATTAGCAAAGAAAACAATTTCTCCATCTATTCCAGCAGTATTATTTAATTCATCAAAACTGTAATTTAATTGTCTAAGTTTACCGTTGCTTGCATCAAAAGTAGCAGGTAGATTTATGCTTGTGTTCTGATCATTTAAAAGACTACTAAAACCATCATGAGCATAAGCGTTTAATCTTTTTGTTAATACTTTATTTAATCCTGCTAATCCATATGTGCTATGAAATGATGTCATAGAACTAGTTCCAGTAACACGCAAACTAAAACCAACAACAACATGTTTATTACTAAAACCAGCGACCTCTTCTATGTAATACATAGTATCATCAAGATTAATATCAAAATTTTCAGATAAACTTCTTATACCAGAAGATTTGTCAGTTGAAACCTGTCCAGTTCTTAAACCATATTTTGTTGCTAATGTTGTGTGAGCAGGAACGACGGGAACTGAAAGTGTACCATCTTTTTTATGTTCATGTATTTCTAATTGTATATTGTAAGGAATTACATTCATCCAATTTCTTTGAGGACCTTCATCAAAGTTTGCAGAAATAAGTGTGCCTATACCGTCTTTAATAATAAATGTATTTCCACATTTTATATTAATATTCTGAAAAAATCCACTAGTAGAATGAGTATCTAATAGATTTGTAAGATTATTTAATGCTGTTACTGTTGCGTCAAAGCTGTCTCCATATATCATTCCTTGTAATGTAACAACAAATACGCCACCTATAGAAAACGAACCTGATTTATATTCTTCTCGTCTTATACTCACAAAAGGTATAGGGCTTAAAGATGTACCATTAATACTAACCTCAGAAGCTTCTGGAATAGCTTGAGTTGTAAAAACTGGTTCGGTTTGTTGTGCTTGTATATACATAGTTATTTATGCTCGTACTATTTTAATGTTTCCGTTAGTAGCTTCATCGATTGAAAATGCAACAGCATCAAACGTATTGTTTTGAATAACTGTAGCTAACTCATCAATTTGACCAACAAATTGTGTACCATCAACAACTACTCGATTAGTTAGATCGCCCTCTAATTTAACAGTTTGACCTGCGGTTCCTCCACCTCTTTGTTGACCGCCTCCTTCTCCACCACCGCCTTTATTTCCTCCTCTACGACCGCCTTGATTTGCTCCGCTAGTAGGTGGAGATGAACCAGCAGGAGGAGCTTTAGTTTGGTCTGATCCAGCACCTCCGTTACCATTACCGTTACCATTATTACCAGCTTCTCTTTCATCAACAAATGTTTTCATTTTTTCATTGAATTTATCAAACAACTCAGCTGACTCAGTCATAGCTGCATGTAATTTACTTCTAGTAAGATCTAAAATTTCTTGAGCAGCTTTTCTTCTTAGCTCTAATTCTTTCTCTTGAACTGCTTTAAGTTCATCAAACATCGCAAGTCTTTTTTCTTTTTCTGCCTTAGCTTCTTCTTCAAGCTCTTTTGCTCTTGCATCTTTTTCTACATCTCTTTCTCTAACCGCACGCGCAAGCTTAGCACCTCTTCCTCCTGCTCGTTCATTAGCAGTAAGAGCTCGTTCTCGTTCTTCATCATATGTTTTTTGGCTAATCAAACCAGCCTCAAGTTGAGCATCAAGATCTCGTAAGAAGTGGGCTAAAGGTTCTGCTCCTCCACGACCTGCTAGAGCTTCTTGACGATTAAATGCTCTTTCTTTAGTTCCTTCAGGATCTAAAACAGCATCAATTAAAGACTCCTGTTGAGCTTTTAGCATTTTTGTTCGTTCTGCAAGAGCTTCAACAGCAGCATCAAATTTAGCCGTTGAGTTTACCATACCTTCTAGTGCTGCTTTTGCTTCGGCTGATTGATTACCTAGTTCACCAATCCTTTCATTAGTTTTGATGATCTCGTTATCTATTGCTTTAGTATCTGCTCCCATTGGCATCGCATCACGCTGCCTCATTAAACTGTCTCGTTTTGCGGTTGCAGCGTCTATTTCGTTGGGTAAGTCTTCAGTTAATCTGTTTCTAAGAGCTCTAGCCATTTGTGCGTCATCCATCCTAGATACTGAGTCTCTGCGTTCCTTGAGAGTTTCACCCTCACCAAGACCAGCTTGGAGAGCTCGCATTTCTGCATCAGACCTCGCCTGTCTAGCTCTGTCAGCAGCAGTTACTCTTTCACCTCTAGCTTCTTGTATAGCAAAATCAGATTCAAATCTGGCTTCATTTTGACGCCTAGTAATATCATTTAGTTTTCCTAAAGCTTGAGCAGTTTGATTAGCAATAGTACTTAACTGTTTTAATGATTCAAATTTAATTTGTGCAATACCTTGTAATATTTTATCTGCTTCTGCTGCTGTTTTGTTAAATTCTTCAAGAGCTTCATCATCACCAGTAGCTATAGCAGTAGCAGCAGATTGTGCTAAGTTATCTTTAATTTTATCAAAATCTTCACCTAAGCCTGTACCTATATTTTCAAAACGTTTTTCAAGTTCTTGTGCGAGAAATTCTGGATCAGCGTCTGGACCAGCAACACGATCAATATCATCTATAGCCTTTTTAAGTTGTACCATAGCTGCTGCTTGTTGTAACTGAAGAGTGTTACCACCAGCTTGAGCAAGACCTCCAGTAACTGAAGCAAATCTGTCAGCACTAAATGCAGCAGGATTGTTTAAAACTTCTGAGTTTGTATCTCTAAGACTTTTTGTTGCGTCAAATTGTCCATTTAATACATCTACATAACTTTGATTTACAGCTACAATTTCTTTTAAATCATTATTTAATATTTTAAAAACTTGTGTCATGCGAGCGGCCGTGGCTGTCATGCTAGCCATTTCTTGATTTAATGTTTTTATAGTCTGTGCAGTAAGTAAATTTTGTCTAGCTTCTCGTTCTCTATTAGCGACAAAAGATTTAAACTGCTTTTCCAAATCCGCATCAAAACCGTCATCAATTTGAGCTTGAGCCTCTGTTCCTGTAATTCCTCGTTGACTTAAAAATTCTGTTCTTAAACTATCTTCTAATTCTTCTGTGCTCATGCCAAGATTTTGTGCAGCTGTAGCTAAAAGACTGGTACTACTGCTTAAGTCTGAAAGTAATGCTTTTTGCTCCTCTCCTCTTTGCATATTTAATTCTTCAATAGCTTTGTTAAATACATCTGGGTCATCAAATGCTCCAACAGTTAATCCTTCTTCTTCTGCTAATGTTACGTTCGATAACATGCCGGGAAGCTCTTGACTAAAAGTTTTAGTATAGTTCAAAAGCTCTTTAGCGTTTTGAGCACGAGCCCTAGATTCAGCAGCTATAGCTTCTTCACTTTTAAAGAATAAATTTGAGACAGTCTGAAAACCACCATACAAAAGAGTTCCAGCATATATCAGATTGTTAAACATACCCGCGGTTTGCTGCACAGGACCTGTCGAACTCTGACCCGGTATGCTTCCCGGACTACCCATAGGAGTATTTCTTCTAGGACCCCGGTGTCCTTGAGTTGATCCGCTAGTTGTAGGACGAGAACTCGCGGTAGGAGCTTGGGTTCTGTTATGAGTCATAGGTCTACTAACAGGAGGTCTAACAGCAGTTGCTGTATTTATTGGAGCATTTTTAAGCTGACCTGTTGCTCTTAAACCTAAACGCTGTGCTTGAATTAGCGCAGCTTTACCAAAAGTTCTAATTGAAGTTAAAGCTGTAGCTACTACACCACTAAGACTAGTAAAAGCTGTAGTAAGAGTAGGAATAATAGCTACTAATCCTGCTCCTATAGCACCAGCAGTAGCACCAGCAGCAACAGCCAAGGAAGCTTGACCTCCAACTCTAAGTCCTTTAGCTATACCATCACCCTTTTCTGTTAACTCCTTATATTCTTCGCTACCACTAACATAAAAAGCTGACAACATATCCATAAATGTTCTATGCTCACTAAACAATTCATTGAAAAAACTAGTACTTTCAACATCTCCTTTATATTGAGAATTTGTTGGTCTTGTAGTGCTACGACCACCACTCCGACCGCCCTGCCTAAGATATTGAGGAATCATTCCTCCTTGTTGACGATTAATAGCTTCTAAAATACCTCTATGTTTTTTAGTTGATCTTGCATTTACAACAAACTCACCCGGAGTTAACATAGCAGGAACAGTATCAGTTCCTCTAGGTTGAAAATTAATTAACTTGCCACCGCTAGCATAAACTGTACCACCAGTAGACATTCTTCTTGGGCCCATCCCTCTCGCAAAAGCCAATGTACCCAAAAGACTAAAAAGAATACTTAATCCACTAGCTAATGAGTCAAACAATCTACCCGTTCTAGCTGTCAAAGTATCTGCTTCTGCCGCTGCATCTTTATTAGCCTGTATTGTAGCTTTAACTGTTTGAGTATATTCTGCAAAAGCTTGGATACTTTCTCTTGTATTACGAGCAGCTTCTAAATCTTCTAAAGCTTCTTTCTGATCTTGTTGTGCAGCTAACAACATCTTTTCTGACGCTGCTTTAGCGGCATCAGCAAATCCTTTAAACACTCCTGCAAGACCTTGAACCGCACCACCAGCAGCTCCAGCAATCATAGCTCCTCTTCTACCACCAATTTGAGCTCCAGCAAACGCTCCACTTTGAATACCGCTACCAAGACCTTGTAATCCTTGTACCGCCCCTTGAAATGCAGCTGAAGTTTCAGATGCTTCACCTGTTAAATCTTGAAATACACCTCCTAATTTTTCTGCTTGTGATCCTACAATCGTTGCGCCAACACCTAATGCTTGAGTAAAACCACCTACTGGAGCTAAGGCGTCATCAACTTTACCAACAAATCTACCTACAGTTGATGTACCTGTTTTAACATCTTTGTTAAATATTCTAAACGAACTTGTTACCTGACCGACTTCTCTTTTTAAACCAGCAAAACTAAAACCACCAAATAAACTACCCTGACTTGGTTGCACAGTGTCACCATTAGCAAAACGTTGTACAGTACCGCCTTTAGCATATTTATTAATTTTTCTAAGATTACCATACCCAAATGCTTGTGCTGATCTTTTATTAATTACAAACTCACCGGGAGTAAGAAGTGACGGAACAGTGTCTGTGCCAACAGCAGAACCTCCTGTAGCCATTCTAGTGATCATTGGAATTTGTTCACTAGTTTTTCCTGAAGCTGCTAAAGCTTTTCTGTAACTGCTCCGATTACCTGACGTATCAGCATACTTTAACTCTAAAGCTTCTGCCTTACTGTTTCGACCCATAACTCTTTTAGCTACAGTTTTAGACATTATATCAGGAAAGTCCGATGGGTTTAACCCTGTCTGATACGCTCTAGCGAAATCATTTTCAAACATATATCCTTTGACTGCACCTATAGCCGTAGGAGCCAATTCAGACTTATCTAAATCTGCATCAGTTAAAATACCTCTTGCTACGGTTACAGGTTTTTGAACAATCTGCCCTGCTCCTACATTTCCAACTGTTTTGGTAGCTCCTGTTTTTTGTCTTTTTGTTTTACCTGCATTATTATATTTATTAATTTTAGAAAGATTACCAACACCAAAAGCTTCAACTGCACTTTTCCTAATAACAAATTCACCCGGAGTAAGCATTGCTGGAACAGTGTCTCTATTTCCACTGCCGGGAACAAAACCACCACTAGCAAAAGCTCTACGTCCTCCACCACCTCCACCAGCTCTTATTGTTGCATTAAGATTATTAACACTAGTTGTTAAGACTTTTAATGCTGCTGTGTTAGCATCTAAAGATGCTGTTTGTTGAGCGCCACCAGTACCAGTTAAAGCTCCTCCTATACCTGACCCAACTCCGCCAGCACCTCCTCCTTCTCTTAAAGCACCCATAAACCCGCCACCAAATTCTCTGATAGCGCCAATACCTTTTATAGCTGTCATAGCTGCTAATAAAGGTAATATAGGTTTAAAAGCTCCAGCAATACTTATTAAAGCACTAGCAAAGGTTAAAGCTCCTTTGGCTAAAGCTTGGAAAGTTCCGCTTTGACCAATATCTCTAATAAATGAAAGAAATTCTTCTCGAACTTTTGCGATTTGAATTGCAAGAGCAAGTTGACCTTTTGCTGCGTCTGCTGCTAAAGAACCTGAACCAGCTTGAGCAACAGCAAGAGCGTCCTGTGCTGTGGCAAATTCTTGAAGTAAAGGAATAACTTTACCAACTTGACGGAAACCACCTAACTCTTCAATAATTTTATTAAACTGTCCAGACCTTGGATCTATATTAGCAAGACCTTCACTTAATCTTCTAACAGCTTCAAAAGGACCTACAAAGTTACCTTCTAAATCTTGTAATTCAACATTAAACTGTCTTAAGAAATTAATAGTGCTACCACGCTGAATACGGGTAAAAATAGTTCTTAAACCAGTAGCAATAGTTTCCGAACTTTCACGAGTCGTAGCACGAACACTAGTAAACAACGCAATAAATTCATTAAGAGCATCTTGACCTTCACTAATACCTCTACTAGAAGCGGCAAACACACCACCAACACGCTGTACAGCAGTAATAATATCTTGAGATCCAACAGCAAATTTAGCCGCAACAGCATTGATACTACCCAAAGCTCCTTCTAAATCATTTACTGAAAGATTAAATTGCCTCATTGCAGCAATAGCTCCTTCAGTTGTATTTTTCATATTATCAAAAGTTGGAGCAAGATCGGCTTTTGCTAAGGCTTGAAGTGCTAATCTAGTTTCTGTAGCTGATAAACCAGCTTGAGATAATGTTACACTAACCTCAGCTAGTTCGTTAGAACTAACACCAAAGCTACGAGAAACCTTACTAATTTCATTAGACAAGCTACCTATTTCTGATGCTGCTGCACCTGTAACCTGAGCAACCCTAACCATTTCTCTATCAAATTTAATAAACTCAGAAGTAGCATTACTAATTGCTGTAGTAAATTGATTAACAATACTAGTAACAATAGTAAATGCAGCAAATCTTTTAACAGCTAATGCTGATTGTTTGCCAAAATCTTCCATTGCGGTAGCAGCTTGTTTGACCTGTTTTTGGGTATTTTGAAAACCTTTACCGCTACTAGCTATTTGTTTATTAAGTTTAGATGTACTAGCAGCAAGTTTGCTATTACTAGCACTAACCTTTTGTGCTGCAGCGCCTAACTGTTGTAAATTAGTTTTAGCTCGCTGTGCTGCGGTATTAAGATTACCTAAATTTTTGGTAAGATTCTTAATGTCTTTAGAAGCGTTTTTGTCAACCTTAAGCTGTACATCAACAGATATCCCTTTTAGTTGTTTCTTAATATTAGAAACAACAGACTTAACATTTTTAGGGCCTTGCAGGTTAATCTGTGCGGTAAGATTAAAAGAATTAGCCATTATTTTTCAACAATCAAGTAAGTGGTATTAGTTTGTTTCTTGTTTTTTTCTTCTACGTCTAGGCTTTGGTTTTTCTGGTTCTTCTGGTTGTTCTTCTGTACTTTTTTCTTTATCTTTTAAAACTACAGGCTTACCTTTATCATCTAAAAATGGAGTAAATTCTGCAACATATTGTCCAGAAAAGTTTACTTTATTACCTTCTATATCAACAAAGTTACCTTCTTCATCAATAAATCTACCATCTTTATCGATCAATCGGCCTTTAGAGTCAACTAATCGACCTTTCTTATCTATAAAATTTAAATCTTCATCAACAAAATCGTAATCTAGTAAAAACTTATTTTCTGGTAATTTAGTCTCAAAATTCTCTTCTAAACCATATATAGCATTTGCCAACTTAAATGAACCTTCAATACCAACCCTATCGGTAGACCTATTTAAATAGTCCTCATATCCACTAAAATAAGGCTTACCACTCTCTTTATACACCACACAAACAGATACTAGATAATTAAACTTAGCATTATCAGCTTGACCTTCTGCAGTATTATTGTCTAAATTATTTTTAGTAGAAATAAGATCTTTCAAATCTGCACGAGCTTGCCTCATTTTAACCGCTATATCTTTAGCTTCTTGTAGTCCAATACCACCAGCAGCAAGAGCTTTTTCTCCATCATTTATTGTTGTTTGTAATTCTTTAAACTGCTTATCTTTTTCTTCGTCCCACAAGCCTTGACGAGTCATAATTTCATCTAAACGAGCTCTAATAATACATCCGCTAGAAATAGCATCGCTAAAAGCTCTATTATAAACTTTTTGTGCTTCTCTTTGATCTTTAAAAGACGGGTTTTTAACTTTAAAAACTACATCCTCACCATCAATTTTAGCTGTAAATTCATTATTTTCCATTTAATTATCTCCTATAGTCTTGTTTATCATTAAAAATAAATTTGTAAGAATACCTTTCTTCCCTATCAAAATAATCTTCTATATCATCTAAACCTTCTCTTAAATGATAATTTCCATGATTCAATATTTCATTTCTTAAATTTTCCCAAATATCAAGGTATTTTTGTTGCTCATTTGTCAATCTATCATCTGTATCATACGCCCACAAAAATCCTAAATTATCTTCTATTTTAGCTAAACTTCCTATCATAATAGTTTTAAATCTTGTTTCTACTTTATTTAGTAAATGTCTTTTATTTTGATGAAATCTATTATTTCGTTTACTCATTACTATTTTAATCCTTGTTCTTTAATTTTTTGTTGTTGTACTGCAGGAATATCTACCCAATCAATTTTTCCGTCTGGGTTATTTTTTAATTTTTCATTCACATAATTTTCTGTTTGTTTTATAAATCTACGATTAGCAGGATCGTTTAAGTCATATATTTCCTGTTGTTCGGCTTTTGTACCTGCCATCATATAAACTTCACCAGCATTTTTTCCCTTGCCTTCTAGACTGTCTTCTACTTGTTTAAGTTTCTTTTCTTTTTCAGCTTTCTTATTTTGATAAATTATCCATCCTTCTGTAGCCATAGGATCTAATAAAATTTCAGAATCAGGAGCTTCCGGATGTTTATATATATTGAACAATCCTCTGCTACTATTAATAGCCATTAATTGCTCATCATTCCAATCCTTAATAGGTGTCCGAATAATCCTACCATTACTAGCTGACCAATGATTGGACCAAATATCAGAACGAATCAGTTTGGGTATTTCATTATATATACGCTCTGAAATGTATTGATTTAAGTAATGCTCTACAATAAAATTATTTAATTTATATTTTTTAAAATATAACTTATTACCTATATACACCGTATTTCTAAGAAGAAATATGTTTTTCATCTTATTTATAAAGTAGTCTTTGGTATATTCTTTATAAGTATCTCTTTTTCCCAATAATTCATAAATCTGTTTATTATTATCAGATATTTTTTTTTCAAACATTTTTCTATTACCAGAATGTTTATATCCTAAATATAGAGCAACTTTTAATTGTTCTTGATCTTTATCTAATTTTTTTAATTTTTCTTCATCTTCTGGTAACCATATTTTATAAAAATTTAATATTTGAAATCTTTTTTGTTCAGAAAGAAAATCTTTAGGGTCATGAAACTTTAGTTTATCTTTTACATACATCTCATATCTTTGTGCTCTATATTTAATAGATGCATTAGGACTTATTACTTTTAATTTTTTTTTGTTAAAATAAGAATAATAATATCCATTTAAAATTCTATGAAATAAAAATTCGTTAGTCATTATATGTCTTGAGTAAAACTTAGAGCGTTTTGTGATTTAAAATTAAGAGTTGTCGTGGCATTATCTCCGTCTACACTTCCACCACCATAATCAGTACTCATCAATATTCCTGTTCCACAATCCAAAGTATATCCTCCACATAGTTTAAAGCTAAGAGGTATTCCAGTAGTATAATTAAGAATAGTATTACCACACATATGAGTAGCACTATCATTAGGATCAATATTAAATAAATCAAACTCGCCACTACTAAGTATTTCTACTGAAATATTAGTATCTACAGGAAAAACTGCATATCTAAAAGCTCCTGTAGGATTAGACAGGTTAGAGCCAAATTCGTTTATGTTTTGTATATTAAAATTAGCTTGGCAACTAACTGATTGTATACGACTTCCACTCGGAATTAAACCGCTACCAATATTAGAACTTTCTACAAGTAAATGCTGTCTTTGCATTGTTCCTGTACCACTAGCGTGCATATCTTGAAATATAGATTTATTAACTGGGCAATTATTTAATTCTTTATAGTAAGCTAAAAATCCCAGTTCCTCTGTAAAAAAGCCATCTGTACCAAAATTATAATTAACACTGTTTATACTAACACCAGTAATATAAACATTTTCAGTAGCTGTTGATTCATGTATAAAATTTTTAGTATCCTCACCTACAAATAAACAAATATAATTATTATGTTTATTAATATTTTCTAGTAAAGTACCACTATATAATGGCCCACTACCACTAGTTAAAACACGAGTCATTGTAATATTAACAACAGGATAGTTTGGTACATTTTTATGTATCGTAAGACTACCAAATTGAGGTATGTCTACTACCTGCTGAGAGGTGTTCAAAGTTATACTCTGAACACCTTCAACTGGTTTGCCATTATAGCATACTCCTTGACAGGCATAAAATACCCGTTGATTTCCCATAATAGTCCTTTAATTATATAATGATCTAAGGTAGTAAAGCTCTCTCGGGATGCTCACCACTAGACCTAATATCTAAATCATTAAAAGTAACATAGCTAAACGTTAAGTTAGAATTTCCTCCACCAGTATCACCTCCTCCAAAGGCAACGCTTGTTAGCTTAAGTTTAGTTCCAAGGTCAATAGTGTAACCACTGTTACCACCACTTGGATCACAAAGTTTAAATATACCAGTACTTTCATTCAAAGTTAGCCCACTACAAGCGCCATCTGGAACATCAACAGCAAGAGTATCAAGACCTGTTGCAATAACTTCAATATCACAACTAACTTCAAGAGGGAAGTTAACATAACGATGGAAAGTAGAAAGCCTACCAAGCTTAAACATTTCTTCACGACCAAAGTCAGCACTAATACTGATACTTTGAATATTTTCGCCATCTACTTCTGTTGGCAGTGTTGAATTAGTAGTATCAAGATTCTGTCGCCTAAACACTTTGTTGCCAATACCCGAAGCAGCTGGACTAAACTGACTTGTAGCAGCTGTACTAAGTGCTTTATCATTACCAACAAAACTACATTCTTCAGTAAAATTACCATCCGTGCTAAGATTATAGCTTACAGAACTTAAGTAAATAGGATCACAAACAATCGCATTAGTGACACTAAGAGTGTTATTTGTATCAGCACCAACACCCATAACTAGTTTTGTTCTTTTGTTAGCATTGGACACAATACCACCAGAACCTACTGCTAATTCATAAATAGTAGGATGAGCGTCTAGTGTTTTACTAATTGTAACCTCAACACTAGGATCTGTTACAACATTATCATAAAGCTCTAATTGACCAAGCTGGAAAACTTGTTCAAGATTAAAATTAGTGTTCATTGTAACGCTGTTTGCACCAGCAACAGCAATTAAACCAGTTATAGCACTATCTGCGGTGTCTGTTTGTTTATTGTATACTGGGGTAGCTAGCGATGTGTCGCCTGTTTCAAGTGCTAAAGCTACACCATGCGAAGCGTAAAATACTCTGTTATTGGCCATTTGAAGTCTCCGGTAATGTTGTGAAGATGGTATTTAATATAGATTACACCAAAAACGGTTATACAATAATAATTTCAGCTGTAAGACGAATCGTAGATTCATATAAGTCAGGATTTACGCTTTCTACCTCTGAAACCACCATATTTTTAAGTCTACATGTATTATGCAAATAAGCATTGTTTTGAACTAAGGCTGAGTAGTCTAGCCTAGAATTGTTTAAAGTTCCATCAAAATTATATGTATATACACCACTTTTAGCTACAGTATTAATATCATACATATTTAAAACTCTATCTTGTTGCAGTCTAATTATATCTGTGATATTGTTTCTATCGTAGTGATTTTGTGCAACAACATGTATTAAAACGTCTTGATCTAGAACCATAGAAAGATCTCCTAGTCTATAAGGAGATGAAAAACTTCTAGGAACAGTCTCTATAACTACTGCTGGTAATTGAACTCTATGCTTAGGGTCTACAAAAAAATCGCCTTTATCTTTTCTGTTCAAGTGATCTGTATTACTATCTGTATTATATTGTATTTCTTTCCACCACTCAGCTTCAGAGTAATCATATACCTGAACCCATTTATAACTATAATTTAAATCTATTTTAGTGTTTGTGGGTATGCCTGTATTGAAAATAACTCTACCATTTTTATAATCAAGTTTATGAGCATAAGTTCCAGCTACTGCATCTGAATAAGTTACACTGTCAATTCTAATACCAGTAATACCTATAGGGCGACTACTTGAATGAGTTCCAGTATTATAAGGAGCGCCATATGTTGAAGGTCCACCGATATTTGACTCATGAACCCAGTTTTTCCTAGCAGTTTGCCATACTTGTCCTTGTTTGTAATTTGCGTCATTTACAGGATATAATCTGTATTGTGACATTCCATGTACATTATTACCAGAAGCTTGTACATTTATAAAACCTCCAGCAGCAAGAAAACCATAATCTAAGAAAGATTTTAGATTGTATTCTAGCTGATTACTAATAAAATTAATACTTGCTCTATCACCAACATGATGAAATTTTGCATTGTATGCCATAAGTCAATACCTTTATTTTAATGATTCTTCAACAGTTCTTTCAATAATTGAAGATACACTATCTATAGATCTAGTTATCCAATTATTATTTGGATTACCAGCAAATGATGATGGAACACTCCACTTACCTTTAACATTTTTTTTCATAACCTTATTACCTGCTCTACCATTTCTTTTCCCATCAACAATTTCATACTGTTTAATAATTACTTTATCTCCTTGATTTAGTAACCAATCTAACCAAGCTAAATCTTGACCTTTTTTTGTTTTTTGGAAAGCTGCTGGCAACCTCATAACATCAGAATAATCTGATCTAATTGCATAAATAGTTATTTTACTAAAAATTTGACCGCCTTTTATAGTTGGCTTAGTATAATTTACCTCTACATTTTTCCAAACTTGTAATAATTTTTCTACTTTAGAAGCTGCATCTGGTATACCAAACTCTTCTCTTAATCTACCACTAACTAAAGACGTATACTCTGGTTGAGAAATTATTGCGCTTTCTATAATCGGTGGTAGTTTACTTTCTAAAATTTTAGCAGATTTAGCCATAGTCTTACCAACATCACTCAATAAAGCTTTTAATATTGATTGTTCAATTTGCGCGTTTGTTTCTATAATGTCTATTGATGCTTTCATGCTCCCCTCTGCCAATTCGTAAAGATATAACGGTTATCACCCAAGCTAACAAACTGTGGTTCACTTACTCTTGTAAATTCATTTTGAGCATATTGTGTAACATTTCCACCTGATGGTACAATATAGTCTGCGGTTTTAATTTGTTGATAAGTATCCAACTTTGATATAGTTTGCATATCTCCTTGAGGAACGCCAACATCTCCAAAATATAAAAAGTTTTTCTGACCAAAAACCATAGCTAAAGTAACAGTTTCTGTTTTTTGTGAATTGACAGTGCCTACACCATTACATATAGGACAAATCATACCATAACCAAAAGGATAACCACCAGTACCGTTGTATTCACCATTTGATCTACGAGCTATTGGATCCCATTCACAATTATAACACTGCGTTCCTCTTTCTTCGTATACAAAAACACACGAGCTACCTAGACCATTAGTGCTAATTAAATTATCCATAGCACTATTGTATATATCTCTAACAGAATTTAAATTAATATCCATTATGACATGAACTTTCGTAATCTAGAATAATGATCTGTTAAGTATCTAGGATCAAAATTATTACCTACAAACGGACCAAGAATAGCTTCAATACCATTAGCATTACTAATTTCATATTGCATTCTTAACTTATCATACATATAGCAAGGACCTACATCTAAAATCTCTTTATAGCCCCTTAAATTACCTCTTACATCTACTTGAGCTGCTCCTAAACCTGCTCTAATTCCTTCATTAGCTGCTTTAGTTCTAAACGTACTTTGATCTAAAAAACAAGCTGCTTTTAATGTTACAAAACCGATAAAGTCTTCATCTCTAACAGCACCACAAGGATCAGGTGAAATTGTTAAATTTGTTAAGTTTACTTCATAACTCTTAGTAAAATTAATTTCTCTATTAACATATTGTGCAGACACGACGAGAACTTGTTGCAATCTGTCATCTTCATATGTGGGTGTGTCGGACAGATCATTAATCCAAGTCCGTACGATAATTGGTAACTCTAATTGCCATGACATGCTATTTTTCTCCTAAAATGCGGTAATAATACTATTATACACCCTATCCCGAAGTATGTGTTAATATTACAATTCCGCTGTTTGTGATTGTAGAATTAGCACCAGACGATGCAATACTCACGTTTACATGTAGAGTTTCAGTTTGTCCACCCAAACCTGTATTGTTAGTTGTTTCTAACCTATACTTTGAATCGTAAGCAACACCACTGGCATTACCAGTAGAACCAGAAAGTGACCAAGTATATTCTAAATCAGTGACATTGGTTACAGGTATTGCATTATAAAATAAATCATTACCAGCAGATAAATTACTAGAACTTGGAATAAGACGAGTGCTTGTTAAATTCATATTTCCACTATTACTAGCAGACACAATAATATTACCAAAAAAGTTACTATCACTTTCACACAAATAATGAAAAGTTCCTGTGTTTCCAATACCCGGATACCATTTTAATGTACCACTTGCTATATCATTATTAAGTAATGTGTGATTTTTTGGAGGTATACCTGTAGTTGAAGATGTAGAAATAAATAATTTTTTTACAGGTGAGTTGGCTACAATATTTAAAACTAAAATATCACTATCATTAATATTTATAGTCGGATCTGATTCTGAAGCCTTACTACCATTTCTATCAGAACCAGTAAACACATAAGAAAACGCAGACTGAGTAACAGAAAAAGTATAAATGTTATCTATTATTGGTTTTTGAATATTAAGAATATTAGTCTTATTATTATTTCTACTTATCCTACCTGTTGGTACAACATCCGTACCATACAAAGCTGGGTCTGTATAGACTTTTATGCTTGTCATAATTCATAATTATCCTAAAACGTTGAAATAGCAACACGTTTCCAAGTGTTGTTTCCAATAGCTATATATAAATGAGTTTGATCAAATCTAATATCACCAACAGAACCAGCAGCACTTGCATTAGCTGGAGCTCCAGACATATTAGCTAAGATTTGCCCAGACGTAGCTATTTCTAATGAAACTTGTGATGCGTTGTATGTTAGATTAATACCACTAGCTGATTGTAATTTAGTATTAAGATTACCAGTGGTTAACACAGTACCATCTATATCAACAGTAGTAGCAGCGCCCGGCCTAACACCTAATCCTGTACCAGCAACAAATGTCGCTGTAGTAAATACAGAGTCATCTACATCAACAGTAGTAGCAGCACCCGGTCTAATGCCTAATCCTGTACCAGCAGTAAATGTACCAGTAGTAAATACAGAGTCATCTACGTTTACAGTAACAGCTCCTGTAGCTCCCCCACCATTTAAACCAGTGCCAGCAGTAACAGCCGTTATATCACCACCACCACCACCGCCACCTCCAGCACCAATAGAACTTAAAGAGTTCCAAGCTGTAGAACCATCACCTATTTTTAAAACACCAGAATCCCCAGCAAAAGCAGGTTCTCCACTAGCAAGTACTGGGTTAACGCTGAAGAAATTACGTCCTAAATCTCTTCTTAATTGAATTTGCATTTCACCATAAGTGTACGACATTTTTAACCTCTATTTGTTTTGGGGGTAATATTACATTAATATACACATATTAGACTGTTTTATATTAAATCTCTGCTAAGTCTTCTATTGTAGTAGCGTTTTTTATTGCTGTTCTTTTTGTTGCATCTTGTGAACTCAATAAAGCCCTAGCCTGACCATATTGCAACATCAAACTCGTTAGATCTGCTAGATTAAAAGCATGGGATTGTCCCGTTGTGTCTACTACAAATACAGGGTCTGTAATTCCTAAACTTGCAGCTTCTTTAGCAAGAACGAAATTCCCATTAAGCAAGGCAACATCAGAAATATCTATTCCTAAACTCCAACCGTAGGAGGTTTCCCAGCCAGCTTCTAATATTGTCTTCCACTCTTCATCTACTTCTTCTAGTTTTTCTAGCTTTGCTTTTTCTAGAGGCCAAGATCCTATAATAGAATTAACTTGATCTAGTTGCTCTTGAGTTGGATCATCTATATAGTCTATCCTGTAAGTACCATCACCGTTACCAGCAACGCCATGAATAGGTACTATGTTAGCTATTGATTTGTGTAAAATTGATAAAGTTTCTAACATAGTATATGTGTCTCCATTATCATGTAATGAAAAAGACTGGTTGATCCAGCACCGTACTGTAGAGCTTGAACATAATGGTATCCATCTGCCAAGATTTTTGCAGAAAAATACGCATGGGAATTCAAATCAGATTGGTTGCCATCTGTGGCAGCAGCATCTCCCTCAATCGGTACTGTGGCAGAGTCGTAGGCGAAAGCGACATAGCCATATCTGAAAGATGCCATTATATCGCTCCTTGTCAGCTGATCAAGACCTATAACAAATTCGTTTCTTGATGTACCAACGGTGGTTGAGTTATAATAAGCCCTCCAAGCTTGTGTAGTATATGAGTGGGTAGAAGTTGCAGATCCTAGTTTTGATGCCATTCTTCTGCGTGTTTGATTATAGTAATTCCAAACAAGACGTCTGTCTTCACTATCCTCGCACTGTCCTGTACTAGATGTTGTTCTTATAGTTCCAAGATATCTGCGTGTAGCAGCACCACTCTTAACATATACATTATCTTGAGTAGTAAGAGCTGTTGCTCTAGTAGTATCATTTGTCCAGACAACAGATTCAAGAGTTAATGTACCGCTATTGTCATAAACAAAAATATCAAAGTTTTTACCAGCAGTATACCCACTAAGAGATAATTCTAATTGATTAAATGTATGTCCCTTCCAATTACTTCCATCATATAATGCTATACGATTACCTTTGTGTGGAGTAAAGTATAATTTGGTTTTTGCTGTTTGATCAGTTGTGCTAACGGTAACTCCACTTTCTAAAGTAAGCCTACCTTCAACAGTACTTAAACTTGTATTTTGTATTTCTAAACTAGTATCAGTACTAGAATAATTTAAAGTAATTCCAGCACCAGCCTGTAACTTTGTATTTAATGTTCCTGTTGTTAATACTGTGCCATCTATATCTATATCAACAGAACCACCTAAACTAACTGCACCTCCATTAGTTAAGCCAGTGCCAGCATTGATTGTGACAGCACTGTTTGATAGTTTAGCATTCGCAATAGATCCTGCTAACTGAGCATTAGTAATTGTGCCAACAAGACTTGAAGTAGGATATCCTGTAGCATCAACTAAGTTAAATGCAGGAGTAAGATCGCTACCACCTAATGATAAACTTATACCTCCGTAATTAACCGAACTATTTGATAGTTTAGCGTTTGCAATAGATCCTGCCAACTGAGCGTTTGTAATTGTACCAACTAATAAAGATGTTTGAATTCCACTAACATTAAATTGTGTACCGTCTAATGCTAATCCTGTACCAGCAGTATAGGTAGTGCCACCACTAGTTCCTGTTGCATGAATAGTTAGAGTCTTATCACCTGTGCTGTATACTAAACTAATACCACTACCACCTTGTAGTTTAGTATTGAGTGTTCCTGTTGTTAATACTTCACCACCACTAGCAGTAATAGTACCATCAACATCTAATTTTGTTGCTGGTGCACTTGTACCAATGCCAATTCTGTCTGTACTAGCATCAAGCCTAAAGAGATTAACATCACTAGCACCTTCCATTCTAATATCTCTATCAGAACCAGCTTCATTAAATACAATTCCAACGCCTCCAGCTCCTACATCATGAATACGAATTTCTGCTTCAGCAGCATTTCCACCACCCCTTATAAAAACGCTCTCTCCATCTTTAGCACTAATGTAGGTATCAGAACCATCACTAACCATCATATAATCATTACTACCTGACATGTCAGTATGTTTTATACCAGCATAACCAGCATTACCACTTAAAGCACAATCCCCAAGCATAAGACCACTACCAGACGGATCAGCCAATCTGATACATTGACCATCAGGATAGGTAACATCTAATTTATGTGTAGGAGAGCTATTACCAATCCCAACACTATCTTCACTGGCATCAACAAAAAACACATAATCATTAGAATCTCCATCAATTCTAAAATCTATATTATTATTATATACATTAAACCAATTACTGGTATATCCAAAAAGAGTACGATTTTGTCCATTTGTATTAATATCAACTTGTTGTTGAAGATGGGTTGTATCAAGCCCACCGGGAGAGGTCATTGACAAAACCTGTGTTCCGTCAATATTGAATTGAATTCTATCAGCAGCAGCAACACCGCTTGCATTATCAACACTAATATGTAAATCGCTGTTACTCAAAGCAATTCTTGCATAATCTGTATTTCCTGAGACAAAAACCAATTGTCCATCAAGATCAATATCGCCAGTCAAATGTATATTGCCTTGACCAAATATATTTTTATTATTTAAATCTAAATGACCGCCAAGTTGAGGACTGGTATCTTCTAAAACACTACCTATACCACTACCTCCACCTGCACCAGTAGCCACAGCAACAGCAACACCGGTAACATGTCCATTACTATCCAAGAATAAATCTTGTATAAAAATATTACCAGAATTATCAATACTCGAAGCCGCACTGATATTTGGATGTGCTGTAAGATATCCTGTGTCATTATTTAGAAAACTAATATTATCTCCGCTATGAATAATCCCATTTAAAACTCCTGTTACGCTACCACTATTCCTTGATAGAACCAAAGAATGAGTTCCAGAATTATATGTAATTCCTGTAACAAAAGTATTCAGTCCTGTCTCAGTATAACCTGTTATATATCCAACATTATTATTAAGGACACTAATATTATCTCCGGTTTGTACCACACTGCTGTCTATATTAAATTGTGTACCTACTAAAACCAATCCTGTCCCATCAGTATATTCTGTGTTTGTATCTACTCCAGTTTCTGTAGCTGTAGTTACTCCTGTAATATGACCAAATTCATCTACTCTAATATCCTGAACATAAGTACGACCGCTACTATCGACACCTGTAGCGTTACTAATAGCTATATGAGAGCCACTGATGGCGTATGGGACGTTGTTATTTAAAAGACTAATATTGTTTCCACTTACTAAATAACCAGCGTCATTTGTTAAAACACTAACATTATCCCCACTATGTATAACATTAGACAAAACCCCTGTTACAGTTCCAGAATGAGTAGACAATACTAGATTATGATTAGTAGAATTATAACTAACCCCTGTGACAAAAGCATCTGTAGATGAAGAGGCAACTCCTGAGACAAATTCTAATGCAGAGCCTCCTGAATTAACAGCAACAAATTTGGAGCCCTGACCGCTAAAACTAGATGGAGTATCAGTCAGATTTAAGAAAGTAGAAGAACCACCGCCAATTCCAGTACCAGTAGCATAGGCAGCAGCTAGACCAGTTACATGTCCATATTGGTCTAATAAAACATCTTGAATAAATAAACTACCCGCATTGTTTACGGAAGATGCTGCAGAGATAGTTGGATGACTTACTACAAAATCTGAACTTACAGTCAAATTAATCTCGTTTGCTTTTTCTATAGTTAAAGAAGAAGCATCTGCGTCACTATCTACTGATGTAGTGATTTCTATTATATTTTTATTGGCTTCTGCTGTTCCGTCCGTACCTTGTTGTATTTCTAAAAAAAACTTATCTTGAGATGAAGTTGCATTAAAACTGTCTGCTGTGCTGGTGTTTACATCAAGTATATACTTTTCGGAATCTGAAACCTCTACTGTGAATGTTGCCATATTATAATCAACATGATAAAAGTGTGCTCGATTTACTATTTCTCTTTAAAAGGGTAACAGTCCCATATAAAATCCTTATAACATATTTACCACCACCAGTGTAATGATCAACATTAGACTCAAGCTCAAAATCATATTTAGCATTATTAAAGTCATAAGCATTTGTTACAGAAGCTGGTAGTTCAAACTTTACTGTTCCAGAAGCATCATTAACAACGGTTACTTTATACAGAGATGCATCTGAATTTGTAGAACTAAAAGTTTGGGTAGTATTAGTGTTTGTTTTCCAAATTATTCTAGCGCACCAATTTCTAATATCCACAGGATTATTATTGGCATCTTTATAAACAACTGTCATCCTAAAAGAAGAACCTTGTTCTATATTAAAATCATATAAGCTGGCTGCCATATTTAATCTCCTAAGTAAAGCCATTAAGCTACTAATATATACACAATATCATAAAAAAAGGGCTAGCAAACGCCAGCCCTTTTCTACTAGACAGTAGTTGTCAGACAATTAAAGAGAACCGAGCAATACTCTGCGGTTGTCGAGCACAGCAAAACCCTGTTCTGCCCAACCGTAGAAACCAGCTCTTTTCTGTCTGTGAAGTGAATCGTCTTCAAAGATCTGAACTTCTTGACGAATTGGCATCACAAAAGAGTCTCTCTTACGCAAATCAAGACCCACAACAATCTCAGTGTTATGGCCTGCTGGCTGTGTACCAGAGAGTGAGCTAGTGTAGAAAGTCTGGTATTCCTGACCTTCGCCTAGTTCGTCGATATCGTGAAGGTTGATACCGAACACTCTGTTAACACTACCATCAGCAGCGGTATAGATCTCACGACGAGTAACCTCATCGACTTGATCAACGCCCCAGTTACGAATGTCTTCCATAGCTTCTGGAGAAACATAAAGGTCTGTTAGGGCACCTCTGTTATTTGAGGTTGAGTTACCACCACCGTTACGACGCATAACAGTTTTCATCAAGCTTACCAAACGCTTGCTGAACTGACCATTAGCAGCATCATCATCAAAGACAACGATGTTACGGTCTACACCAGCTGCTAAAATGGTGTGCCAGCCATCGTCATTCATCTTCTTCGTGAACTGAGATTCGAGAACCTCCATTGCACGACCTACAACGTCCCAGCGAGCATCTCTGGCATACTTCAGAAGATAGTCGATGCTAGCACCAATGTCATAGGTTGGAACCATGACATAGTCGCCTTCGACATGACGTTCTGGAATATATCCATGATTAGGGATCGTGTAAGCAACAAAGTCAGACTCTGTGCCAGGTGCTAGAAAATCCAATGGAAATTCTGGTACAGCACTATCGGCTAATCTAACTGGTTCGAAAATACCATCTAAGATATCCCCACTAAGGACACCCTGTCGTAATGGTAACTCTAAGGCTTTAGCGAACTGAGAGCTAGCCTCTAATGACTGAGTCTTTTCTGCGGAACCAGAGCGCATCAAAAGATCAGTTAATTCTTGACTAGGCTCAAATTTTTCTGATTTTACTGACATTTTTATTCTCCCATTAATTAAATGTTGACTGAAACTTTAGCGTAACCATCGGAATCTTTTGCACTCAGGAACTGCCCAACTGCTAATGCACCACTCAACTGAGTAGCACTAATATTACCACCACTATGCAAGTAAGCTGTTTGACCAGCTGCTGGCGTACCATTTAGGTTGTTAGTAACAACCTGGCCTTTTCGAAGGACTGCAACTTTGCCACCCTTCTGGATTTCGTCTTTGTGAAAGTTGATGTGCTGTCTTGTAAGATCAAGATCAACAACATCATTCAATAAGACACCGACTGGATAAGCACCACTAGGGTTACTTGTATATGCTACAACAGCATTAGCGTCGTCCATTGCAGCGCCAACACCAGTGGATGCAGTCGAAACTGATACCACACCGCCTCTTGTTGCAGTCGTACTCATGAAAAAAGAGACGTCACTTAATAATTCGATACGATCAGGTTTTAGAGCCATTTTTATTCTCCCTTATTTAGTTTTTTACCGAGTCTAGAGTAAACAAATTCAATTAAAGCTGCACTAGTTGTATTCATTTCTGAATCATCTTCACCGCCAACAGTAAGATCTAGAGCTTCAGTCTCTTCAACCTCTTCTAAAATCTCTTCTGCTGTATCAAAATCTTCAGCTTTGCTTTCTTCTTCTTTCTTCTTCTTTTCTAAAGCTTCCTTCAATGCTGGTGGCATCTTACCTGCCTCAGCTTCTTTTTCCTTATCTTCATCATGCTTCTTAGCTTTTTCTTTGTCCTCATCATGCATTTTTGCCATCTTCTTCTTGTAAACAGCAACAACAGCATCAAAGGCGTCATCGTCAAGAGCATCATAAGCTGCTAAGGATTCTTCAATTTCGCTATCTTCAAAACCACACTCTGCTAAAGAAGCCATTCTCTTCTTCATCTGTTGGTCTTTCATGAGAGCTGCATATTTCTTAGTCATGTCTGCTAAGGATTCCTTATCTTTCTTCATTTCGTTCTTAAGCTTCATCATTTCAGCTTCAGCTTCATCAAGCTTCTTCTTCAGTTCAGCTTTAACTTCGTCTTCTTTATGCATTTTTGCCTCGGATTCTTGTTGACTTTCAACTTCCTCCTGTGAGGCTTCAACTTGCTCTGTTTCTGTTACTTCAACTGCTTCTTCTGTAGCATTTTCAGTTGCAACAGCCTCTACAGCAGTTTCAGCTTCAGTTTCAGTTTCAGAAGCAACTACTAATTCTTCTTTTGTTTCGGTTTCTAACTCTTCTTTGCTCATTATACAAGCCTCCACAGTATTATGGGTTTCTACGTATTCTAGTGATACACCTTTATTTTCTAAATCTTCATTTTTTAAATCTTCTTTTTTTAAGTCATCAAATTTTTCTATCTTATCTTTTAAAATAACACTATTAACATTGGCAGGCTTATCAACATAACCCTTACCACTAAAAGTGATATTTCTTAATACTCTACCAATTTTATAATCATCCTTCTCCCCAGTACCACCATATGCCCTTAAATATTTAGTTAAATATGCGCTAGCATTATCTCTAGGTACTACTTTATAAGATCCATCAACCTTATTAATCAGGCCGTAATCAAAATTATTAAAATAACATTCCATGCTGACATATTTGGTACCATCCTCAATAGAAGCTATTAGATCCCTAGTTCTTTCTTTTAGTTCTGGATCTGTATAAGCCTTATAGATTACAGCACCTGTTAAAATATGAAAATTTTCAGGAAGATTATCTACAGGAGTTTCTTTGTCTATTAACATACCCTCATTTGTAATAGGGTAGTTAGAAATAATATGTCCTACAATAGTATGTTCATCATGATTAAGATTTGTAGGTTTATGTTCGGGTGTTTCTTTAGCTTTCCAGATTTCATCAGGCTGGAAAATATCGTCATTTTTATTCCAGTTAGAAGTAACCAAAATAGATTGCACGTAATACATATCAGCATCCTGCACAGAAGCAAGTGCCTTCATTTGCGTAGAAACAGATTCTACATGTAATGGTTCAACAGCAGAAGCAAAAGACACACTTTTGTCATTAGCAACTGCCATTCCAATACCGTCATCATATTCTTGTTGAAATACTCTCATTTTTTACCTCCAGAATCAACCATACACCATAGAATAAAAATAAGATTTTAATTGCTTATGGTCATCTGTAGTTAAGTCTTTATTTACAGTAGATTTTACTTGTTTGATGAAATTACCATATTGTGATACAGCATTAGATTTCTGAGAAACTGCAATCTTGTTCTTGACTAGTTCTTCAGTTAAAATTTCAGAAGGACTAATAGAAAACAATACCGAAGTTTTAACTTTATCTGTTTCGTTATATTCTGCTTGAGATAAACTCCTCATATTCTTTTTATTAAAATATTCTAAAAATACAGGATTTACTATATCAGCAATCTTTTCCTGTAGCCCCAAGCTATGCATCATTAGGGAAGCACCAGTTTGAGGGGCAAATTCTTTTTCTTTTCTTTTTTCAGAATCTTTAGAATTACGAGGTCTGCCTTCTCCGGGAGCTCCTTTATCTTTAGTTTTAGGAGCAAACTTGTTTTTTAGCTCTAATAATGTTTCTTCTGTATCTAGCTTATCATTTAGAGGAAGACCTACTTGATTAGGAGTAGCGATACCTAACTGTAAAGCGACTCTCTTCAAATTGTCATTAGTTGATGTATATGGACCAAGCTTGTCAGTCATTCTGCTTGAACTTCTTGCCTTGTCTTCTCGATTAATTCTAACGTTTTCTAGATCAGGATCAGCACCAAATCTCTTCTGTACAAACTCATTGGATATAATATTTCTATCAGCTAATTGTATGATAAGAGCTTTTTCTGCTTCCTCATTACTCAAGTCCATTCTATCAAATTCTATTTTTGCAGAGTATCTGAAACCCATGGCTTTTTGTATCATGTCTAGCTCTGCCTGCCAAAATTTTTGCAATACATCTCTGCCATACTGTAGTCTCTGAGTAAGAGTTTTCAAGCTAATAAAATTGTTCGTAGTTCCTGCTGCTCCGTAAGTTCCGGTAAGCGTAGGAGGAATTCCCAAACCTGCATAAACATTGTTAAGATGTGGTGTATACTTAGCTTCACCTAAGAATTGATGAACATTTGTATTAGATTCTAGAAGCTCTATATCTGGACCCCATACAACATCCATCGTGCCTCCACCAACGTTATTTTGTAAAATAGATGCTAATTTAGAAGCAGCAGCTTTCGTAGGAGCAATCTTGTGATCTAAATTTCCTAATTTGAAGATTCTAATATTGGATATAGCCCCATCTAAAGCCGCCATGTCTGCAAGTTTAAGTTTTTCCAAAACGGTAATATCGTCCATAATTGAATAAATCATTGGATAAGCCCAAGTCTGCCAATCATCTTTTTTGTAATGATTAACAATAATTTTATTTGGGTCAAGGTAATAAGGCTTACGAGTCTTGGCTGCTTCAATAACTTCTGGTGGCAGTTTTGCTACCATAAATTTTTCAGCATCATTCTTGGGAGAATTAATAATCTTTCTAAGGTGTGCTGGCAACTTCAACCCATAAGCCTTTTTACCACCCACAAAAGAAGCTAACGGCCCTGCTGCAATTTCAATGTAGACAGGGTCGATAAACGTGTATTTCCAAGGGATTTCTTTTTTGCCCAATGCTAAAGTCTCATTCCTAACATCCGTATCTGAAAAATCTGCTGCGTTGGCTTTATACATGTTTTGGATAGACTTATTAGAAAGTTTGGCTGTTTGTCTGCTTACGACAATATTGCCAGAACGATATAGATTATTTAAAAATCTTTCGCTTCTATCCTTTCCATTTGCTTTTTTAAACCAATTTCTATAAAATCTTTCTATTCTTTTATTTGGATGAGAGACCGTAATACCTTGACTAGCAAAGTCTCCCATAAGATCGATTACATTTTTAACTAAACCTACTCTTTGATATATGTCATCTGCTCTACGGAGTATTGCTTTGATTTCCTCTGGAACAGATTCTTGAGGTCTAAAATAATCATAGTCAGATCTAGATAATCCAGGCTTACCAGAAATATTAGGCAACACATTGGAAAAATCTGTCCTATTTGTCATCCTTCCAGCGCCTGCTTTGGCGTGTTGAATACCAGTATATTCCTCTAAAGAACCAGCAGCAGCATCTAAAGCTTCTTTCTTGCTCTCTTCACTGTCTCCCCAGAAACAGAAAGCTTCGTCAGGTTTGTTTGTTTTGTCTTTCATATGTTTTTTTCTAATAGAATTGCAATAGTATTGTTATATTTTAGATACACCTTATTTATTGATTCCCCGATAAATATCATCATTTGCACTGTTGGTAAACCATTCTGGACCTTCGTACATTTCATCATTATTAGGTTTTACAATGTCTCTAGTTGATCCACCTATTACATTATACTTAATATCTTCTAGCTGTAAATCTAGTTTTCTAGCTATCATATTAGATATTAATAATGAACTATACCTATCTTTTCTTAACTTGCCCTTCTTACCATGAGCACCTTTAGTATCAGGAGTATCCCATTTATCTCTAGCATAAGCTCCTGTGCTAGTCTGACTCATGACTATAGTAGTCAACTCATTTTTTAGTTCTTCAATCTCTACAATGCATTCACTTAAACTGTCATATAAAGGATTCAGATCTGCTTCCAGAATATTTTTACCCTCATTTTCTAAAGCAAGGCCTATGCTGAGAGAATCGAATCTAGGAAAAATTAACTTCTTATCTTCTAAATCCTTTCTTAAACCATGATTAGCCTGAGAAACCCAATCTGCCTTTGCAAATTGTACTAGCTCTAAAATATGTAAGCCTACTTGATTATCTGTTGGTTTGCTTTTATCATAATCAATAATTGGCCATATCAACTCTTCTCCGTCTTGCAAGTTTTTTGGATCATGTAATGCTTCCTCAATAGCTACCCCTCCTCCTTGAGCATCCACACCAATAATTTTGACATTATAACTTTTCATTAAGTTTCTAATTTTTCTTGCACAGAAACTATAGAAATCATGATCGTCTACTAATCCTGTTTTTTGTCTGTCTCTAAAATTACCTCTATTCGTTGTCCAACAATATACTAGTCTACGATGGTCTTTATTAAGCTCTATCACGGTAATACTAAAATTATCTTTTTCACTAGCCGGATCGACCCCAATAATGTATTCCTTATTAGGATCTCCCTTAATGCTAGGGTCAAAAGATATGACTCCGTCTATTCCTTGAATTGGTTTTTTATCTGAACAAGTACAAGATTCAATTAGACTTCTTTTAAAGAAACCCTCGCTGTCACTTGTGAAACATGCTGCGTACTCCATTTGATAGATACCGCTGTGTATAGTAGCTTTAGCTCGGGCTACTTGTTTATCGTCCATGAATCCTTTGGGTATAAGTTCATAAGGAATTCTGATAACACTGTAATCTCTCCAATTGAAATTTTCTGGAACTGGTCCACCAAATATATCTTCTAGAATTTGTGGATCTCCCTCACTCTCAACTATTTTTTTATACCTACGCCAATACTGTGCAAAATGTTTAAAACTATAATCAGCAGTTCCACTAATAATAGCCTGATTACTTTTCTTCACCATCAACTCATCCATTTCAGGAGTCCAAATACCAGCTTCCTTCATAGCTTTCTTCTTAGCTTCTGCTTTAACGTTTTGAATAGGACTAGCACTAACAGCAGCAAAACCAGAAACAACAGTCTCGTAGATATCTGGACTAATAGACGCAAATTCGTCAGCTATAATAATATGAGCACGTAGACCTCTAATCTTATCTCCTGTTCCTAATGGAATAGCGACCGCCCAGCTTTCTCCCAATCTCATAGTACAACGATCTACATCTCGTCTTGGCCCATCACTAGCAGCCCCAAAAATACTTCTTAGGATATCACTATTACGCCACAAATTTTCCATATACTCAAATATAATTTTACTCTGCCTAAATGCACTACCCACAATAACAATCTTGCTACCAGGAACAAACATACATTTTAACATAGCATACATAGCCAGTATAAAAGATTTACCAAAACCACGACTAGCTATAAACATAGGAAATGGTCTCTGCCAAAATTCTTGTAAGATAGCAATCTGTATAGGATGTAGTTCTATTCCAAATAGTGACCTAACAGTAAATCCAAAATATTTAGGATCTGTCATAATTTTTAATAAGTGAGCGTCAGGATGTTCAATATCATATTTACTTCGACCGATCATACAATTATGGTCGATAGATATATTGCTAGTATCTCCTAGACCTAGCCACGCTTCTTCAAATTTTTTAGGTTCTATTGTGTTTTTCATTTACTCGCTTCATGATACTAATGGCAATAGCTTGTGCATTTTCTCTATTACCACAAAAATGTGTGTGTATACCATATATTGTGTTTATTTCGGTTATATATTTTAGCAGGAATAAGGGAGATATACGAAGGTTTTTCCATAAACGTTGAGGGATTCCACTATTATGTGGGAAGTTTAATATATCATGTAGATCAAATTCAAATAGTATATGGGGATGGGGAAATCCTGCCATACGATCTAAGACGTCTTTAAACCTCTTTTCGGTAATATTATTACTAACTTCATTTACGCTACTTTTTCGTTCTATACATACCAAGTGTTCTAGTCCTTCTATACTATAATCTCCAGTATCTAATTTAGCTTTAGTTATATTAAAACTATCATTAAAGTCCCAAGGTTTTTGTTCCCTGGTATCTACTACTATATTGAAATATTTATTTTTCATTGTTCTTGCTGGCTACTATCTTAAAAAATAAGGGAGCATAGCCATCTTCATTTCCGTGGATAAATTTATGGTGTCTACTGCAGAGGGTGATTCCATTATTAATATTAAATCTTAACGTAGGATAATCACTCCATCTTTTTATATGGTGTGCGTTTAATCGTCTTCTTATATTACATTTGGGCCATTGACAACAATATTTGTCTCTCTTATATACTTCGTTCCTCCATTTTTTATAATTCTCATCAACTGGTCGATTCATCTTGTTCTACGCTTTCAGGAGTAAGGAAAGGACTGTCTGCTGTTTTATCTTGGTATACATGAATAGTCTCTAATTCTTTTAAATGTTTATTTACACTCATACTCATGATTTCCATTTGTCTTCCTTCGCTCTCCCTAATCTTCTCATCTTCTAGCATCCGTAGTAATCCTGTCCAGCTACTCTTGCCATCTTCGATTCTTTTGATTCTCTGTTCTCTAGTGGCTTTAAGGTCTTTACTTATTTTTTGTTGTTCAGCCAATAGTTTAGTATATTCATTTGTATAGCTGGTTATGCTATTACGGGCAAATGATAGTTGGGTTTCTAAATTAGTAAGATAAGCATTATCACGGCTTTCTTCAGGTTTTAAATATTCATCGTCTACCATTTTTTGAATACGTTCGGTATCTGTAATATGTCTCTTACGTTCTTTCATACTACGATTAATAAGAATGTCGATGGTGATAAATTGTTTGATTTGTAATTCTTCAGCAGGAAGTACGTCTTCTCTAAATTGTTTTATAAGACCTACCCATGTATTTTCAAAATATTCTAACTCTCCACTGTCCTTATCGAATTGACGTTCTATTTCGCTCCAGAAAGTTTTTTTATGTAATTTATGTTTGAGATAGTCGGTATCATCATCAGGATCATCAGGGACCATTAAATGATTATCATTAATATATCGTTTTACGGGAGCAGGGTTACGATTTAAAAATTCTGCTATCTCTTCTATGGTACTAGTATTAAAATTGTCTTTGATATACTGTTGTTCTTCCAGACTAAGCTGGCCTCTTTTTCTACTCATGATTTAAAATCTCTTGTATGTTTTGCAGAAGAAGATTGCTATATTTTTTCGGGATTTTTTGTCCATATAAAAACATAAGATAATATTTACGTAAGGATACTTTAATCTTGGGGTCTATTTGTTTGATGATTTCTTTATTAGATATACCTTCTAGGAGATCTTTTTGTTTGCTCTGTATGGATTCTGCTTTTTCAGTGTGGGATATTTGCATCAAATTTTTCTTATTGTTATTTTTAATGTACCAACTATTATAAAGAGTGCAATTTACTTTGCAACTATATAATAAACACTGGCTGCGACTCTGGGTATAATCTTTGTCATAGTGTTCGCAAGTGTTACAAGGTTTATCTGGCCTTTGGTATTTGTCTCTTTTAAAATTAAAAAGACGATTACGAATGTGGGTCCATAAGAAATTCTCTAGTGGTTTGCTGGGGTCATAGTTTTCTAATCCTTGCAAGGCAAAAATGTATGCCTGTTGTTTCATGTCCTCTATGTCGTGGTATCCGAATCTGAATTTATGTAAAAGCTTATAGCAGATCTTGTCTATTGTCTCAAGAAAGTGTTTCTCTGTCACTTTGTTGAGGATCATCTTTTCCTTGGTTTTCTGTTTCTGTTTCATTTAATAATAGCTCCGCGATGCTCATGCCATCTGGCAGAGACAACTCTTCCTGTGTTGGTTGATTCTCTGGGTTTCCTGTCACAGACAGGGACGAAGATGCAAAAATATGTTTCATGGCTATAAAGTACCTAATAGTATTGTAATGGTATTATTTCTATAATAGAAACTATACACCAATAGTCAAGGAAGAATCATAATGTTAATCCTTATAGTTTAGGTATTACATATTGATTTTATGGTGGCAATTTTGTCTATACCCCCCGCGACGGTTACCCCCTACGCCGTGGGGGTCTGTCAAAACAGAAAAACCCCCCTATGGGGTGGTGGTAGTATGTACAGCGTATCTGGTAAAATTTTATGATCGTTTGGCATGGTATTATATTGCAGAAAAATAAATTTTGTTCTCGTTTGGCATGAAACTATATTTGGATTTTCTCAAGATTTCTCTTGCAATCGACGATAATGTATGTATAATCGGGATATGGAAAACAAGATTACTAAAAAAAAGGAAACTAAAATGCAAAATAATAATTTTGAAATTTGCTACACTTCAGATTGCTGCGGTGCTTATGTTCACTCCGATGCTGAAATTTGCCCTACCTGTTTAGAGCATTGTGAAGTGATTGAGGATTGCACGGTTTATGATGATTCGGAAGCAGTAGCTTTTCAGTCACAACTAGATTTTTATGGGGCGGGCTAAACTCCCGCTTGCAATTTGTCGATAATTATTTTAGACTCTAATAATCACACCAACACAGGAACCCTAAAATGTTTTCAACTCTCGACCTTCAGATCGCAAAAAACAAGTTAGCACAGTCCCGCAACGGTTGCCGATACAGTCTACAAAATAACGAACTGAGCTACGAACTGTATACCATGTCGTCACATGATCAGGGTGTCGCATGTGAATTGATGGTAATTGACCACATGAAAAAATTCGGTGTCGATGTCGAGCATACTGGCGGCCATACAAGTCACGACATATCGCTGTACGTTGGCGGATGCCACAAAAAAGCCGAAGTCAAATCAGCAGTATTCGGAATAACAAACAATCAATTTTATTTTCGCGGCATCAAAAAAGATCGTTTCGACATTCTGTTTCTATGCTTCATTCATCCAGAGCGTGGCGTTATAGTCAAAACAGTTTCACACCGCGACATTATGGAGGCTTGCAAGAACAAAAAATACAAGATCGATAAGACTGGACGTGAACACGGTTATGATATATACTTCAATGAGTCAATGACACGCAAGGACATGCTAACAGTAGAATGGAATCCAGAACAAACAAGAATGGAGGTGACAGTATGAGTCACAATAATTGTGTTATGCCAGAAGTCAGAAAAAATGTTTGGGTAGTCTATGACCTGGACGGTCGCAAGATAGGAGAAGTGGCGGCCATGTCAGAATCAGAGGCGAGAATAAAGGTTAGTCAACACGTTATGATACCGTTCAAACTTTCACATATTGAGGAGTAGTAAATTGAAAACTTGCAAAGTAAATCCACTGAAACTAAATGAGACACGATTCCTAGCAGACGTTCACAATAAGGAGGGACGATATGTTAAACGCTACTTTTTTAGCAACGGACTTGGCGCTAGTGTCGTCTGTCATGATGGTAGCTATGGTGGTCATTCAGGCTTTTTTGAGTTGGCGGTTATGAAGTATAAGCTCGGGACAGACCCGGAACTAACAAGCAAGATTATTTACGACACACAAATAAATAAAGATCTTGGCTGCGTAGATGTTCTTGCATGGCTTGACTT